ACTGCAAGCTAACCGGATACTGCGCCGACGAAGACGCCATTGACGGGTTCAGGCTCGCGTTCATCCGGCAGCGCGAGCGCGATATCAACAAGCTGATGGAGTCGGCTTTCCGATTCTGGCTGAAGGCGTGTCAATCGGACTGCGAAGACTTCTACAGCGATGAGCAATTCGCCGAACACTCCGACGCGAACAACTGGGAATACTACGAAGACGGCGAACTGCACGGCGTCGCGCCGGCATAGGTCCGCACAACAGCGCGCCTGTTCCGCCGTCGCGATGCGGGCGCGCGATTGTCTGGACCTGGAAACACTTACGGCCGCATAGTCGGCAGGAAAGGCGGTTTGTCATGGGATTAGATATGTATCTGGAAGCGGAGAAGTACTTGAGCGGCTGGAGCCACGCCAAGCCAGCGGAGAAGAAACTTCAAGCCGACGTGCTACGCGCCGCCGGGCTGTCTGGCTTCCGATGCGATGACTCGCCGAGCGCATCGCTTGAGGTCACGGTTGCGTACTGGCGCAAGGCCAGCGCGATACACCGATGGTTCGTGGAGAAGGTCCAAGAGGGGCGCGACGAGTGCCAGAAGTCGGAGGTTGATCGTGACCAGCTTCGCGAGCTGGTGAACGATTGCCGCGCGGTCCTGGATTCGGTGGAGACCATTGAGGGCGATATCGACACCGGCAGGACGTACTACCCGGACGGGCGCGTTGAACAGCACACAAAACGCGGCGAGGTTGTCGCGCAGGTTGGAATTGCGGCAGCGAAGATGCCGACACAAGCGGGGTTCTTTTTCGGGAGTACCGATTACGACGAATACTACCTGCAGGATTTGCGGGATACGGTCGAGCAAATCGAAACGATCCTGAGCGACGCGCGGTTTGAGGGGTGGACATTCAGCTATCACGCGAGCTGGTAAGCCAAAGACAAAACACCTAACGGCCGCCAATGTGCGGCAGGGAGCCAACAATGTTCCGAGTTATCGTCAATCGCGCCGCCTTTGCTGCGGCACTTCAGCTTGTCGCCGCGACAGCGCCGAAGCGCTCGCCAAAGCCGATACTGCTTTGCGTCAAACTGGAGTCGGGGGAACACAACGTTTTCAAGATCGGCGCGACGGATCTTGAAAGCGCGGTATCCATAACCGCCGCGCTTGTGCAAGTCGAATCGGCCGGCGCCGTGCTTGTGGACTTCGCGGCGCTGCAAAAGATCGTCAAGGCCGACGAGTCGGCTACGCTGTCGATGGAGCAAACCGCCGACGCCAGGGCCGCCGACGGCGAGGAACCGTCGCGCTATCTGGTCATTCGCGACGACGATTGCACCTACAAGCTATTCGCCGATCACAAAGTCGAGGACTTCCCGCCGATACCGGAAATTGCCACGGTGCGCGACGTGCCGCTGACGCCGACTTTCGTTATCCCGGCGAACACGCTGCGGACGATGCTGGAGCAAACCGAGTTTTGCCGCGCCAAAGAGGCGACGCGCTACAGCATGAACGGCGTCTTGATCCGCAACAATGGACGTACCGATATCGTCGCGACCGATGGCCGCCGCTTGGCCGCCGCGATGACCCGCATTGCCGGGATCGACAGCGCGGACCGCAAGCGAATCGTGCCGGGCGCCGCGATTGACGCGCTCTGCAAGGCGCTGAAGGCGTCTTACGAGCAAAACCCGCCGGTATCGGTCTGGTTCATCGACCCGCCGAAAGATGAGAAGGGCAATATCACAACCAGCGCCGACGACGCCGGGCAAGTGGTGTTCAGCTTCGACGACGGCGAACCCGCCGCTTGCCGATGGCGCGGACATTAAGCACATCCTGCACGCGCTGACGATGCTCAAGCCGAACGGTGGCCGATGCGTCGCGATCTGCGCCAACGGGCCACGACAGCGCGAGGAACTGAAACCGATGGCGACGGAGTGGATTGACCTGGAGCCTGGGAGTTTCGCGGCATCAGGCACCAACGTAAACGCCGCAATCGCGGTGTTCGAGCCGACGGAAGAGTACGAAGGAATCGACTATCCGAGCCAGAAATTCTAACGGCCGCGAGAGCGGCAGAGAGTGACGGTGTGAGATGCCAGAGAAGAAACTGTACAGCGTTCAATGTGCCTTTGATTGCCCGGCGTATTTCCGCGTCGAGATCGAGGCCGCGACGCCGGAAGAGGCAATCGAGATCGCCAAAGCGCAATGCGCCGACGGCAGCATCGACGCGAACGACTGGAGCTACGAGCCGGAACTTGGCGACAGCTACCGCGTTGTCGATGAAGCTGGCGACGTCGAAGAGGTCGAGATCGTGGAAATGCCGAATGGCGCGACCGCGCATCTGCGGGGCGGGAAAGGCGGTGCGCCGTGACAACTGTGACAGCCGCACAACCAGACACGGAGAAGATGAGATTTTCCGTGCGCACTCACGAACAAGCCTACGGCGACGGCGCGAGATTTCACGAATACCGAATCGTGATGCGTCTTGGCGGTCGCGTTGTTGGCATCGACGATGGGCCGCGCAGAACCCACAAGAGCCGTGAAGATGCAAGGCAGGTGGGTCGTGCGCGGATTCTAGAGCTTCGGCAGCATCAGCTTTACGCCATCGAGGTCACGAAGAAAGACATCGAGATCGGCGAGGCGCGTTCCTGTCAATCGTGCGCGATCGCACAGGCGCTGTGGCGGAATCAGGAGCGGATGGGGCTATCGAAATACGAATGGGATTTCCGCGTCGAGCCGTATGGATTCATGGTTGATGTGGACGGGATCGTGCTTTCCAAGCTGCACGATTGTCATGCGCCGCGCCTTGCGACCGGAGAGAATGCAATGCCGGATTTGGTAAGCGAGGGGCAGCGCGGCATCTGGGTTGAATCGATGATGGAATGGTCGATGAACTGGGACGAATGGGCGGACAGCCGCGTAATGAGCATCGAAGAATGGCGGGAGGAACACGGTTACCACGATGGGGAGAGACCATATCGGCCGTCGCCGTGTTCATTCGTTCTGGACATGCAAGCGCTTCGGGAGACCCAATGAGCGCCGCCGATCTCCGATCTCTCCGCGCCGAAGTCGTCGCGCTGCTGCTGGCGGGCAAGTCGGACCAGCACATCCTGGAATGGCTGCCGGAATGCCGAGACCCGCTAACCCTGCTGGCGCTGCTGCGGATAGTGACGGCCGAGTTGGAAGAGCGCAACGCATATACCAAGGAACGGGAGCCGCGAGGCGACGTGAAGCAGTGGGGGAAACGTGAACGGTTCAGGAACAACAACCGCGCCGATGCGAGCGAGTAAGATGACGGTCATGGCAAAATCACAGCAGAAGCATCTTGAAGTCCTCCGTCAGCGGCGGAAGTTCCTGGCCGACAAGATCCAAGAACGAAAGGCGCGGCGCGAACAGGTCAGCTACGAATACGCCGAACTGTCGGCGCTGGCATGGGCGCTGCCGATCCTGGAAGCAAGCTGCGGGAAGCCGCAGGAAAGGGATGCGAATCATGGAACCGACGAAGACGAGCCAAACGGAAACCGCTGATCCGGCGAAAGGATCGCACACGCCGGCGCCGTGGCATCTTTCCAGCAGCGGGAATTTCGTCCGCAAGCTGGTGCCGACGCTGGGCGACGGTCCCAGAGACTTCAATATCTGTCAGGTGTCCGCGACGCTGGACCCGGCAGAGAAGGCCGCGAACGCCAAGTTAATCGTATCCGCGCCGAACCTGCTGAATACGCTGAAGCAAATCGCCGCCGTGGAGATACGGCCGCACGACAGGGAATCTTGGCTTGGCCTCATACTGGTCGCCTGTCGCAACGCCGCCGCTATCGCCGTCAACGACGCAGAATAAGGGAGTCAATCATGCGAACAGCAAAGATCAAATCGGCGCGACGACTGGCGAGTAACCAAGTCGCGCTGCGCCGCCGGATCGAGACCGCCGCCGATGCCGAACTGGACCGGCTGCTGGATGCGATCACGACGGCGCCGGAGCTGATGGAGCCGGAAGAGGACCGCGAACGTTTTGAATCGGAGTTCGAGTTGAACCAGTTCTAACAGCCGCCAGTGCGGCAAGGAGCGTGTCATGTTCGGCAACAACTACCCAACAGGCGTAACCATGAACGACGTATCCGACTCACCCGAATTCGCCGCGCTCGACGAGTTGACCCACGACGAACTGTGGGAACTGGCGAGCGAGAAACAGCAGGAAACGATTCGCGACAACTTCCTGGACAAGAAGCGCGACGCGATTACTTCGTGGTGCGAAGAGTGTGACGACCACAACGTCGCCGGCTTGGGGCGCTGTCTGCTGGCGGCATGGCGCGAGGTCAGGAACGGCGAACTGGATCGGCTGATGCAGAACGGAGAACTGAGGGTGCAATAATGGCGAAATGGATACGAGTCAGTGGCGAAGTCTCCGACGTGACCCCGGCCAACGGGAAGCATTTCAGTCTCGCGGAGATGCAGAGATTCGTTGGCGGCTATATCGAGATCATCCCGGCACAAGATCCGCTTTTCAGCTTGGTCATTAACGAAGAAGGAAAACTGAATGGTCTGCCTCGCAATGAGACTGCGACGAGCATGACGCGCGGCGTCGTAATGCCGGGAGATTTTGTGGTAGGCGACGTGCTAATCATCTCGAACGATGAGATTGAATCCGCATGAAAGGCAGGCGCGACGGCGCGATATTACTGGATCAGGAAAAGGACGCGGCCAACCAGATGACTGTCAATCGTTCCAAAATCATCCCCACTTACGATTCCGTCGTGATTGAGATCGGCAACGAGAGATCCGCCGAGGTTCGCGTCTACCACGCCGTAGTCGTCGCCGGTTACCCGGCCGTCGAAATTAGCATCACCGAGCGGAGAGAAAACCTTCGCGACGCCAGCCGGAACGCCGGAGAGACCGCCGCGATAGATCAGTGGGCCGATCCAAGTTTGGGTGCCGCCGTCGTTCTCAATCGCCAGCCCGGTGCCGTCGTTGATCGTGACGTTCTCCCCAACAGTGTTCGGGCCGGTGTGCAGTTGGAGCGAGCTGTTGCCGGTCCCCTGGACCATGATGTTCTCGGCGATCAGGTTTCCGCGCGAGGGGCCGGCGCCGTCGATCTGATAGAACGATGCCGCCTTGTTGTAGTTCCCGACAATCGTGTTTCCGGTGAACGTCGAGTTCTGGATGCCGTCGCAATTCAAACCAGAACCGCCATTCTTGCCGTTCCGAAAAATCTGGTTGCCCGTGACGACAAAGCCCGTCGCGATAAATCCGTCGGAGTTCAGGTGAAGACCGTTGCCGAAATTATCGTGGATCGAGCAATTCGAGATCGTGACGTTGTGGCTGTTTTGTGCGACGTAGAAGCCGTGTTCGCCGGGCGTCACGGTGCCGAGATTGTTGTTGAACGATTCGCAGCCATCGAAAACGCAGTTGTTCAAATAAGCGCCGTAAAAACCGACCCACCCGTTATTGCTGGCTTTGCAGTTCGTGACGGTGACATGATCGGAGAATCTGATCCTGAAACCGCTGGCGATGCCGTTGCGGATCGTGCCGCCAGCATCGTTGACGTTGAACCCGTCGATGTCGATGTAGCTACAGCCGCTGCTGGCATCGAAGCCGGAAAGTTCAATACCACAATCGACCTGAGTTTCCGCCGCCGCCCTGTTGATGATGTTGACCGCGCCGATCGCCTGGAACCGGATGTGTGCCGCCGCCGTCCCCTTCAATCCGAATTCCGAGAAGCCGGAGTAGTTGCCAGCGGTGACGTCCACGGTATCGCCAGCGCGAACCGCGTCGGCGGCATGTTGAAGCGTTTTGAACGGTACGGCCCGAGTTCCGGCGCCGCTGTCGTTCCCGGCCGTGCTGACCCAAAAGGTTGTCAGCAGTCGCCGCGATTCAAGGGATTCGAAAAATCGTCGCATCGGTATGCCTCACCGATTGCAGACGTTCAAACTGGGTAATTTGAGGCCGAAAGGAATGTGGTATGAGTTATTTTCCGAATAAGTCGGTCGAGCAGATTGCGGAGCTAACGGACGAGCAGGTCACGAAGGCGATTGACCTTGCCTGCGCCGAAGCCGGAGTTCCGCTGTTCATCGAAGTGAGCGAGAAACCCGCAGAGCCGCCGCAGCCGGAAGTGGAGATGTACCAAGTCGGCGAATGGTTTTTCGCCAAGATCGAAGATGCCAAGGGTGACCATCCAACAATATGAAGCGCAGGTTGCCAAGCGCGACAAGGCATCGGCCGAGCGAGGCCGGGTTGCCTCTGCGGTTTGGGCAGAGATCAACGAAGCGCGCGGCGAGATCCGCGAGCGACAGCGGGTCATCGACACCTACAACAAATACGTCGAGCTGGCCGACGGCGACCGCGTTGTCGCGTGGCGCTTCCTGATGAAAGCCGAGAAACTGACGGAAGAACAGGTCAAGACGATGAAGCTGGAAGAGGCGATTCAGCTAAACGAGTTCGTGCCGGATTGGCGGCCGGCCGAGTCGGTTTCGGAAGACGCGATGGCCGTTTAGAGGTATCCCATGAGAAGCGTTCGCATCGTTCGTCGTCCCTCCCCGATCGCGCTCCTGATCGTCGTCGCCATAGCGGGCTTCGCGTTCTGGTTCCTGTTCGATGTCGGCTACATCTGGATCATCATGGTGTCGGGGCTGATCGCGGCGCTGCCAAAACCCAAGCGGGGAAAGCGAGGATGGTGAGATGACCGCAGAAGAGATCAGAAAGCGCGGCTATGACAACCCGCGAGAAATTGCTGGTCGCGGATGGTGCGCGATCATGCCCATGTTGTTCACGACTGGATTGTTTTATGGGCTGGATACATTCGGGCCAGCGGGGCGCTACTGCTACGCCAACAGGGAAGATGCCGGAGAGGCGCTGGAAAAATGGACTGGCGACGGCGACCCGCCTGGGCCGTGGATCAAAGAAAAACCTAGTGAACGAAGAGGACCGGGGAATCCTGAAGGTGAATCCAATGACTACTTTGACTGAACATTTCACAGAAACCGGAATCGTCGCGGCCGATCCGATCGACACGACATTCCGAGCCGTCTTTGCCGAACTGTCGCCCAATACACTGCGCAGTTACGGCGATGCCTTCGATGACTTCGCGCGATTCCTGGGCTACACCGCCAGACCGGCTGCGGCGCGGCACCTGTTCATGTCGTCGAAGGACGAGGCAAAGCTGCTGGTGTCGAGATGGCGCGCCGATCTCTTGGCGCGCGGATTCGCAGCCGCAACCGTGGCGACAAAACTCGGCTGCTTGGCTGGAATCGTCAAAGAGATGCAATGGTTCGGCGTCGTTCCTTGGGCGCTGGAATACAAACCTGTCAAACCGACGAAGCTGCGGGATACCCGTGGCCCCGGCGCCGATGCTGTTGCCGCGATGCTGAAGCATCTTGATCCAGACACCGCGATGAATGCCAGAGACTCTGCGATCATCGAACTTTTGATCAACCCGGCGCTGCGTCGCGGAGAGGTCGCTGGACTCGATCTTTGTGACGTCGAATTCGAGTCCGGCAGGATCAGGATTCGCGGCAAGGGTAGGCATGACGATGAGTTCGTGACGGTGGCAGAGCTGCAACTCGATGCGATTCGGCGCTGGCTGCGCTTCCGTGGCGTCGAGAATGGTCCGCTATTCGTCAACTTGGATCGGGCGCACGAAACCGGCAAACTGACAACGCAGGGAATCTACAACATCGTCGCCAGAACGGCTGCGGCAGTCGGTGTCACCACGCCGACGAGTCCGCACCGATTGAGACACCACGGAATCACGGACGCGGCGAGGGTCACCGGGATGAATGTGATCGAGACCGCCAAGTTCGCCAGACACAAAAATTACGCCACAACCGAACGCTACATCGATAACTTGAAAGACGTCGCCGGAGATGTCGCCAAGCGCGTCGCGGCGATGAGAGGAAAATGACCATGAGTGACCCGACAATCGCGGTATTGAAAGAGGCGGCAACCCTGCACGGCGAATGGTGGAAGAAGTCTGGCAATGAGTTTCCAGCATCAATCATCGCCAGACATATTCGCCAGCATATCTCCCCTCCGACGCCGCCCGCTGAAATGGATAACCGCATAGAACCGCGAGACCCACACAGGCCGCTTCCTTCGCTTGAGCATCTTCCGGGTTGTGCATACGACCACGCGAAGCCGGAGGAACACACCGGATCGTGCGTTCCCGAATGTCCCGTCGGCGGACTCGAAACCACAAAGCGGCTCATCAAAGCGGGACTGATGGACCCCGTGACGTTGAAGATGCGAGAGTCGCCGCCAGCCGAGACGGATGATCAACGAAAGCCGGTAAAGGTGCGCGTGAACGATATTGTAGACAAAGAACTTCCAACTCCGCTAAATGCAATAGAACTTAAGATACTTGCCGGTTTTGGAAACAATCGCCATGTCATGCGAGAGCATTCTGATGGACCGGCAGGAGATGAGTATTTTGATGACGTGGATTTGATTGATTTGGAAGAGGGCGATCAGTTTTGGGTTCTCCCTACCTGTACTCCCGGCATGTGGCCGCATACCGGGCAAACCCGAAAACCCGAGCCGCCCGCTGAGACGGGGGAGCCATACGCGCCGGGACGAATGAGTGTTGCCGACCAGCCCACCGCGAATCCCCAAGTCGATCAATCCATGATGACGCAGATTGAAGCATTGAGTAGCGATCCAGAGATCGTGAAGCGGTGCGAGGAACTGAACAAGCCCTCCGAGATGGGGGAGCAATTAGACGAAGCTGGGCACCCAATAAGCCACAACAACAGTTTTGCATCCTTCTTAAGAAAGACCGATGAGTCACAGCAGCCCTCCGCGAATCCGCAGGGGGATGAACAATCGATGGCATACCGAGACGGAAAGGAAGAAGGGCAACTTGATTCAGTAACGCGGTTTATCTGCGAATTGTTCGAGGACCGTAAAGACCTCCGCGCCCAACTCGATGCGGCCACGAAATTACGTGAACAGAACGCAAAGGATTCGTTGGGATTAATCAAGAAACACATGGATATCCTGAAGCAACTCGCCGACGCCCAGCAGAGGCTCCCATCCGCCTATTTCTCAGACCGCCCGCTCGCCGAACGGATAGAGAAGCTTGTCGAGGAATGGGGAAAACTCAAACTGCTCTCCGAGGGATTTCTTGCCGACGATTCCCACCGCGATGGTTAGATCATCCCCCACCGGTCCCGAAACCACCCAAGCCGCCGGAACCGAACCAGCATCTGATCCGCGATCACCGCCGGCACCGGCTTCGTTCCCCTGAAGATCGTGCGTTCCCCATCCTCGCCGAACAGCAGTCCCCATCTCACCGCGCCGGCGAGGTCCGGGAAGATCCGGCACAGCAGCATCGAGCAGACGTGGCGCCGCCAGCGCAGCAGCATCGCGGGAGAGGCCGGGACCGGAACCGGATCGCGTCGCGGCGGCTTGCGACCACCGGCGGGCAGCAGTCTCAGGACCGCCGCTGCCGTCCAGATCGCCGCGCCGTCTGCGGTCGGAATGAAATGCCTGTTCAGATATGCCGCGATCTCCGGCCTCACCATTCCCCTGTCGCGCTGCGTCTCGATAATTTTCATGACCCCCAAGATTGTCTGGGGGCACGGACACATTTTTTCGCGCTGCCGCCAATCGTTATCGGTGAACAGCGCATCGATCGCTGATGTCGAAACCCAGAACCCCGGCAGCGGCGCGGCTTCGACCCTGATCTTCGCGTGAATCAACGCCGTGATTCTCAGGAACGCTTCGAGCGCCGGATCGGGATTCAGGGAAAGTGCCGATGCCACCGTATCGGTGCTGATCTTGAGTTCGTCGGCGAGGACGGCAGGGGAGAGGCCGAGCTGGTGGCAGAGGGTGCGGAGGGGATTCACGGTATCGCGGGAGTGACGGCAAATTTGAACCGAGACCAGATCACAGACCGTATCCGGCGCGGACGTATTCATTGACCGCATGGGCCTGAAGATTCGACCCCCAATTTTCTTTCCATTGCGCCTTCGCCGCCGTCATGAAGTTGTCGAGGTTCGGCGTTCCCCCGATCGTGACGTTGTACGACTCCACCGTCCTGCCGGGATCGGCGAACACCGAATCCACGAACGTCGATGAATCCGCCGTCCGCGCCTGCCATGTCGTAAAACTCATGTAGTCGCCGTTGATCTTCATCCGCTGATTCGGCGCCGACGTGCTGTACCACGCATCGCCGCTGAAGTGCAGCGCCGCCGTGGTGTAGTAGAGATCGACAACCGGAGTGGCGGTGTTCTCGGAGAACTTGTTGCCCGTCACTGTCAAGCTGCCGTCGAACATCTGGATCAGCAGCGAACCATGCCAGCGATAGAACACGTTGCCCGTGATGCTGACTTGGGGATTGACCGGAAGCGCGACGCTGGGGCCGCCGGTCGTGAAGGGCGCGGTAGTCTTCATGTTCAGGGACAGCGCGGGGCCGAGGCCGACGCCCGGCAGCTTCGACGCGATGACGTTGCCGGACATCGAGAACTTCGGGAGTCGCGTCACATCAGGTCCGATTCCCCTGTCGCCGCTGCTGGTCGAGTCGAGGTCAGCGCCACCGAGAACCACGTTGTCGTTCCACTGCGAATCCGATTCCGCGATCGACCCCATCATCGGGCAGTTGATATACAGGTTGTCCTCGACGATGCCGCCGCACATGACCTTCGATCCGTCGCCCGCGCCCCTGCAGAAGATGTTGCCGGTGCAGCGGCAGGGTCCCGAGAGATAGCTGCCATAGAGGTTGTGGGACAGGAACGTGCGAACCGGCGCCAAGGTCGGGTGCCAGCCGCCGTAGTCGCAGATGTTTTCCTCGAACGTCCAGGGCTGCGCGCCGTTCTCGACATATAAGTTGAACGCCTTGAACGAGAGTTTCGTGGGGTCGGAGTTGGCGTTGTACTGGATCCGAAAGACGTTGCGCCGAATCCGCAGGTTGCTGACCTTCGCGATAACCTCAAGATGGCAGAACTCGAACCAGCACGACTCCACCAGCAGCCCATTCATCGGCGAGGCCGCGCGGATCGTGCCGTTCAGGGTGCCGATGACGCCAGGATCGAAGTCGCCGCTGGCCGGGTCTTTCTTGGACCAATAGAAGTGGACGCCGACGAACGCGACATGGTTGATCGGCGTCGATCCAACTGGGGTCCAGCAGGCTTCACGGTTGATCTTCGGCGGGTTGCCGCTGGCGCCGTAGTACGAGATCAGCTTGGGTTCGGCGTCGGATTTCCCGCTGCTGCTGAAGGTGATCTCTTCGGTGAAGGTGTCGCCGCGCTTGAGATAGACCCAGTCCGGCATGTTGGCGCGGAACAGGCTGCGCGCCTTCGCGAAGGTGAGGAACGGCGTCGAGGTCGTCAAGCCATCGTTGCTGTCGCTGCCGGAGTTGCTGACGTAATACTTCTTGGTGTCGGCCGACTCCGTGAAGACCGTCCAGCCGGTGCCGGAGCCGCCGTCGCCGCCTTGGGGAACGACGCCGCCTTCGATGAACGAGATCGTGATCGTCGAAGCGGTGCCGGCCAAGCCCGAGCCGTTGCTGCCGCTGAAGGGCGTCGCGGTGATGACGTAGCTGCTGCCGGCGACGGGTTGCCAGCCATTGAAGCGACAATCGGTCGTTTGGCCCAGCAGGGCGTAGGGTTCGTCGTTCGCGATGAAGAAGGGGGCGCCGTTGACGGTCCAAACGACCGAGCCGACGCGGCAGGGATCGCAGTTCGCCCGGATGCTGAGATTGCGTCCGACGGCCGTGAGGTTGATGACCGCGCCGTCGATCAGTGGGTTGAAGGTGGAGATTTCCTTGCCGCTGTCGGCATTGATCAATAGGAATCTTTCAATCGTCATGCCGTTCTCCCGTATCGAAACCGACGATTGGCCTTTACCGCCCGCTTGATGCAGCCGCGACAAGGCGGGATGCCGATCGCGCCGGTGATCTTGGTCATCGTGTCGCCGAGTCCTCGCGACGCCTGCCGCTGTCGCATCATGTGGCGAGCCGCTTTGGCACACTCTGATCCCGGTTCGAGGACGAAATCGGTCGGTGTTGCCTCGGCGCAGCCAGCCAGGAACGTGACGACCTCTGGATCCAGCCTCGAAATTGGAATTCTGATCGGCATTAGGTCGTGCAAAGATCGGTGTAGGAGTTCAACGTTCCCTGAGCCGCGAGGGTCATTGAATCGGCGTCGATTGAAATGCCATCGCTAACGATAACCCACTCACCAGTCCCGACAGTTCCATCCGGCGCGCAGAGGCCGACGTTCGCTGCCTCAAAGATCGTCGCTTTGCCATCCTCGTAAATTTGCAGCCGCCACTTGCCGCTGACGTCATCGAAGAAGATTTTGCAGTTGTCCTCAAAAATTCCCAGCCAAAGGCACCCACTCAAAACCGGCTGCATCAACTTGAAGTTCGGCGGCGTCGATCCGGTCACGAGGTTCGCGGTGTAATCCCCGCCAGCCGTGTCCATGCGCAGTTTGATCTCGCCGGTGCGGAACGTTCTGAAAACCAGAACCGCGTGATTGCCGCCATCGCCACCGTCGGTCGGATCGAAGCTGCCGGCGCCGCCGCCGCCAGTCCATGTCGCCGGATCCTTCGGTGCCGACTCCGCAGCACCGGACGACGTGAATCCCGGAGCGCCGGGACCCAGCGGGAAGGTGACGGGGAAGTCGGGGTCCGCTTCTGCGGTCACCGAAATATTGACGCCGCCCGAAATGCTGCCGCCAAAAGCTGGGAACCAGTACGGCCCCGGAAGGTTGAAGTCGAGCGCCTGCGCACCACCGATCCAGGTGATGCCATAAATTCCCGGCGGGAATGCTCCCCACGACGTTTCGGCCGCGTTCACGACCGGCATCATGCGATAGCCCAAAATATTCGTGACCCCTCGCGCCAAGATGCGTTCACGCTGGAACCCGCCGACCTTCCACCGGACGACGAAGAAATTACAACAGGTCGGCGCGTCGCAACTGGTCTGGTCGTCCACGGCGCAGAGGCGGAACACGGGATTGCCGGTCACCGGACCCGGCCTGTTGTCGGGGTACGGATCGTCCTGAAGCCACACACCGATTTTCCCGCCCGTGTGAACGAACGTGACGGTCTTGTCCGCTTCTGTCAGCGTCGTGCGATACGCTTCCTGCGCGTCGAGATCGGTGGGGTATTCGACCTCAGAATCCGGTTTCAGCGCCAAGTCGGCGTCGATGTCGCCAGCGGTCTTGTAGCGCACGAAATAGCGGTGATCGCCGACGTGCAGCCTGTACCCTTGAACGCCCTGCGAGAACGTGATCACTCCGCTGACCCATTCCACCGAATATGTTCCGGCCGCGAAGTTCGCGCCGTCGCCGAAATACACAACCGTGGCGTCCTGATACCGCGCCGAAACCTTGAGGCACTTATCGTTGCCGTCGCATGGCGGCTTCGGGCAGCAGGGCTTGGCGCTGAAGCAATCCTTCCCATCCTTGGGGTTCGGGTTCGCCAGCAGTCGCGGCGTCGCGGATCCCACTGGATCACCTTCGGCGCTGCCCCAGATCGAGCTTTCCGGGATCAACGCGATGGCGCTGCCGTCGAAGCCGAACCGACCGAAGAAGTGCCACCGGCCCCCGTCCTTCTGGTAGTCGATATCCATCGTCAGCAGGATCGCGTCGAACTTCGCGGTGATCGTCTGGCCGCCGCCGAGATCGGCCTGCCACGTCGCCGTCACGGTCGTGGCTTCGAGCATCGGCAGATCGAGTTGATCGACCGCCGGCAGGATCGGGACCGCGCCATTCAGCGTGATCGCATACGGAACCCGCAGAACCGAAGTCGGCGCGAACCAGAAGTTCCCGCAGTTCGCCGGCTCCGTGCAGCCTTCGTCGCATTGATCGCAGTCGTCGCAGGCCTTCTTTTCGAGGCACAAATCGTATTCGGGGTTCCCCTCGGCGCCGGTGTTGTCGTAGGCCGGTGACCGCAATCGGATGCCCACTGGACCGGCCGCCGCCAGCGCCAGCGTCGCGTTCTGCCCGCTGTTCGCTTCCTCGGCGATCGCGGCCGAACTGTAGCCGGTGTCGGGATCGTCGAAGCTCGGCGCCGGCTGCAGGACCACGATGTTGCCAGCCCCGTCCTTGGTGACGACATCGTAGCCTTTGACCGTCCAGCCGCCGTGCGGATTGAGCTGGTAGGCGCCATCGATGTAGTAGAGGAAGTAGTTGCCGGGCGCGTAGACCCCGCCGCTGTTGAACCAGACGACGTCGCTTCCGGTGCCCCCGACGGCCGATTCGCAGGCACCCGGAACGGTCGGATCGGTCGGGATGCTGTCGCCCGGATCGTTGGGGTTGCCGGTATCGGTATCGCGCAACAGGGAAAGAACCGGCCGATGTTCCTGGGCGCTGAACTTGATGTCGCCGCGCTCGTCTTCTTGACTGCTGACAATCCGGGATTTCACGCGCGACAATCCGCAGCCGACGTGGCTGATCTCGATGCAGTCGCCGGGCGTGAAGGCCAGACCGAGAAAATGGGTCTTCAGTTCGACCGATCGGCGGTTGGCGTGGACCTGATCGAGAACGCCGCGCGCGATGATCTCGGCGTGACCGTTGCGGCTGATGCCGTTGAACGACAGCGTGGACATCTGGACGTGGTAGCGGCTGTTCTGATCGAACTCGTTATCGGCCTGCACGATGTCCTTGCGGTACTCATCGCGGACGTTGGTGTACTGCACCCTGATGCGGTTGATGCCGGTGCCGCGACCTTGGAACGTCACGGCGGCGGCGCCATCGACCATGTTGCCTTCGTTGAACAGCCACGACGGGAAGATGCCGGGTTTCTGGATGCCGACGTAATAGCGGCCGTCGGCCATGTACTGATAGCCGTTGATCGAGGCGAGGATTTCGTTGGTCACCAACTCGGCAACCGGGATCTCGTTATCCAGCACGAAATCGAACTTGAATCTCTCGGCGTATCGGTAGCTGATCGCCGGCAGCGTCGTGGTGCCGTCGGGATGCTTCTTGACCTTGCGGGGGTTCTGCATCCGGACGCCGCCGACGCAGTGGGAGTGAACCGACTCGAAGCTGCTGAGGCAGAACAGCGACGCCTGCAATCCCGCACCCCAGCGCCCGCTGTCCAGGTTGACATCGTCCACCATCGCGGCCCATGCTGCCGCCGCGACCGAGCTGTTGCCCTCCAACTGCACGAGGTTGTAGGCGTTGTACGTGCGGTACGACCAGTCGCGGACCCAATCCTTGACCGAGTTGGCCTGCGGCATCACGAGGTCGTAGAGGTCCCATCCGGCGCCAGCGAGGCCGGGGCCGTTGCTGTAGGTCGATACCGCCGTTGCGGTCGCGACGTAGTTCTTGTAGCCGCTGCCGTTGTCCCGGACCCAGAAGTTGGCGCCGCCGCTTTCGTTGACCCCGAGGATCGGATCGGTCCCCGGCGCGTTGATGGCCGAAGCCTGATGATCCGCGATGCAGCGATAGCGCATGCCGTCGTCACCGGTCACCAGATCGCCGATGACGTACTGGGTTCCGGTATGCCATGGCGCCCAAACTCCGTCGCTTTGGACGTAATCGCCCGTGGTATAGCTGTGGCCGACGACCCAGATGGGGAACTGCCACTGAAACTCCGGCTCCGTCGGCGTCCCGTTGGCGCTGACGTCTTCGAGGTCTTCGATAACCGATGGGATGAAATTGACCAGCGCGGCGGTCGATCCGGTGTAGGGTTTCGCGATCGTGACGTGGCCGGTCCAACTGTTCTGCCGCGCCGAAACGGTCGATCCGAAGCACCCTTCGTTCAGGCTGTTGTCGTTGGATCCGAGAACCTCGGTGGTGCCTTCCTGCGGGTCCCAGTAGACGAAGCTGTCGGTTTTGATGACGCCGATCCGATTGCCCGTCGCGCAGACCCCGATGCAGCCCCCGACATTGACGTTCGTGGTATCGCGGAAGGTCTCGCCGCTGTCGGCGTCGGCCATGAGAACGTGGCCCGCGACGGTGACGAGGATGTAGGCGTGGAAGTCGGGGGAATAGCAGAACGCCTTGTAGTTCGGTTCCGGGAAATCGATCAGCATCTTCTCGATGCGCCCGGTGCCGAGCCACCATCGCATGACGTAGCGCCCGTCGCTGCCGTTATGCAGGGTGTGGAGGATGCCGTGGCGCTCGTCGAGGTATTCGGCCTTGATGGGGTTCACGTAGCCGGGGTCCGGCGTGTAGTGTTCCCAGTCCGGCGAACCGTTTGTCGCGCCCCAGTAGGCGACGTGGAAAAGCGATGAGTCCGAGGGGTCCTGCATCACCACAACGTCGTGCCTGCCGAGATACCAGCCAAAGATTATGTCGGAGCTGACTCCGAGGGGCGGCGCCGTATGCTGCCTGCCGGACGCGCCGCTGCGGCTGATGCGGACCAAGCCGCGCGGGGAAGCGGTGTCCGAGGAAGTCAGCGTGTAGAAGAAGCATTCGCTGTCGGCGTCGTAGTAGGCGTATCCGACGGCATCGTGGAAGTTCGACCCGCTGGTCGTCCCGGATCGCCGCAGCGTGAAGTCCTGGCCGACGGCATCGCAGCCGAAATCGACGAGGCGCGGGGTGTAGCCGCAGAAAGCCTGCAAACTGATCCGCGCGGTGTTGCGCCACGGCACCGCCGGCTCATGCGACGTGATATCCAGCCAAACGCCGCCGACATCTTCGGCGAACCCGAGCGCCACCGGCTCGCCGCTGTTCGTCACCATCGGCAGTAAGCCTTCGTTGTTTCTGCCGTTGTAAAGTTTTGTGATAAAATATTCCGACTCGCTTGTATTGTGTGCTTTGACCGCGAGTTGCAGCGCGTCGGCCTTTCTTCTCGTGTCAAAACGGTAATTACCGATTGTCTGGATCGGCCCTTCGGAAAGTCCGATGATGGCGTGAAGCAGCACCAGTCTGGCGCGGCCGTCGTCTTTCCCCGTCGCATAACTCAGGAAGTTGCCCAACGCGATGTAGTTGCCGCCGAGTCGCCCGCGCCCGAAGACCACCGGAACCGGCAGGGTTCGGATGCTGGTCGTCGAAATGGTGTCCTGGGTCTTCCGCCCCGTGTTCGGCTTCTTCTGCCCCAGCAGGCCGATCGCACCGACTGCCGCGCCGATCGCGGCACCAACCAGTGCGCCACCGATGCTGAATGTCCCAGCAGCGATGGCAGCGGGACCGCCGCCCCCTGCCAGAGCGCCCACGGCCAAGCTCACGATCAACGGTATGGCGACTGGCATTCAGCGGAATCAGACGACTTCGCGCTGCCGCCACGCCATAACCACCAGCGGGGAAACGAGATCAGCGCGGGAGATCGTCAACCTGTCGAGCATCTGGTAGGCCATGCCGCTGCAGTACAACCCGAGATGGTTCCTTCGGAGATCGCCGATCATGAGGATGTCGCCGTCGCGCCAGACGCCAGTGACCTCGATGCGTTGGAATCGCCGGTCCAACCGTCGCGCGACTTCGGCGAAGCGATGGGGGCGCAGGTGATCGCGCTCGCCATAGGGAATGTCCAGGTCGTTGAACGGCCGGCCGACGAGTTCGTAGATCAGCAGGACGAGACCGAGACAATCGACGCCATCGAAGTCCCTGCCGTGGTGAACGCGATTGATATCAGCGGGGATTGATGCGACGGCTTCCGGAAAGGTCATGGGCATCAGCCGGATATAAGTGTCGGGATCGCTTGGCCGTAGGGCGCGGTCGTGAAGCCGCCAAAATTAAAAGCATTCCCATTCGGTGCCGGCCCGAACGTGGAACATGAGCGGTCACCCAAAAGGGTTTTGCTACATTGCATTCGAATGATCAGCGCATCCCCCGGTGCCGGCGCCTGCAGGAACGGATATCGCAGGTAAAGCCGGCGCTGCCCCGCGACGACTTGATAGCGCTGTGCCGGCCGCTGCTGCGACGTCAGATTGCCCGAAGTAAAAAAAACTACTGCATCTTCCCAAACTGCATTCGGATTCGCGGGCGATCCAGCATCCGTCAGCGCCTGCGCCGGCAACCGAATGTACGAGTCGGTGCTGCCGGAAAGCGCGGTTGTCGATACCGAGTAGGGGTTTGCCGCCAGATTGAACAGCGGCGTCGCGCCGAGACAGGCGCGGGATCCGAAAGTGTAAGGGCAAGATTGTTGAAACTGCCGGCGCGGCACGATCAGTTGGGCCATCATCCCGAGGACCGGGACGATCTCGAAACTCAAGGCCGCTTCGGTCAACTGCGCGCCCCTGATCTCCCCGACGGTCAGGACGATCGCGTCGTTGGGATTGTCGAGCAACCGGCGATCGACGACGCGCAACGTCGCCTCCGCGCCTTCCAGTTCGTTCGTGTTCAGCAGCGCGGCCATCTGGAGGTTGATGTTGGAGATCAGCATGTTGACGCTGGGAACGTCGCCCGCTTGGGTGGACAGCACTTCCTCGACGAGTCCGCGCGTCATGTTCATCGGCACGTAGGTGTTGCCATTCCACGTCAGTTGTTCGCCGGGACTGCAGAGATGGAGCGCCGAGGCCGCCGTGGTTCCGGCGAATCGGATGTCGAGAAGTTCGGCCCGCATCATCTCGCCCCCGTTTAGTACGCGAAGTAACCTTCTGCTGCACCGTTTCATGTCGGAGTCAGACGATCAACTCCGGCAACGGCCGCATTCGCATCGTGGCGCGAATTCGTCATAAATTGCGTTGAGGATTCCGGCGAATCGTTCCTCGATTTTCGCGCCGACACGATCATCGCGCGACACCGTTTTGACGATGGGACAGCCGAAATCGCGGGGCACGTAGATGATGTGGGCCTGTCGCCACGGCCCCCAGTGCATGTAGGCTTGGACCTGATCGAAGTGGCGGCGGCTGATGTCGGGATGTTCGCGCAGATGCTTGTTCGTCGTGCTTTTGATCTCAAGCATGTCGCCGCGCCACTCGCCATCAGTGTGACCCTTGACCATTCCATTGAACGCGCTGAGTTCAATTCCCGGTTTGACGTCATCGCCAAGCAGTTTCAGGACCGCCGCCTCAATCGTGTAGCCGAGCCACGCGCCGATGTGATTGTCGATCGTGGCTGGCGTTCCGTCGAAATATTCGAAATACAGGACGCGCGGGCATTCGCTGGCTTTCGACATTCCGATGTATGGCCGGCGCTCGTCGAAGCCGCTGTTCTTCTGAAGCCGATCGATCAAAAGCCGATGAAGAGAATCAGAGGGGTTCGCCATGCCGTGATTTTATCGTAACTGCATGGCGTCGTTTTCGATCCGTCAGACGCACTCGATTCTGGTGGGACGGCCGGTTTGTTCGCGCAGGACCACAAGGGATCGCAAGAGGACTTCTTTGAGATGGTCCACGTCATCGAAATAGCCGCTGCGACCGTCGTGAGTGAGGCAGGCGGATCGCCAAAGGCCGTCGGGGTGAAGGTAAATCGCGGGACATTCGCGGCCTTCGCGCCAGAACCGAGGATCGGGCCGAGATGCGAAGTAGCCGTCCGAACGGTATCCGATCCGAATCACCGTCTCTTCCACCAATGAGCAACCGGGCGGCAGTTTGAAATTGGACGGCATGGCGCGATCTTACCTTTCCTCGCACAACACGTTCGATCACAGCAGCGCCGGATCAACCGCCAGCGAAATCGTCAGCGTCCCGGTTCCCCCGACCACGACCTCGGCGATCTCAAACGCGATGCTGCCGATCGCACCGTCGGCCTCTGAGTTCATGTCGGCGACATCGAATTCATAGTCATCCCCGACGAAATGCACCGCGAACTGCTGGCCGCTGATCGGATGGACGAACTTGAAGGGCTTGCGCGCCCCGGTCATCCGGTCGAAGAAGTCGATGAGGGCCTGAATCTCGGGGGCTTCACGGTTCGAATAGACCAGCTTGAAACCGTTCTGGGGTCGCGTGAAGGGGACCGACACGAACTCGCGGCCATCATCGGTCGTGGTGCTGACGGTCTCGGCCGTGTGGTTTCGGTCCATGACATAATCTGGCAAGATGTCGGATGGCATCTCGTCGTTGGGAAGCGGGAAAGACGACGGCGCCAGTTTTGACCCCGAGACGACGATCCGTTGTGTGGCCGTCCACGGGTTGGCGCCGCCGTTTTTCTTCAGCTCCCGAACCCTTACGTCGTAGGTGTAGCCCGGCCTCAGCCAGAGAACCCGCGTCGTCACCGTCGCGATGGTGAGATCGTGGTAGCTTTCGGGGAAATCGTCGGGGTCGGCCGGCATCACTTCCCATTCCAGCAGTTCGGTTGCCGACGAGACCGACGAAACCGTGGCGGTCACGGGCTTGAGATCGAGGTTGGCGGCGGCGGCGACCGCGAGGGACGGGGGCGGCAGCGCGGCGCTTGGCAGTTCCTTGGCGACGAAGTGCACGATCCGCATGTCCGCGCCCGCGATATTCGACACCATGTAGATGCCCCACTGGCCCGGCGCGTTGTAGACGTTGACGAGATCGACCGCGTCGTCCGGCGGTTGATCTTCCGTCGGCCTGAAGTGCGGTTCGAACCACCACCGCGCCCGCCTCCCGATGATCTCAAGCCTCACGCTCGCGCCGGTGACGTCGTTGGCCGCGACGACGGACGAAGTGGCGAGATCATGCTCGACGCCCGCGACGATCTCGATCAGGTGGAGTTTGCGGTCGTTGTGGTCCCCATAGACCGCGACGTAGTTGTTGGCGTCCTGATACAGCAGGAACGCGCCGGTGCGGGCGAGCGATCCGACCGTGGCGCCGAAGACGAAGCGGACCTCGACCATCTGATGAACGCGATCGGGCGCATCGACGTTCGCGAGAAAGCCGACACCGCTGCTGGCCGATAGCTCGATCGGCTGGGTCGTGCCGGCGACGAAGGTCAGGTTGGTATCGGAGGCGGCGAGATAGTCCCAGGCTTGGCTGCTTGAACTCGGGGACGGGACAGTGCTAACGGCGTCGTGAAAATCCGTGTCGATCATCGATCAGGTCAGACGGATTCGTCGGCGCGTTGCTTCTCCAGCCAAGCGTGGGCCTCTTTGGATATTTTGTCGAGTCCCTGCTGAAGCTGCTTTGCGTTCATCGCGTTATCGTCGATCAGACAGAATTGCTCTATCAGGTCTTCCGCTTCCGAGAGTCGTTCCCTCGCCTCAAGGAATTTCCGCAGCACCCAGCACCGATTGCACCCACACGATGGCGCATGCAATAGCGCCTTTGCGCGTCGCACATCTTCGTTTGGCTGATCGCTCATGGAAGCTGATCTTACCGCGAGCGGCAGCTTCGTCACGCTACAGGCATGATCGTTCGGCGGATCGATGGCGGCGCATCCCACCAGCGCGGCCAGTATGTACCCGGCGGCGGCGAATGCGATGATCGCGAGGGTCATCAGGGCGATGAAGCGGAGGCAGTCGCGGAAATTCATCAGCATTCTCTCCAGACTCCGGCCTCCAAGAACCCGTGCCATTGCCCGTCGTGCCGCGTGATCAGGATCGACGGCGAAACCGTGATCGTGCCGTCCGGATGTTCTTCGACTTTGTGGCCGCCGAGATTGGCGATAAACAGATTGTGGGCGTCGAGAGGATGGGTCTTCTCTGATGCCCGTCGCGGCGCACAGGCGTACCAGTGGCCTTCTACTTTCCCGTAGTCACCGGGGCTCGGAAGTCCCGGCGGATCATCGATGCGCTTGCCTTGCATCAGACATCCCCCGCCACGGTCTGTCTCGGTTCCTCGATCAGATTGAACTCCAACGTGCTGAGGTCCGGCGCGGTGATCCGATCGACGATGCTGGGGTCTCGGAACCGCACGATGTACCGCGTCTCGACGCCCGTGTTCGGATCGGTGAAATCGAAGTAGAAGGGTCGCAGTGGCCCGTTGAGCGCCTGAAACCAGCGGTGCAGCAGCGCGGCCTGATCGGGGTCCAGCAGCCGCATCATGACCTTGAAGGCCGCGCGGGGTGCCTGCCACTTCGAACGTCGCGTGTTGCCGGCGAACCCGCCATCGACGAGGGTTCGGTAGGTCTTGATGATGCCCGAACCCACGGAGAGATCGGGGAACGTCGCGGCCGGCTCCATGATCTCGATATCCTCATCGACGCCGCTCCCGATGGTGGAGGGTGCCGCGCCGCCGCCGTAGTTCGCGACGGCGAGAGTGGTTTTGTTGGACGCCTCGCTCCACACGCCGGACCTGTCTCTGCATCCCGCCACGTACTCCCGGTTCCCCGTCGAATCCAACGCAATCAGGTGCGCCTGCCGGAGTCGCGCACCCGTCACGATCCTTCTGCCGCCGCCAGATGGGGCCGAGACCTTCACCAGCGTCGCTTGAGGCGTCAATCCACCCCTGAGAAATGGCGTCGCCACGGCGCGGGCCAGGGGTCCTGTGCCGCCGTTGCTGAGCGCTAAAGTCATCGCCATGCGGGGATCAGACGAATAGCTGCGGTTGATGCTGGCGTTGCGCCCACTCGATCCGGCGTCGCGCGATATCGACGTAGTTCTCGTCGCCGGGTCCGGCTGGACAGCGTTCGATGCCGGTGAAATCCCTGCCCGTCAGCATCGCGGCCATTCCGGTCGTGCCCGAGCCAGTGAAAGGATCGAGGACGCTGCCGCCGGTTGGGGTGGACGTCAGCTTGCAGAGATAAGCCATCAAATCGAGCGGCTTTACGGTCGGGTGCGGATTGTTCTCCCCCGGGTTCAGCCCCGCGTTGCGTTGGGCCTTGCTGGCTTTGGAACAGTAGAAAAAGCGCGACGCGCCGCCGCTGTCGCCGTAGGTTCCGGTGGACGTCGCTTCGTCGGGGAAGTTGCCCATGTACCCGCCGCCGCCAAGGGAGGACACGCGGCGCTGCCCCGGTTTCATCATTCCACTCGCGAGAGTTCCGGTCTGCTGATCTAATAATTCCGACGCCGCCTCGTCCATCGCCACGTTTGCAGGCCATCGACCCAGCGGCGATACTGCGCCGTCCCCACTCGTTCCGCCGGCGATTCTCCAATTTTCTCGGTCTTTCCGGGGTTCATACTCTCTTGGTTTCCCGATCTCGTCGCCTTCAATTCTTCCCGCGTCGATGTTGAATTCGCGGACGCGATCGGCATATTTCCGCGCCACGATGATCGGTTCCCACGCTGGCTTCAACGAACTTCGCGCCTTCGGAAACCCCTGTCCGAATAGCCAGCAGATTGTGTCGGTGATCTCCCATCCGCCATCTTCAATCGCAACCGCCAACCGATGAAACGTGCGAGGACCCCCGAACGACAGCAAGAATGCGCCCGGCTTGGCGACGCGCAGAACCGCCTGCCACGTTTCCGGCCTGAACGCGACGTCGCCGCCGTCCCAAGTCTTGCCCATGAATCCCTTGGAGCCGAGGCGCGTGCGCCCAAACGGCGTCGCCGGATCGTTGATTCTCGCGCTGCCGTTGCGGCTGCGGCTGGTCAAATGATAAGGCGGATCGGTAATCACCGTGTCGAAACTGTCGGCGGCGAACGTCGGCAGGACCGCCAAGCAATCGCCGTGATGGAGCGCGAATTCGGGCATCGCGTGACTCTATCGTGATTCCCCGCCAGCGTTCATCAAGCGTCAACCGTGTATCCGAACACATCGACCCCGATGACCAGACCCGGTGCCGCGCCCGTGATCTTCACGCTGAACTCGATATTGGCCGCATAGCTGACCCACGTTGCCGGCGGCGACACCAGCTTCAATTTCGCGATGCCGTCGAGATCGCGCGATGCCGACGCCGAGAAATCGTCGTAATCAGTGCTGTTGCCCCCGAGACTCAACGTCGGATTCGTCGCCAAACTGCTGACATCGACCGATCTGAGAACCACTGAAGTGACAATCAGCCGTTTGCCAGTTGGGACGGTGAACAGCACGACCCGCCCGGTGCCCGCGACATCGATCTCGTCCCGCGCCAGTTGCCACGGCACACATTTATCGAGTTCGTCCAGCGCGTTGTTGATCGTGACATCCGCATCGGTCTGTCCACGAAACAGCTTCTGGATACTTCGCCACGCTGTCAGCACCACATTGGGCATTTCGGTCTCTCCGATTCACGCAAAAGTAAAGATGTAAACTACCTCTTTACATTTCAAACCGTCTCGATCGTCCCGAGTTCCAGCCGCCGTCCGACCTGATCGAACTGCACGACCCTGAGTTTCAGCGCCGTCGCATAAACGCCGTGATCGCTGACGTTCATTTCGTGGTAGTAGGTCCACCGGCTGATCGGCGCCAGCAGCGGCGCGGACTCCGAGACAACGTCGCCGGTCGCGGGATTCAGGATCTCGACAACGGTGTGGCGAATGTCGGGTGCCAACGTCGCGCCAAAGCCGGCGGGTTCGAAGCCGACAGCCTCGCGGCCAATTCCGACTACGGCGCTCAAGGGGTTCCAAACGACGGTCAAGTCATCACTATCCGCAATAGTGACAGGTCCCGAGGGTGCGCGATGCTCGACGCCGTTGACGATCAGGTTCACAGCGGAATCAGACGATTACGGCTGCGTCGCTGCCGCTGCCTTCAGTTTCGGCGTCAAGTTGTGGAGATCGTCCGTTGCACCCCAAGAATTTAGCTTCCAAGCGCTGGCGAGGTCATACCAACAACCGATGTCACCAACGCCGCTGAACCAGTTCGCCCGGTATCTCGCGACGACCGTTCCCATCCTGTCGTCGGCCTGTGATGCCAGAACGCCCGGCCATCGTGCCTGCCCGTTCCTTCCGACCCCCATTTCGTAGGCCACAAGCCGCTTGCCGTACTTTTTGGCGATCGCGAGCTGCTGCTGAACATTGGCATCGAACGACGCGCCGGTCCTGCCGGGGTCCAGCAGCCCGGTGATTCCAAGTGACGGAACGCCGTTGAAATATTGATCCGCTGTCCACGTCGGCTGCGTCGCCGCTTTCACGCTGTCACCCATGTAAGGCGCTATCGCGATGGCGTCGATGAGTCCGAGCCGGCCGCGCTTCTGTAACCACGACAGCATGTTCTCCGTCGCCGCCGGGTTCTCGCGATGACAGCCGAGGACGATGATGCTGCGCCTCGCCAGTGCCGGATCGGATGCCCGCCACAATTCCGCGTTCGCTGCCGTCATTTCGGCGAAGATCCGGGCCGCCGTGTTCCAGCGGTTCTTGTCGAAGCCGATCGCGAGATTCGCCGCGATCGTGGCGTCGGCGCGTGCCAGCAACATCTTTCCTTGTGGGAACGCTGGCGCTTCGTTCCATGCCTCGTTGCTCGTCTCCACGAAAGCGCAGAGGTCCGGCGACAGCGCCGAGTTCACCATCGCGGCCGCCGATCGCACGAAATCGGGGTTGGCGTCAAGCGGCAGGTTCAGCCAACAATCGTTGCCCGTGAGATTGCAGAGTGCCACGGCGTCGGCGACGCAGCCCTTGCCCGCGAACGTCAGGCTGTCGATTCCCGGCTGATCGGTCCAGGCGACCGAAGTGTTGCCGTTGGCTCCGAGCCAGTCCATAAAGCGAACCGGACCCGGAAACATCTTGACCTTCTCGACAAGCTGGGGATTGAACTTCGGTGGTTCGGTGGTCTGCGGTGCCGCGATGATTCCCGGCCTGTAGCAGCGAACGTAACTAGGTGCCGTGGCTACAGCAAGATCGACGCCGACGAGTTCGGAGGTCGCCGCCACGTTCAGCGCCCACCACTTGTCGCCGTCCTCCGTCGCGGCCAGCGGCTTCACCGACTCCGCAGCGCCCGGTGTCGCGGTGACCGCAACGACGCCGCCGCCGATCCTGAGATACCAAGTGCCTGCCGTCGATGCTGGATTCAGCCCGCGCGCCAAGTAAACCCGCAAGTTACCCGTCGGCCACTTCGTTGTCCCCGGCGCGATGGCGACGCCGTTGAGTTGGATTTCGGCGGTTCTGATGGCGTCGGCGTAGACGCACTGGGGATCGTAGTCGCGCAGTTCCCCGAGATTGATTCCGCCGCGCTTTGCCGGCTGCGTCGATGGCACCGTGGTCGGAGGCGTCGGAACTGCAGCCGCCCAGTTATGTTCGTTCACAGTCCCGTCGGTCCACCAAACCGTTGTCTGGACCCGCTGAATGGTGGGGCGCGTCGCTTGGCCGTAAACCTTGACCGGCAGGAACCACGCGACCAGCAGGAATGCCGCCAGAATCAGCAGCAACGTGAAAAAGTCTCGTTTTCGCATGAGAACGGCAGACGCGATCTACATGCCGCTGCCGAATGGCTTTAACTTCTCGTCGATATCGAAGACCTCGAAATTTCTCGCGACGATCCTGATCGCCTCATCGCTGTCTTTCAGGAAAATGCGATATCGGTTTAATGTTTGGTGGACGCCCTTGTGATGCGCGGCGCACAAGGGTCTCAAACTGGCGATTGGCTCGCGCCCGAGGTTGCGATAATCGGTGTGGTGAAGTTGGACGCGACGCGCATCGCAGATCAGGCAGCGTTTTGGCAGCGGGGATTCGAAGTATCGGTCTCGGATCAGCCACCAGCGCGGGGACGAAAGATAGCGCCGCAGCGTACTCGGCTTGGGTCGGTGATCGCCGTTCGCAACCGCAGCCCAGAACGTATCCGTGTTCATGGGGAACTCCTGTGATGGGAAAAACTGTGGAACGGTCTTCGGCGGTTTCGGCGACGTGCCGATCCCAAAAGGTGGACCCAAATAATCACGAAGTTCAGGTGAGTTGTCAACCCGGTTGATGTCGAATCGCGCGGCCCAATTTTTTATTTTTGATGACCGCTTGCGTCGCCATATCGACGATCAGGTCCGAGTTTTTATGAAGCCCGCGACGCACTAATTCGTCGTGATTTGCGACGACCGTGACATGCACGACCGGAGTTCCACCGCCCCCGCCACCGCGCATTTCGACCGGAATTTTCCCCGAGCGCAGCGGCACGAACGCCTCTGGGTTTCCGGTTTCCGCGATCAACCCCAATGTTCTACTCATCGCGATTCCCCCATCCGCGTAAGAGTGAAACGGGATGAAGCCCGGAACGATGCCGCCGCCTCCGAACTCGGCACCAGCAGCGACACCGGCATAGGCATCGACGCCGGCGCCAGCGCTACTGGCCGCTGCTGATGATCCGCCGCCTCCACCGAACAAACTGGCGAAGATACCGCCGAACTGCGTCGTCACATTCCCGGCGTTGTTGCGCGTGAAGGCGTCGCCGAAAAGCCCCTGCGTGATGTCCTTCGATGCCATTTGGGTAAACGCGCGAGTAATGTCGTGCGCGAACCCGAGCAAGACATCTTTCAGTTTTCCGCCTCGCCAAATCATGTCATCCAGCGCCGAACCCAAGCTATTCTGGAACGCATCGCGCGCGGCGACTCCGAACTCCAGCCAGCCCTCGGTGAGATAATCCACGCTGCGCCTGAGTTCCCGGACTTTGGCGTCGGCGGTTTCGAGGTTGTGGATCGTTTGGAGAAGCGCGAACGCGGCCGCATCCTTGTCGGCCCCGGGCTTCGCGCTTTGATAGGCGCCGAAAGCCTCGGTGATCTGGCCTTCCAGCCGCTGCCTGCCGCCGTTCGTGTAGATCGCCAAAGCGTTCTGCGCCGCCGTGCGATCGGAAACCGGTGTCGCGCCGTTGACCGCCGCGATGATCTGGGACGCGCTGCCCGAATGTATCAACGATCCGAGATCCAGCGATCCATATTTCGTGCCTTCCAAAGCCGCCTGCACCGCGTTGGTTTGCTGGGTCTGGAGGAACCCGACGCGCGTCGAAAGCGGGATGTTTTTATCCGTGAGAAGCGACTGCGCTCCGAGACCGGTGATTCTCGCGATCGCGGTCGCATAAGAGGTCGTGCCGGCCAGGATGATCTGCTGCATCGCGGCGGCAGCATCCGGCGGAAGGTCCTTCGTCGCCTTGAACAGCGCTTCACCAAAATTACGTGCCGCACTGGAAGCCTGAAGCTGAATGAACTTCGCGGTGTCGGCCGCGCTGGCGATGAGGTTGAATGCCGTGACCCCAGTGGAAGCGTAGCCGCCAAGAAAGCCAGCCGTGCCGATGCCGCCGCTGGGACGATCCAGCCCCAGTTTCTTCAGGTCGGTTGCCAGCGACGATCGGAGGCCGCCCAGCGCGGTGCCGAAAAGGTCGGGGTTCGCGTTGCTGGCGGCCTGCAGCAGCTTGTCCAACGGCGTTTCTTGGCGAACCGAGATTTCGTTCAGCGACTGCAACGCGCCCGGCAAGTTCTGCACTCTCGTCGCGTACCGGTTGCCGCTGCCGAAAGACTGCTGATCGATCTGGCTCCAAAGCGCGAAGCTGCCCCAGAAACTCTTCGTGGCATCCGAGATCCCGGAACCCTGAATGCCGCCGGGGGTGCCGGTGAATTGGCCGTTACGCGAGACGACGAAGCCGTTCCGATCGGTCGTCCACGCCATCGGCCCGTTGCCTTCGAAGACGGTGCCGCCGCTGGGTCCGCGCGTGCCGGTAAGCCCCAGTGCGTGTTCGACGGCCAAGTCGAGAAGGCTGTGCTGATCGTCATGGCTGAGATGGGGGCCGGCGCCGGTAGCGCTCCCACCGTTGATCCCCCGAAGCCGACCAATTGCCCAAACGACCAAATCGATGTCCGCGACGATGTCGTGGATCGCCGAACCGATCGTGGCCGCAGCCGCCGGCAGGGCAGATGCCGCGTCGGCGAGCTTATGGGCCGCGAGGGCGAAGGCTTCGGTCGCATTTGCGGCGGCATCCCCTTGATCCTTTGCCCCGGTCAGCGTCGTCGCGAACTTCAGCAGCCCCCCGCCCAAACCAGCGAAAATCCTGTCCAGATCGGCACCGATGCGGTTGGCCTGCTTGTCGAAATTGTCGGACCCGAAGAACTTAAAGAGATTCTGTGTCAACGCCCCGATCTTGGCCGAGACGGAGTCGAAGACATGGCTATCGGCGATCTTGGTCAGACCGAAATCGAAAGCCTCTCTCAGCTTGTCCAGTCGGCGACTGATCAGGTTCCCGGTCTGGCTCAGAGCCTCTTCGGGCAGAAAGAGGTCGGCGAAGCGCTGGACCGCCTGGAACCTCAACTGGGCGCTTCCCCGCAATTCTGGCGTCGTTCGGCCCACAAGACCGGCTAGAACGTCTTCCGAGAGTCCGAAGCGTCTCCGAAGCAGCGGCACGCCCCCTGAGCCGCCTTCTGAGAGCTGTCTTAGAGCGATTAGGGCTTGCTCGGTGCCTTCACCCCCGACCAAGCCAAGCCGGGTTGCTAATGCGGCGAATTGCTGGATGCCTTGTGGACCGAACTGATTGGCGAGCGCGGGGGTTTGGGCAAGCAGGCTGCCGGCACCCCTGAGTTCAGAGACAAGCAGCGGGGAACTGCCAGAACCGGCGACAAGGCTGTAGTTCAAGGCGCGGGCGCGCTCCATCGACCCGACGACGCCGAGAATCGAGATTTCGAACTTGCGACTGCGCTCGTCGGCCTCCAGCATGAGTTTATTAAATTGGACAAAGGGCTGAATCAGGGCGCGGTCGATGACATTCGCGACGCGCTCGATGCTGTAGATCGAGGCGGCGAGGGTGGTCACGCCACTCTGTATGCTCGCAAAGATGCCCCCGATCCCACCGCCGCCAGCGCCGCCTCCCCCGGAGCCGCCCACCTTGTTAAACGACTGAACGATGCGGTTTGCAAGTTGATCGACGACCGCCGCAACCTGTTTGGCCTCAGCATCGACCGTTGCGGCGATCTGCTTCATCCCCTGTTGTGTTCCAGCGGCGATCTGGGAACTGTCGATAACCAAACGCAAACGAATCGGTTCGGGCATGCACAGATCAGACGACGCGAAGGCATTAAAATGCCCGCGATCTACGGGAAGATCGCGGGCCGTTGCGTTGCGTCGCGGGGCGATGCGTAGCGACGAGTTGCGGAGCGAGGCGGTGCGGCGAAAAGATCAGGCCGCGAGAGTTTCGGCCCGGGCCAAGAAATTCTGAACGTCGAACCTTCCGTAGTAACCGTTCTGGCGAGGCCGGAATCGCCCAAGTCCAATATATTTCCCCGCCGCGATGAGATACCGATGCAGGACGTCCGGCGTGATGATCGGGTCCAGCACGATGATCTCCGCGTTCGCCTTCCAAGAATGAAAGATCGGGTAGGTTTTCCAGATACGCTTCCCGGAGCCGCGTTTGCCATCGGACGGGAGAAACAGCCGTTCACTCGGGACATCGTCGGCCTTGACGCCAAGCATCAGGGGATCGAGGACCGTGACGCCAGCCTCGAAATTCTTCGTATACGTCGCCTTTCCCTTTCCGGGGATTGATTCGGAAAGGTATTTCGCGATCTCGCTCAGGCAGTTTTTGAGCGCCGTCGGCGGAATGAACGCCTCGCCGTCGGCGTCGCGGTGAATGTGTTCTCGCCACGTTCGCTTTTCGAATTCGTCGTGCGGTTCGTTCTGGCCCCGGACAGACTGAATCGCCGCTGATTGGCTGTATGGCGTCACGCCAACGATCATGCAGGTGCATCGAATCATCGAAGCTTCTCCGCTGCAAAAGCACCGCCCCGGGTTGCGATCTGCCGGTAAGGACAGGACCAAGGGCGGTGCGGGGTTCCGAAATTTAAGGGGAACAGCAGATCGCAAAAGCAGAGTAACCGCGCCGAATCCGAAGTCAAGTGATAAAGTCACCTTTCTTTCGTCTGCAATGACATCCGCCGCACCGGGCAGCGGCGACCGGCGTATCTGCTTCGAATGGGCCGACCATGAATGATGGACCTCTCTGGGAGGGGATTGAACTTCCTGAATGGAACCTGCAGGTATTTTTCAAGCTGTACCTCCGCTTCAAAGGCCGCAACCGGACGCGCATTGAAGAGGACGAATTCTGCCGGATGTTGATGTTCCAGGTCGCGGTCCACGCCAACAAACTAGGCTGGCGTCGCACTTTCGCGCAGCACAACATCGATCCGCAAGATGCCGGCGCCGAAGTCGTGAAGGCCCTGATCCCAAAACTTCTGCGCGTCAAACTGCGCCACCCATGCCCACTCGTCCTGATCCAAACCCTCAATCTCGCGATCAACAATGAACTCAAATCCGTCGTCCGCGCCAAGAACCGCAAGAGCGCGATCCCGACGCAGAACGAGGCCGAGGACTTCGAACATGCCGACATCAGCTCGGCCTCCCCGACGATCGACGGCCTGTTGCGCGCGATGAAAGACGCCGAAGAGGAAGTCTGCCCGAACTACCGCGTCGTCAAACTGGCGTATCGTCGGATGTGCGAATCGGTCGTGAGGGGGAAGAATATCCCGACCATAGAGGAAATGCCCCGCAAGATTCGGGATAGTATTGTCTTCGATGATTTCGCCCTCGTTGCGTTCCGCCTCGGCACAATCATCGACCGGTACGCGCAGGATCTCGCCAGCGCTGCTTGTTAATCTTCTCACCGAACATTTCAAAGAGACGCTGAAGCGCCACGGCCTCGATCCCGACTACGAGACCGCCGCGCGCGAAGCCCTGCAATTCTGCCGGCGCTTCTACCCTGTCGGCGTCCTGCACGTTCCCGGCCCCGAGATCATCGAACGGGTCGCCAGAGACAACCATATCGCGATGCGGATCCAAAAGGATGCGAGCATCGACAACGTGCGGAGGTTGGCCGACTGGCACGGGATCAAGAATCGGGACGTCGTCAAGACGACAGCGCGGAAGCTGGGGAGATCGGTTGCGGCCCTTCGTTCCGGCTGTCAGCAGCAGAAGCCGAGGCGTCGTCGGCGCCGGGGTCGGCTGATGATGCCCCATCGGGTCAAGGATTGCGTCGGGCAGATCGTGATGTTCGGGGTGTGATTTACAGCTTGGTGATTCTGATAAACGCGCCGGTCTTGTCGCCGTAGGTCTTCTCCAGATACTCGCAAGCGATCTGGGAATCGTCGCGCCACACGATCCCGGTCAGAGCGTCCTCCGTTGACCTGCCCAGCTTCAGCGCGTCCGGCTTCTTCGTGTGAAATCGCGGCGCCACCGGTTTCAGTTCCCCGTTGCTGCGGAAATGTGCCTGGACGCGCGGCATCACGAATCGCATCTCGACGCGCAGCGGACCTTCCAACAATGCGCCGATGTAGTTCTGTTGCGCGAATACCGCGACGGTGCGCTTCCAGTCCTTCGCCTTCGGGTTGTCATCGGTGACGATCGCGCGCTTCAGCTTTTCGATGTAGAACGCCCGCTTGCTGCCGCCGGGTTGGGGAAGGCCCGGGACGAAGAACTCAATCGATTCGGTCGCCTCTGCTGATTGTTCGAACAATGCCGTCATCGCGTCCTCTATTCGAAAAGCTGATCCGCCGCCTTGACCTCACCGCGCCCGACGGACTCGACGAGTCGCCGGCTGCTGAGTCTCTGGATATAAGCGTCCCGAGAACTACGTTTATAGTTCACCGCTTCATCGATCGATTCTCTGGTCACCGATTCGGGATACGCCGCCATGACGAACTCAAGGATCTTGCGCTCGCCTTCCGGAAGCCGCCGCAGCCAGTATTCGCGAAGATCGGCGCCAGTCGGCAATGGATCGAAGTCGGAACCCAGCGCCGCCACCCCATCGGCAGTCGCGATAATGCTGTCGCCGCGCTGCTCGACGTATCCGCGCTCGCGAAGTCGCTGAATATAGGCGTCCCTGCTGGATCGTTTGTACGCCGTCAGCACCGTGATCTGATCGCGACCCGCACCTTCAGGATATTGCGCCGCAACCGTGAGGACGGCGCGCTCGCCCTTGGGCAAGTCGCCCCCGGACTCGCCGGATGATGATGGCTTCCGATACCGGATTGTTTCCGAGAATTCTTTCGCTGGCGCTGGCGGTCTGGTGAAACTCGGCGCCTGGCGCGTCTGGGGGATCGCTGCGGACGGCACTGGCTTGGCCTTGACCATCTGGCGGATCGAGGCCGCCTCAGTCAGCATCTTGTCGCGCGTCTCGGCGACCGCTTTCCACTTCGGTTCCAGAACCGCCGTCCACTTCTCCATCGTGCCGTTCCCCATCGACTCGAACTTGTCGGCCAACTTCTCAAGCCTGCTGATTTGGGAATCCCGGATGACCGGGACCTCGACGCGCTTTTCCTTCGCGGTCGCCGGTGCCGCTGCCGGCTTGGCGATCTGCTTCTTGAGTTCCGCGATCTGGCGCCTGAGTTCTCTCGGATCGTTCGCTTTCGCCTCTTCTATTACCACGGCGAGTTTCTCTTTGACCGCCTGCAGGTCAACATCCGCCCAGCCCTTCCCGCTGATGCGTTTTTGTAGCTGCGGGGGAGCGAACGAATCGAACGTCTTGAACAGAGGAAAGCTGACACGTTTGGGGCCAAAGCCGACCTCGGGGGACCACATCCATGCCTCGGGACGTTCCAAGTTCGCGAGCGTTTTCATCACTTCGCTGCCAATTTCCGGGTCGCCGTTGCCATCAATCCAGGTTTTTATCGCCTCACGGTCTGCTGGATGAACCACGCGAAGCGCTACCAGTGTTTCGCAGCTAGTCAACGTGTCATTGTGAACCTTTTGTGGCCGCTGTGACGCGAGCAGGCATACTAATCCGAGGCCGCGCCCTTCGCTGAGCAGCCGGTTTGCCCAGTGAAGGCCCACGCCGGCAGCGGTGTCTTTGTCGGACATTCCCTTCCATTGCTTCGGCGCGAAATTATGGAACTCGTCGCCGACCAAATACAGTTCGCCCGCATTCGCGGCAAAGAGCGTCGAGGCGAAATCAATCCAAAATCGCATCATCGCGCCCTGCGTCCAGCCTCGAAGCCCGATGACGCATGGTCGGTTCCCTGAGCTGATCAGTTCCGCGATGTGCTTCCCGCTGTGGTCGTTAATTGGAACGTCTGTGGCGCGCGACTCTTTGAAGTCGCCGAACATTACCACGGGTAGCCCCGGATCTTTTCCGTTTTCCGCCAGCTTTAGGCCCCACCAATCGCCCTTAGGATCCAAAATACAAACGCGCTTCTGGACCTGCAGAAGATGCTCGACGATGTAGCGCAGCTTGGATGACTTGCCCGACCCGGTCTTGCCGAGCATGACCAGATGCTGATCAAGCACTTCCTGCGGAAAAATCAACTTGCTCATGGTGCGCTCGTTGTAGCAATGTTCGCCGGCGACGTTCCGGGAAATTCCCTGATGCGTAATCGTTCAGGCCAATCGCTAGGGTCGCCGCTGACTTTGCCGTTGATCGGCATCTGTTTGTGAAAACATCTCACCCCCGCCGACTTGCACTGATCGATAATGCTCAACGCGGCGTCGGCATAACCGTCCGCGAATCGGCCGGGGTAGTTGCCGCGCGACTCACAGCCAATAATCACCCACTCGACGTTCTGTTCGAGATAGCCCCTGATGTTCCCCAAATCTTCCAGCAGCGGCTCAAGGCTCCAGAAATGCACTGCGGCGAGGCAGGCCGATAGGTCCATCGCGCGGTCCATGCACTTCTGATTCTCGGCACTGACACCCAACCACACGTTGGGGAGTGGAAAGCTTTCGGGGACACGAATCTCATCGCCGAATTTCTCGCTTGCTGCCAGACACAACACGCCCCGTCGCGTTAGGGTCTCGCAATACTCCTTCATTCGTTCCGCGCGCTTGGTCAACACCTGGAACGTGTGCTGCGGACAAAGCGCCATAACGGCAAACACTCTGTCGATGAACTCGAACGGCACTGACTTGTGGAACATGTCCGACATGGAGTTGACGAAGACGCGGCGGGGCTTGCGCCAGCCGAACGGGATCTTCAGTGCCGGCTCGGCCGTTCGGACAATGCCGTTGAAGTGACGATCGCCCTTCGGATTCAAGACAGTCAGCCCTGCATATTTCGCCTGTCCCATTTTTTCGAGGCGGTAGGTTTGCCGAACCGCATAACATGAATCACAGCCCGGGGAGGCGTGTGTGCAGCCCGCGACCGGGTTCCATGTCGCGTCAGTCCATTCGATATCGCTAGATGTTGCCATCGATTTCCTTTGTATCGATCACGCCGCAGCCACGATCAGTTCGTCCGGCACATTGAACCAGCCCTGCCGCCCGCGCCATGGGAACGGCTTGATGATCCTTGGCGATGCAAGATGCCAAGCCCACCGTCCCGGCGCGTAATTCCCGAACATCCGTTCATCGCTCCCCAATGTCGGCGCGCAGCTTTCCGTGGGTGACCAGCCGGTGATTTCGACGGTTCCGATCACCATGCCAAGCGGCGGTCTCGAATTGGTCCAAAGCCGGTTCACTAACGGATCGGCGAGCCACTGCTTGAATGGTTCCTGCAACCAGAGTCGCCGTTGTTCCGGTGCCCACCTTTTCGAAACGTGGATCGCGACGATGCCGCGATAGTTCGGCTGCCAACTGCGCGTCTCGTTGCGCTTGGCGCCGATGACGCAAAGCGTCCCCCACGGATCCCAAAGGCTGATGCACTTCACCGCAGCCTCCGTCTTTCCGCCAGCATCGCATCGGCGATCTCGTAACAGATTCCAGCCGCTTCCGATGTCGGCTTCTCCCTCAGCACCGCCGCCAGCGCGAACGCCGCGAAGTAGTCCCGCAGCGTCATGGCGTCGGCTTCGGGGTCGATATCGTCGTCGTCATAGCGCAGACTGCGGGGATCGTGGACATTGTTGTCATCACGAACTGGCGCCGCCTCCGACCATTGGCTGCGGCGATTCTGCTTCTGTCTCTTCGATGAAAGGATGTTCCTGCCGCGCTGCGCCCTCTCAATCATGGCGTCGGTGAATTCCTTGCCGATCAGCAGGCGCGTCCAGCCGCTTCGGAGATCGTCCCAATGCAGCCCCAGCGCCTCGATGGTCGCGCGGGTAAAGGCACCGTTACGGCGCAGGCTGTTGAGAAGTTGGTGAGTCATCACCGGCATCAGATTTTTTCATCGATCGCGATCGGATGCAGCCCCGCCAAATCGGACTGGTATTTTTCGATCTCCGGTTTCAGTCGCGCCATGATCCGGGTTCGATTCTCATGGCACCATTTCTCCCAGCGATCATTGTCGCGCGCGATCTCGTCGGGGACTACTTCGTCGAATAGCCCGTAGTGCGCGATGGCGTAAAAGCCGCCGCCAGCGCCCTTGCCGGCGCGAATGTGCATGTGGGTCGGCTTTCCCAAGATGCGATAGACGAAGATGGTCTCGCCGCTTTCGGCGACGTCGCACGGCAGATCGAGGGCATCGGTTTTTCCCCGTGGCCCGATCACCACCCGCAGCAGCATCGGCGTCCGCATCAGGCGAAGCTCTTTTCCTTCCGCTGGACCGTCTATGAACTTCACCATATTGATCCTCAACTCCGAACATTCATCGCCGCCAACTGTTCCCGGACCTTAGCCTCGGCTTGCTTCAAGATCATCCAAGCCTGCATGCGCGTCAGCGGCTCGTGGGTGCGCCTGCGGTATTCAGCCGCGACCTCAGAAATCGTCCGCACCGCATACTTCTGCCCGTTCGTCCCGGTCCCGATATCAGCCTCTTCCAACATGATTACATCCTCCGTGCGAGCATCCGTGCAAAGAGATGTGAAATGGCATCGACGGACCAGCGCTGGGACACTGGTCCGCGATGCCGCCGTAGCGCTTATTCGGGCGTCAACCGATACGTGGAGTCGTCGCCGTGGTCGCCCGAAATCTGAAATCCTTTGTGTTTCATCACTCTTCTCCCGAGATGTGTGTTCGCCCGTTCGCCCCGCCGTCGTTGATCATGAGAAGTTCGTCGCAATCCGCGTTGGACTGCTTGCGGCTGGTCTGTTCGATAATGCGCCATCGCGGCGCCGGGTAGAGATCGCGGATCAGGGGATGGTCGCCGTATCGCACGACAACCCGCGCCTTCTTGAACGATGACAGTTTCAACGCCAGCCTGCGGTGATCGTTCTCGCGGAAGAAATGGCGGTACTTCAATCCGGCGTCCACCCAGGGCGCATCGGCATAAATTGCGTTACCCGTGAGGTCCCGCACTTTCTCCAAGAACGCGAAGCAGTCCATCGACACGAAACTGCATCGCTTCAGGTATCGCCGCCACTGGATCAACCCCTCGACAGCGCCGTGGAAATGCTTGGCGTTGTCGCCGCCGCCACCGTCATATCGGATCCCGATGCCGGCGGTGAATTCATTGGGCTTCCCCGCGCTGCCGTGCCGCGTCATCCAAGCGCAACAGAACGAGTCGATGGCCCATTGGAGATCGGCGTCGGCGTCGGATGCGATTTCATCCTGTGGTGCCTGTTTCGTGCCGAACAAGCCTTTGCCGAGATCGAGACCAGATAGGCGCGCGATCCAATGCCGCCTCTTCCATCCGGGCCACGAGGACCGCCGCTGCGTAGGCTTCCCGCTCGCAGTAACAAAGGGTTCGTGCCCGGTGCCCGAGGAACTCCAGCGCCCGATGAACGCCCCTATCGAGCATTCCGGCTCCGCTGCACAAACTGATGATGGGGATGGAATGTGAATCCACACGGCAATTTCCACAGAACCAGCGCCGAGCCTACGCCGTCGCCTCAGCCGCCGCCTTCGCCTTGAATGCGAACCCGCCGGACTTCAATTTCTGGAACACCGCGACCTGATCCTTGCGGCTCAGTTTCATCCACGGCTTCGTCAGCATCAGGTTCAGCTGCTGCTTGATGTCGGCTTCGTTCAACCCGAGTTCATCGGACACCGCGAACTCCGAAGCGAAATTACAAATCCAGTCCCAAGTGCAGGGGTCCGGCATCTCGATCGCCGACGGCTCCTGCTGTTCCGGCTTCTTCTCCGGTTCCTTCTCCGGCTCCTGTTGCTGCTGGGGTGGCGCGCCCTGCGTCTCTGCGGCACTGGACGTCGCCGTCTCGGTCTTTGGTTCCGGCTGCTTCTGTTCGCCGGTCGTTCCGCCACTGATGGTTCCCGACACTGGCGGGGTCTTGAAGCCGAAAGCGGTCTTGCCGTCGGTCGGCTGCGGCGGCCCTTCCTGTTTCGGGGGGAACTCGGCGTCGATCGTGGTCTCTTCGTCCCTGATGGCGTTGAAGACGCCGCGCAGTTTCAGCAGGTCGTCGCCGTCGATGTCTTCGATCCGACCGTTCGGCTTGTCGAGATATTCAAGCAACTGTTCGACGGAGACGTGCATCTTCCCGAATGCCGAGATCGCGTCGGCGAGGCGCTGCCCGTGGGTCTTGGCTTCCCCGACCGCTGTTTTCTTGGCGCTGCGCCAGACCTCATCGATCACGATCTTCGGAACGACCGAATTGAGCGCATTGCGCCGCGCGATCGCCGATGCCGCGTTCGTCGTCGTCATGATCATGTCGTCGCCGTATCGGTAGCCGTCGCGGGTCGTGATCCGCCGCCGGATGTCCACCGAACACGACACGTTGGTTTCGAGGTCGTGACAGACCCCCTGAGTCGTCACGAACTTCTCGTCCTCGCCGATCACCCTGGACCCCCAGCGAAGATTGCCCCAGCACGATGCCACGATCTCGGCGCATCGGATCGACGGGCCTTCGATGAACTTGATCTTGCCGTCCTTCTCCTTGCGCTTCAGCGTGTAGAAGCAACTCTGCGCGGTTTCCTGATTCCGCGTCGCCATCGCGACGGCGTTGTCGGTGCTTTTCGCGATTGAACGCGGATAGCGCTTCGCTGTCGATATCTGCAAATCGACCTCGGCCTTGATGATGGCCTGTGCGGAAACCTGATCTTCATTCGGGAAGATCGGCTCGGCCTGTCGCGGCAACTCCGTCGGTCGTCCTCTATTGTCTGATCCGCTCATGATTTCGATCCCTTCTCGGTTGATGGTGCTTTGAACGTGATTCTTTTCTCGGTGGTGCGCTCGATGGCCCCGACGGCGTCGAGTCGATTGACCAGTTCCTGTTTCGCTTTCCCCTTGCCCCGAGGCGGCGCCTGTGCGGCCACCGCATCCATGAGGTCCGGCAACGACAACTTCATGGCCCCGGCGATCTCCGCATCACTCAGCATCGGTGCGAGAACCGGCCATGCCAGCAGCGGCAGGACCTTGCGTTTCTCCGATTCGCTGAACTCGACGCTGCCGCCATCCGGCAACGCCTGCTTGCCGCCGTTGGCTTCGATGAATGCCTTGTGCTGTCGGCGAAAGTCCTCGCAAGCCTTCTCGACGCAGCGAAGCCCGGTGTAGATGTCGCGAAGTTTGGGGGCGATCGCGGGGAAATCGACGTCGCCCAAGCCCGTGAGATCGTTGATGCTCTGCCGCACCAGTTGGTGCCGGGCCGGACAGTTGGCAGCGCGGGGACAAAAATCACATCCTTCATTGATCCGATACGCCGCCGTCTCCCGCGTCCGCGCCGCCGTGACCAGCTTCTCTTTGAAGTCGCGCAATTCCGCGACGCCGCCGCTGCGCGTGTCGTTGATCCGGTCCCGCAGCCACGACAGCGTCACCGACCATCTCGGCTTCTCGAAAACCGTCGTCGAGAGAAGCGCGTAAGCCAGAAGCTGCGCGTAATAGTCGCGGTGCCGGCGGCCGGACTTGTAATCATCGACGGCGACGTGGTTATCGCCGACCTGCAATTTGTCGAGCGTCCCGGTCAACTCGACATCGTGGGCCAGTTGGATCGCGAACGATTGTTCCAAGAGTGGTTTCGGGAATGAGTCGCGCATCGCATCGCTGGCCTGCCGCGCGAACGCCAGCATGAAGCCGAGTTCATCGACATCATCGACGCCGTACTTCTGCGCCAACTCGACGGCGCGGGGAATCTCGCCGTCGCGCTCGTAGATCATGACCCCTTCGTGCGCCGCCGAACCAAGCCGCGATTCCTGGCGGTCGTTGTCGATGCGCAGGCCCGGCTCTTGACTGCGCGGGCACAGTATCAACAAGGGGGCGGAACTACAGCGGATGGAGATCATGGAAGCAGCCTCCCTTGCGACGCCAAAAACCAGAGCATCGACATGCCCCCGAGAACGTAAAAGGCCGCCCCAATGGCGATCAGCACAATCCGCCTCAAGACCGGCAACTCGGTAGTCAGCAAAGCCACCGCGAGACCGAGAAGGCCAGAGATAATGCCAAGAAGAAAGGTCATCGCGCCAGCTTCCTTCCGAGAAATTGCCACTGCGCCGACGAAGCCAGCAGGATGTCACAGATTAAGGTTCCGGCTCCCGATGCGACGAAGCCCCACCGAAGCGCGAAATGCAGCCACGCCATGCAGAGCGCGTAGTAGCCGCCGATCCAAATGAGCGCGAAGATCGTAAAGGCGCGGGAGGGTTTCATTTCCAGCCCCTTTCCGCAGCGACTGGACAATCCGGCCAATGCCAAGATCGCGATGCTTCCGCCATATCGAGCGCAATCCAGCGGCCGTCCTGTGTTCGCGCCCAATCCAGCGACCAGGCGCCTTCGAAGGATCGGGAAACCTTTTCGGATAGTTGGGTTAACAGCGCGATCTCGCCGTCGTCCTGCTGATTGAGTTCGGCGAGAAGTTCGCGCCAGTTCGCGACCGACGGTCTCGCGTAAGCAGGTTCCAGACAACCGACCGGCCAATAGGGATGGCGGCAGAGGACGTTCCCATTCTCGATGAAATAACGGCGCTCTTTGGTCACCGGCATTCCACGGAACGCGGTGAAGCGATGCTCAAGCGGAATGAATTTGCGGACGGCCCACGCTGAAGTAGGCAGATCGGCGCACCCGCTTTCGTCGATGAGAGTGCAGATATGCCGTGGAATGCCGACGCCGGATTCGAGAAAACAAGTCTGGTTCCATTGGTGTTTGGCGCTGAGATGCCCGGTGCGAATGAAGCAGGGGTATCCGACGCGGTCGATCGCGGCCGAAATCTGCGCGAGGAAGTCATCCCAGCCGTCCGGCTTCCTGCCGTCGAGAACGACCGTGACATCGGCATCGGTTTTGATGATCTCAGTGGGCGGCGTCTCCACGCCTGTTGATTGCAGGATCGGATACCAATAGCTGATGCAATTTCCGTCGATCATTTCGCACCCTTCGGATTCGCGATTTCCAGCAGAATGTCGGCATGGCACGAATCACCGGGTTTGCACCAGCAAGCCAGATTCTTCCCGCGCAGCACTCGCCGCGCAGCAAGGGCGACGGTCTGCCCAACCGGATTCACTTCCAGCCAAACCCGGAACGCATCAACCGCATCCTTCTTCGTGTCGATTGGAGTGGACCCGACGACGCTTCCTACCTTGAACGGGTTTCCCCACATGCCGCTGCTGCGATCAACGCAGACCACGGGCAAACCGTTGGGTGATGTGAGGCGCGACCCCTTCTTTCGGCTGCGCTGAATACGAACCGGCGTCGGGTTCATGCCGCCCTCCGCAATGTTTCAGCAATCAAATGGCCCGTTTGTTCAGTGGATGTGCGGAGAGAACCGGCTACCCACAATGCGCAATGAATAAGCCCGCAAATGCTGGATCGACCAAGCATCTGCGGGCTTTTCGTCCTATCCGACGCGGGGTAGGACGCTTCATTTTTCAACCCCGTAGGCGCCGGTGTCACCAAACCGTCACAGACATCCGCTCCGACAGCAGTTACGTTTCCAAGATACCCGACCCGCAAGGAAAAACCGCAATGCGACGACGACAGACGGCGTTCCCGCAATGGTGGAACGATCTCCACATCCCCGACCGCCTCCGCGAACAGGTCCGCGCCACCTTCACGATCAACCGCGACGGCTACGTGATCTGGTACAACGGCAGGACGCGAACCGTCTGCGGCAAGACCGTCGCGCCCGCCGATGTGCAAGACCGCTGGCTGAAGAAGAAAGAGGCCATCGACGCCGGCGCCGAATACGGTCCTCCCAACATCTACCGCGATGCCCTGGCCGACTTCCTGAAGATGCAGCGTGACCGCCTCGTCGCCGCGAAGAACCGCATCGAGCATCGCACCTACCACAACTACGAGGTCGCCCTGAACGATTTCGGCAACTTCGTCTTCGAGCATCGCAAGGTCGCGGATACACCACTGGCCGAACTCGGACCCCGCGTCTTCGCCGCCTATGCCTCGAAGTTCAACGGCTGGAAGGCCAGCGGTTTCGACTCCATCGTCTGCCGCGTCGGCGCGCTGTTCCGGTGGTGTGTCGAGATGGAATACCTCGATCGCTATCGCCCCGGCCCTCAATTCGTCAGACCGGCGAAACAGGAAATCGTTGACCAGCGCATCGACCTGACCAAGAGTTTCGAGGCCCAGGAGATCGCGGACCTCTATGTCGCGGCCAACCAAACGGTGCGCTGCTGGATCGCGCTGGGACTCTGCGCCGGCTTCAACAACTCCGACATCGCGCACCTGCCCCGCGCCGTCGTCGATCTCGAATCCGGCATCATCGACTTCCGGCGCCGCAAGTCCGGCAAGAAGCGCCGCGTCATCCCGCTGCCAGCCGATCTCGTCGATCTGCTGAAGCGATACCAGCGACCCGACCCCACCGACGCCGTTCACGCTGGCCTGTTCTTCGTCTCCGAATACGGCAATCCCTACGGCCGCACCCGAAGCCGAAACGGCGACTACATGCCGAGCGACAGCGTCAGCCGCCTGTTTGGCCGGCTGATGGATGACGCCAAAGTCGAGCGCCGCCGGGGCCGCAACTTCTCCGGCCTGCGGACGACGCTGTTCAACTGGTGGCCGCGCGGTCAATGGGATCTGGAACGCAAGATCGTCATGGGACGCGCCACCGGCACCGTCGATCTCGACAGCTATCTTGAGGATGTCGGACTGGAACGTATCGGTCATGGCGTCAACGAAGTGTGGGGTCGGGTCAAGCCGCTGATCGAGTCGGCGACGATCAATCTTCCGACTCATCCTCTTCCTCTTCGCCCTCTTCCTTGACGACGACCTTCGTCCTGCCTTCGAAAATCTCGACGATGGTGCCATCGTGCTTGAACTTGCTGATGCTCTTGCCGCGCATCAGGCCCACCAGCTTCTCCCGGGCGCTATCGACCTTCTCCTTGGCCGTCGAAAGCACTTCGTCGCGTTCGCGCTTCGCTTTCGAATATCGCTTGGCGGCGCGGAAAAGTTCCTTGTCCTGCGCATTGTCCATATCAAGCTCAGGGAAAAGGGCACGATCCTCGTTCTCAGTCGTCGTATCTGTTTCGGTCTCCGGCATTGCTTCAATCCTTTGCTGGTGATCCCAGCGTTAGCACCTGACCCCCGTATAGTCTCTGGCTTCGATCGGCCGCGCCGCTCCGTGCGGCATCGGCACTTTCTGATTCAGCACGATCCTGGCGGCATCCGACATCTTCACCTTGATAAACGGCCTCCGCGCCGAGCCGGCGAAATGGACCGCGATCCCGTGGGCAATGGCGAGACGACGAAATCGTTCTCGACTGATGCCGAGCCGCTTGGCCGCCTCGTGCGCCCAGACCAGATCCGAGATGTCCGCATCGGCTGGCATTCACACCGCCTCCAAGATCGACAGGACGTGCAAGGTCGCGTCCAACGACGGCTTCTTCGACGTCACCATCCGCCGCAGCGCCTTGATCGCTTCCTCGATCGCGATCCTCTCCCTCGATTCCATCATTTCGATCCCCCTCGCCTTATGTGGCACCACCTGGAGATATCGCTTCGTCGCCAGCGCGCACACATGCTCGAAGACCGAGACCTTCGAGATTCCGATCGTCTCGGACAACTCCACGTAGGTCGGCGACATCCCGGTGCCGCGCTGGAAGCGCCGAATCTCGTTCAGCACTTCCTGCTGTCGCGGTGTCAAGGAGTCGGGAGTATTGATCGTCGATGATCGCATGTGGCGGATTATGAAATATGTGGTTTGGCGATTTCGAGGCAGCGCGCGACCTTGTCGAGATCGAACCTGGAATCGTCGGATGATCGCACCCGCGTCTCCATATCGATCCAGATCGGGGTCTCACCAGCCGCCGCGCCGATCAGCGGAATCTGCTGTTCGAGATTATCGGGGCCGAGACCGCCAGCGTAGCCGTGATAGCAACAGGTCGTGTCGTCGTCCATGTACTGCGGCTTCGGCCATTCAGTCGGCAAAATTCCGGCACCACCCGAGATATCGAATAGTGGGACGGCATCGACGGTCTGATCTCCGTTGTTCTCGCCGTAGAGCGATTCGAGATGCGCGTTCCCCTTGGCCCCGTCGATTTGGAAGATGTATTGGCGCTTGCCGAGCGAAAGCATCGCATTGAAGAATTCCGGGGCCTTACATGGCGTGCGCTCGGCGTGAAAGTTCAGTTGGATTCTCTGAAACTCCGGGGCCAACAACAATTCCGGAATATGTACGTCACCGACCAGCAATTCCCGAACCCATCGCCCGCAGAGATGCAGCGAAAGCGAAATGTTGCCGACCCGCCTCGCGACTCCGATCAATTCAGCGATCCAAGGCGCGGATGGAAATCGGAAACTGCCGGCATCGGGGCCGACGCTGGCAGAGGCCAGAATGCCCCACTCGACGAACCTGTATTGCCGCGACAGCTTCAGCAGGTCATTCGGGATAATGCTGTCGTCGGCGCCCGTGATTGTCACTCTGTCCAGTCGCATGATCGTTTCCAATCCGATAAATGTGGGCCGAATCGGTGGGTGAGCGATCCGGCCCCGTGGAGGGGGACTAAGTTGATTTGGTTGATGCCCGGTTCTTGCGCTCGATCGCGTCGAACACTTCCTTGCGGTGGACTTGGACGTCATTCGGCGCCCGGATTCCGACGCGAACGTTGCCGCCCTTGATCCCGAAGATCATGACCTCAACGTTCTTCCCGATCATGATGGACTCATCTACCGCTCTGCGGACAACAAGCATTTTCGACTCCGTTCGTTTTTTAGGCGATCACAGTTTTCTTTCGGCGATGCTGACGTCCGAAGCGGATGATCTCCGATTCGAATCGCGCGACCTTGACCCCGTAAAGTGGTGCCAGCATCGCCGCCTCATCCAATCGCGGGCACTTCTTTCCGGCCTCGTAGTTCTTGACCGTGGATTCGCTTTTCCCGATGCGTTTGGCCATTTTTCGGCAACTCAGGCCCAACGCCTTCCGCGATTTCCTGAAGAGGTTCGGTTTCGGACCACCAACCAACCCTGGAAGATTCCCATTCCGCTCGACTTCTGGCCGAATTATGCCTGCCCGGATCAGCTTCGCCGGATGGATGCGCCAGATCAGGCCGAGGCGAGACAAAAGCACTTGCAGCATCTTCGTTTTGCATCGGCCCTCCGATTGCGCGAATCGGCCGAGACAATCATCGAGTTCTTGGCTGAGGTTCACGCCGAATCTGACGGGTTTCGTGTTCACGCCGCTTTCGCCCTAGCCTTCCTCGCGGACTCCAGTATCGCTCGCTCAATCGCCTCAAAGCTGCATTCGTAGGCCGATGCCATCGAGTCAACGGCGTCGAGCGGCGGTATCGATCTGCCGGACTCTCGGTTTTGAAGCGCCGTCTCCGTGATGCCGAGACGATCCGCCATTTGTCTTTGGGTCATCCCGAGTTCTGCGCGACGAGACTTCCAGAAGTTCTCGGTTCCCCTTGGCCTTCTGGTTTTACCAATCCGAGTTCGATTGCTCTCTCTGGATTTTCTCGCCATATTCGCACCACACGGGCCATGACAGTCTCAATCAGATTTGTCTTCGATCGCCGCTCGATGGCACCAAGTTCACGAGTCGCTTTATTGACCTCGTAAGAAAAAGAAACTCCGAAGCGCCTTCGGTCACTTGCCATCTTTAAGTGACTTTATCGCCAACTAGGCACCACTTAAAGGGGAAAATCCCAAGTTGGACTTGTCTATGTCATGGTCGGTGCTGTAAGTCTTAGGGTGGCAAGTAACTTAACGCGGGAAGAAAAAATGAATAAAGGTGTCGAAATCGATGTGAACAAGCTGGCGCGAATCCTAGACGACCGGCTGATGACGCATCAGGCGCTGGCTGTCGGCATCCATTCGAATCGGGAGACGGTGAGCCGGATTCTTGGCGGCAGCAGGCCCTCCCGCGCCGTCCTGTCCAGGATCATCGCGTTCCTCGGCATCAAGAAAGAAGCCCTTCTCAGCACCGATGTCGTGGACATCTCGATCCCGCGCGAGACCTACGACGGCTTGGTGCATCTGATGAAGTCTGATGAGACCCCGGCGAAGACGGTTCAGGAATATCTTCGGCAGCACGTCGCCAAAGAGGCGATCCGCGTCAGACACGCCGAAACCGGGAGTTCCGGGAAATCATCGGCATCTCGTACTCGCGCGCCTGATCCAAGGCGCGATGGTAGGTCGCCATCGTCGCGGCGACAGAAACCAAGATCATTCCGGCCTTGAGGTCGATATCACAGCCGACGTCGAGAATCGCGAGCGGCACCATGAAGACGATCCACTTGCGCAGCCCAACGACGATGTCCCAACGTTCCAGGAATTCTTTCGGTGCCGTCATTCCGACCCCTTCCAACGTGACCGAACGGGAGGCTAACGCCATCCGCGCGAGAGTTCAAGAGAATTGCCATTTGCCCGAGCCGATTGGATTGCGTCCCCAATTCGGAGCGGCGGAATCTAAGGGAAAGACTGACCCGGTCGCAAGCACAAAATTAAGAAAATGGGGAAGGCGGGAAATTCAGGTCGTCGCGGTCGCGCTGATCTCGCTCGTCGTGATCTTGCCACGATCCATTTCGATCGTTCGATCCCACTCGCCCTGTACCGACGATTTCTACCATATCGAGCGTGGCGCGCTGTTCTGGTCACGACATCTGGGGTCAACGGATCTGAACGATCCACCGCTCGGCGAGGCCATCGGGGCGATCCCGGTTTCGGCATCGGACTGGCTGTTGCTGCTGCCGCGATTCCGCAAGTTTGTGCTGTCGCGAGATCAGGCCCAACTCATCGTCGCGATCTGGAAATCGATCATCTTCGCCCCCTTGGTCGCGATCGTCTTTTGCTGGCTTCGCGGGTTGTACGGCGTCGGTGCCGGATGGTTCTGTGCCGCGCTGATCGTCTTCGATCCCAACGTCACGGCGCATCTTCATCTCGGCGCCATCGACATGCTCGGGGCCGAGGTCGCCGTTGTGGCGCTCTACGCGGTGTCGCGATGTCTGGACCGGCCGACGACGATCCGGCTGCTGCTGGCTTCCACTGCCATCGCGGCTGCGGTTCTGACGAAGCACACGAACATCTTGGTGCCGGTCGTCGCGGTCGGGTATGGGGCGATGCGTCGCGTTCCCTTCGCGGTCATCGTGAAGTTGCTGGCGCCGATCCCGGTGCTGATGTGGGCGCTGCTATTGTTCGACGTCTCGGTCCCGACGGTGCCGCGAGATTGGCGCGAAGCTGGCTGGGCGGCGCCGACACTGTTGCGGCATCGCGTCCCCTGCGGCCTCTACATCGGTTCGTTGTGGCAGGCGCGCTCCCATGTCGCCAGCGGGCATCCCGGTTTCCTCAACGGCGAGATCCGCGACAACGGCTGGTGGTTCTACTACTTCGCGGTCGCGGCGTACAAAGTGCCGGTCGCGACGCTGCTGTTGATCGGGGTCGCGGCGCCTTCGTTCCTGTGGAAGCCGATGGGGCGCGCCGAGTTAGAGTTGATCCTGCCGGCGATCGTGTTCGCGGCCGCGCTGTCGATGTCACCGATCAACATCGGGTTCCGGCATTTTCTGCCGGCGTATCTGTTCGTCCTGATGCTGTCGGCGCGGATCATTGCGATCATTGGAATCCCCGGCGCCGTGAAGGCGATGGCCTGGATCGGTCTCGCCGCCGGCGCGGTCCATGCCGCCAGTTTCCATCCCGACTATCTCGGCTACATCAACTGGCCGCGCGACAAGGTTTGGTTGCGCATCGGCGACAGCAATCTGGACTGGGGACAGTCGCTCAAAGAGGTCAAGGCTTGGCTGGAAGCGCATCCGCAGAACCGGCCCGTCTCCGTCGGCGCGTTCTACGGCGGCGAACCGACGCAGCGGGAGGTCCGCAGATATATCGGCAAATCGGTCGATGCCCGGCTGATCTGGGATCCGCCGCCCCAGCGCGGCTTGCTGATCGCGTCGCCGACGTGGGTTGCGGGAATCTACGGGTTCGGAGATCGCTATGCCGAGTTCAGGTCGCGCGATCCCGACGCCGTGATCGGTCGCTGCATGTTGGTCTACGATTTGGATCGGATCAGAGAAGAATCGAGTCCAGCCCACACGCAATCGTCATCCCCGATTTCCCAACCCTGATGGTCACTTCCCGGTCGTGCCACGCCGAGGGGAAACGGTCGCTGCGCAGCCGCCATATTTCTCGTTCGACCGATGGGATTTTGCTTCTGGAAGCCAGAAAGATATCGGCGGTGTATTCAAGCTCGTGAAGCAGCGCCCCGACCGCCTGTTTCGAGACCGTCGCCCGAACCGTCGCGCCCGTTTTTACGGCACCCATCAACCGCATCAGACGCTTCGCGCATCGACAGCAGCCGTTCTTGGATCGCCGCCATGCTGCGCCCGGCCATTTCCTTCGCGAATCCAGCGGCGTCGCCGTTGACCCCCGCGCCCATGAATCTTCGGTACATCGCGGCTGCTTGTTCCTCTGTGGCATCGTCGATCAGCAGGTGGACGTCGGCGCGTCCCGGTCGGACCAGTGCGCCGTCCAGCTTGTCGCGATGGTTCGTCGTCATCATGAGGATTTGGCCCTCCTTAGCGACGACGCCGTCGATGGCGTTGAGTAAGCCGCTGAAGGTGAGGTCGTGATTGCTGTCGCGCCCCTTCCATGCGGCATCGACATCTTCGATGAGAAGGACGCTGTTCGATGGAGTCCGAATCAGGCATTCGATGAGATCGTTGTCGCTCTTGAAACTCGACAGGCTCAGGACGCACAGATTCCTTCCCAACTCACTCGCCATCGCGTGCGCCAGCGAACTCTTGCCGTTTCCCGGCGGTCCATGAAGCAGGTAGCCGCGACGCCACGGGATGCCACGGTCGAAGTACCATGCCTTCGATCCGATAAACCGAACGGCGTCCGCGATCAGCGCCTCGGCCTTCCCGCCGGGCAGCACAACCGAGGCGACGCGGCGGATCGGCTTACGATCAGCCAACTGCCAGTTCGGCCCCGACGGCACCCACACTTCCACGACCGAACCATTCTTGAACTTCGCGAATCGATAGGCTTCTTCAAGCAGTTCCTCGAATATTTTCTTGTCGCGCCCGAGGCATTGCAGCGTGATCAATTCACGGTAGCCGTTCTGCATCTGCAGTTCTTTTCTCTCGACCCAAACGACGATGCGGCGGCCCCGGAAGCGCAGCCAGCAGAAACTGATCGGGAACAGTGAGAAGTCCGGTTTCACCGGGCCAGTTCCGGGACCATCAGGAAAGACCGCGTTGATCCCCATCCATCGGGATTTCGAATTCGCGGCCAGCCATTGCTTCACCCACGCGAACGCGCAGTCGCTGTTGTCGATTTCCGCCGTCAACAGCAGCCGATTCTTGATCCAGCGGAGGATCGCTTTCGGCGCATCTCGACACGCGGCGGCGCACCAACCAGCGGCGACGACCGCGAGGCCACCGGAGAAGAAGGGGTTGTGGAGAAGTTCCGAGATCATTTGATGCCGACGGCGCGTTGCAGTTCCCAAGCCTCGCCGACGCGACAAATTCCGGAAAGATGGTCGATCTCATGCTGGACCACTCGCGCGGACCAAGCGACGAAGGTGAGTTGCGTCAGCATCCAATCGAGGCCGCGATATTGCACCGTGATCCGATTGAACCGCTCGACGTTGGCGCGGACGCCGGGGAACGACAAGCAGCCCTCGACGGAAACGTTGGTCTCGGCGCTGTGATCGATGATCTCGGGGTTGAGCATGAATAAGCCGTTCGTCCGGTTCGGTGCCACGAAGACGGCGCGGCGCAGCCAATCGATTTGATTCCCCGACAGCCCGACGCCGCCAGCCGAATACTCACAAGCCGTCCGCAGCAGCCGCAGCTTGGCGACATCCCTTAAATCTTCTTCGGTGAACTCCGCAGCCACGGCTTTCAGGGACGGATGCCCGAACTTCACGATCTTCGTTGTCGCGGCACCGCAGCATCCTTTGGCTTTGGTGCCGCTGCCGCAGGGACACGGCGAATTTCTGTCATACCCGCGAAATAACTGCACCGGACGATCTAACGGCAGGATTGCAGATTTTTGATCGGTGTTCATCACATCCTCTTGGACTCCCGCTTCGCCTTCTCGATCGCGGCGGCGCGGCGCTTATCCTCGATCGCCGCGCGCTTCTGCGTCGCGACCCGATCGAGTAACCACATCAACTCCAACGTCTCCCAGCGCTGCAGTTCCGACATCACGTTCAGCCGGCAATGCTGATCCAGAATCGCGACGGCCTGTTCCATCTGAAGCGTCCCGAAAAGGCTCGCCGATTCTCCGCTTCTGAGGTCCGACGCCGCCAGCCGGTACAGTTTGACCGCCGTGAAGTTCGCCGGGTGCAGGCCGAACGTCGCGGGATACAGCAGATATTTCGGACATCGTCGGCATGGCGGATCGCGCCTCGGAACGATCGCTTTGTGCGCGGTGATGCAGCTTTTGCAGTTCCCGGTGACGCTCTCGGACGTGTTGAAGACCGGGTTCAGGCCGAACTCGTAGCCGGCCCAGTCGATGAGTTTTTTACGCGGGTCTCCCAATCGGCGGCTTGGAAGCGGCCGATGTCCTGACAGATCGTCCAAACGAAGTTGCTAAACGGCTTGCAGTGATCGAGGACGAAAAGGATGTTCTCTCTCGCCTCGCTCGACTTCCCGGAAACCGACGGGTCCATCGGAACCTCGGCGTCCATGCCGCCGCATTTCGCGACTTCGTCGGCATCCAGCGGCACCATTGATCGCAGTTTCGCGAACGTCACCTTCTCACAACGAATCACGGCTTGCAGGCAAACTTCCTGCACGACGGCGAGTTGGAACGCGGCCGGGGACTCTTCGCCCTCGCGACGCCCGCGCAATTTGATGAGGTCCTGGACCTCGCGCATCGCGTCGGGTCCGAGAAACTGCAGCCAGACCTTAAACCCAGTGGTGTCGTCGGCGTTCTCTGGATACCAGAACAGTCGCGTCAGGGCGCCGGCTTTCGGCTTCATGTTGCTGAGGTTCATAGTGACGTTCCTTTACCACAAAGCCCCCCATCTCGTTTCGCCTCAGGCGCAAAAAACCGCCCGGCAACGCACCGGGCGGACCAAAGGAGTGAAGGGGGACTGAAGGTTTAATCATCGATCGCGGCTTCGGAGGTCGTGATCTGGACCTCGATGTCCGGCGTGTTCCCATCCGTCGATGCCAAGCATTCGCCGCCCAGCGCGATATCGATGGGGCCGGGAGTCGAAATCTTGGGTGACGCATTGTTCGGCAGCAGGTTCACGCGATCGAGCAGGAACGCGAACGAATAGGCCCCGTGGGTCGCGATGATGTGGATCGAGGTATCGGTGCCGTTGATCGCCTTGTTGTAGAGGTAGAAGTCGCTGAACAGGAACGATCCGTTGAAGGTGACGTCGCGGGTGCCGGGCTTGAGGTTGACCCGCTTATTCGATCCCAGAACGAAGTTGTCGCCGTACATATTGTTCGCGATTCGCATCTGCAGCGACCGCGCGGTGCCGAGCTGGGTCGCCGAACCGGCCTCGTAGATCGCGATCTCGACGGAAGTGAAGGGATCGACCGATTCGTCGATGACCGTCGGACTGCCGCCGAAAATGCTGGTGCCGCTGGGGGACGTGAACTCGCGCCCCATCACGTCGAAACTGCCGGCCGTGATGCTGTCGATGTTGAAGTTTATGTCGCAACTGTTGACCCGGCAGCCGAGGATCGCGACGTACTGGACCGATGCCAGATCAGTGAACTTCTTCTCGACGCTGAAGCCGGTGGGCAGCGACGGGGACCCGACGATGGTGTGGACGTGGTTCGGGGCAGCGGAGCCGTTATCGACGCTGACGGAGCCGCCGAGCAGGTGCCAGAACAGTTGGGAGACGCCCTTGTGGGCCAGTTCGAAGGGGATGGAGCCGCCGGGCCGGACGGAACCGCGAACCGAGCCGGTGCTGCGGGCGCGGGAGGGAATCATCGCGTTGGAGCGGTACAGCGCGATGTTCTGATCGATGGTCTCGCCCGGCAGCAGGTTCAGTTGCCGGATCGTGGAGGCCGGTCGGGCGACGCCCCAATCGGTTTCTTTGCCCATCCTGATGCTGGATAGTGCGCCGGTGGCCTGCGTTTTCTCGAAGGTGCTGGGCATCTGCTGATCTCCTGTGGAGGTCACAGACGCCTTTGGCGGGTTGGCTGGCCGTGCGGGAGGCTTATTCGCCGCCGATGGGCACGATGAGATGGATCGATTGGGGATCGCCCTCTATGCCGGTGCCATCCGGATGCGGGTCGTGGACAAGCCTCCAATTCGCGCCGTTCACGTTCGCCACAATGGCGTGGTTAGTGCCCCCGCGAGGACTCTTGCCGAACATGAGTACTGGCTGGCATCCAGTGGGCAGGTGCATGGTGCAAGGTTTCAATGAACGTGTCGCCCCAATCGTGCGAACCGGCGAATTTGATGGCGATGCGCCGTAGGCCGCGAGAGTGAAGGAATTCGTCGATCGCGGTCTCGAATTCCTGCGCCGGCAAATCGCGAAACGCGGGAACTTCGTCCAGCTTCAAATCGAGGATCGACGCGATGGCGGCTTGGACGCAGTTGCCCTTGCCGTGCGTGGCAACAAACTGGGTCTGGAACACCGGAGTCATACGATTTGCCCGTCGCGGACGCACCCATGCCAGTGACCGGATTTGCTGGCATCCACCGAAGGCGAGAGGGTCATTGTGTCAAACGTGTCGCCGGTGCGCTGCCACATATGGCCGGGCGGAACGTCGAACGTGCCGAGTTCATGAACATGCCGGAGTTTCTCGGCTTCGGTCATTTCGATGCCGGGATGGCCTTCAACTGGGTTCGCAAACTGGACGCCCAATCGGACGGCTTGGCCCGATCGGCACTTCTCGCACGGGCAAAGGAACGTAAGGCCATCCCTGTTGGTTCCAACGCCCGGAACATCAAACCAGCGAGGATCGAGATCGGTCAGTTTCATACGCGCCTCAGAAATCCATCCTCAAGCATCCCGTGATAATCACCGGCTTGAATCGATCCGCCGCCAGCCGCGCAGGTCTCGCAACCCTGCTTGTTCACCGTAATATCCGGCGGTTCGCCGTGCCGGCACCAGCAACGGTGGGACCTGTCGCCCTTGCGCGTGCAGTTGTTGCACTCGCCATCGATGTTCCAGCTCCGGCCATTGGGCAACTTCACCGTCAATCCCCAAGGGAACCTCACCATCGCGCCAGCGGGCGCGTCTTTGAACTCCATCTCTTCGCCCGTGTCCTTGCGGCGATAGATTGGTGCCGAGCACGTTCCGCCCCCGTCCGCCGTCCATTCGCGCTCGCGCCCGGTCGGTTCCAGCAGGAAACATTTGACGCGATCGTCGCTCATGACATGCGTATCGGACGGTCGTACAGGAACTCGACGACCGCGACGAACCGGGCGAACGGGAAATTCATCGCGTCATCCCCCACGATTCCGGTGACGTGGTGATCGATGCAACTCACTTCCGGCAGCGCCAAGGCCGCGACCGCATTCTTGATCTTGATATCGGGGTCTAGGGCGTCTTTCAGGTCCTCTTGGAGATCGGACAGGACCTCATCCAGCGTCCTGTCGGCCTGCCGCTCGTCATCGGTCAACTGCACCAATCCGAACACCTTGTACTGCCGCTTATAGCGCCGCCGCCCGCCGACCACCATATCGGTCTCGGTCTCGCCGCCGGGGAACAGCCCGACCCCACGGCACAGCTTCCGGAACGCATCCTGCTTGTCCCCCTGGAACTTCGTCGGATCGCCGCCCCGGATGCACACAACTCCACGGCTTCGATAGCCGTTCTCAATCGATATTTGGCCGATCATGTGTTCGGCCCCACGCATCACCCTTGTGAGATTGGTCTCGGGCATCAGACAACCCTCGCGTTAATTCTGGACGCCACAGCCTCGCCCGCAGCCGCCGCCTTGCGCTCCAACTCAACCTTCGTGGCGTCGAGAAACCGGTTGCCGATGACACCGGGATGGTTGACGTATGGGACCTCAACAAAGTCATTGAAGCTGGGGTTCAGGAACCGCGCCGCGCCGACGCCAGCTTCCACGAACGCGATTCCCGCGAACTTGCTGCGCCTCTCCCCGATGCTGGCGGGAAACTGCAGGAACGCCGCCTCCGATGCCGCGATCGGGTGGGGCCGCGCCCCATTCAGCAGGATCGACAGCAGCGCCTTACCCTCGATCGGGTAGGTCTTGGTGCTGAACGGCGCCCGCGACTTCGTTTGGAACGTCATGTTCTCGGCTTCGCTGTAGACCTCGACCGCGACCGACCCGTCCGGCGATGTTTCGGGATCCGTCGCCTTCCACATCGGGGCCAAGAAGACGTGCCCGATGCCGGTTTCCAAGCCGTAGAGGAATTCGACCGCGTCCTTCCCCAACTCTTCGGCGAGTTGCCGCGATTCCGTCGTCGCGGCGTTTTTCAGGCTGTTGAACGCGAAATCGACGCTTTCGCGATCCAGGATGATTTGCAGGGTCGGTTTGCCCGTCAGCGCCACTGGGTCACCTGCTTCTGCCAAGCCTCAGCAGCTCGCTTTGATACTTCGCCTCGTAGCGGTCCCGCTGCGCCGTCATGGTCTTGAGCCGCTGGTCCGTCGCCCCGAGCATCTGGATGTTCTGGGTCATCGGATCCGAACCCCGGCGGTTCAATGCCGCGTTCAAGATCGCGGCACAGCAGGCGCTTTGCAGCGCGATCTCGGCCTCCGTCGGCAGCGATTCGATCGAATAGCCGGTCACGGTGTAGCGCACCGCGACCCAGCAGGTTTCAAGGGGGACGGGCATCAACCGCAGCGTGTCGCCGATCGTCTCCCAGTCGTAGCGGTCCATGCGCGACGAGCGCTGCAACTGAATGATGGTCCTGAAAACGTCAGCTTGCAGACCGGCCGGGATGATCGCCATATCATTGAACGGCCTTCCCATCCGCACGATGTCGTTGGGATCATCCATCAGGTAATCCCCGACGTAGGCGTCGCTGCGGATCACTTCCTCGATCTCATAGACATCGGTGCCGACGACCCCGGCGATGCTGTAATCCTGCTGGTTGACGACGGCCTGGAAGATGATTTCTTTCAGTCCGGACGAACCCCCGAAGATTCGGTTGAGGTCCCGGATCGCCGTTTTCATCTCCGCGACGATCGCGGCGTCGTCGATGGAGGTCTCGCCAGCACCAGCATCGGTCTTGTTGCCGGTGATGGCGCGGGCCGCTGCGATGATCTCCGTGGCGCTCAGGGACATATTCTCCACCAATAAAGACGCCCCCGACGGGTAAATGCCGGGGGCGACGAGCGAGTGTAAGAGCTTCGTGAAATTTAGACCGCGTCGCTGATCGTGATCTCTGCATAGACCTCGCCGAGAATGTTGGCGTCGGTGTTGACACCGTCCGGCTTGGTGATGCCGAAGCGGGTGTAGCCGCCCTTGGTCCGCTTGAGGGTGCGGGGATCGACGAAGTCGTCGGCCATGCCCCACATGCGGTAGGGGTTCCAGAAGATCGACGGTTCCATCTCCATCTGCGGCCGGTAGCCGAGATAGATTTTGTTCGTGTTGATCATCGGGGCGATCAGGATGCGGAGGCCGCCGTTGTCCATCAGGCCGAGGTCCCGGATCGCACCGGTGCGCTGATCGATGTTGGAGTCATCGACGCGGATCGGATCGAAGGTCTTGACCGACGAGATGTCCGTCGCCGCATTGGAGCCGCAGACCGCGAAGTTCGGGCGCACGTAACGCTTGTCGTAAATCTTCTGCATCGCCGGCAGGAAGGCGTTGGCCCAAATCTGTTCGCGCCACGCGCTCTGTTCGCTGGGGGCCAGACCGGCCCAAGCGACGGAGTTGATCGTGGGGGTGCGCTTCCAGGTGACCTTGTTGGCCGCCGGGACTGCCGCGACCATCGCGGCGATCATGACGGAGTCGACCGCGAGCTTGACGTGGTAGGCCATGCGCTCCGACATCACGGCGTTGTAGTCGCGGCCGTACTGGGAAGCGTAGTCCTCTTCGGTCTGCAGCGCCGAGATCGCCGAGACGCCGTAGGTGTCGGCCGAGATATCGATCGAGTCCATCGACATCTTCAGCAGCCCGAGGTTGTCGAGCTGGTTGGCCTGCTTGAAGAACGCGGCATTGAACTTCGTCAGATCGGCGGTGTTGTCGCCGGTCAGGATGTTCGGGGACGAGGACGCGAAGGCGTTGTCGTACAGCACGTTCTCGAAGAACACGCGCGCGGTCGGGCCGGTCATCGGGATGACCGGGAACAACTGCGGGGTGATGAGATCGGGATACGCGCGGGTGATGACCCGGAGAAGCTGCCGCGTGAAGTTCGGAATGTCGGTTCCCGCGAGCGTCGCTTCCTTGTGGAGAACCGAGGGCAACGTGACGCCGAGGTTTCGCAGCATCATCGCCATGCCGAGCTTGTAGGTGGCCTCGAAGCGCTTGCGAATCGGCTTGCTGCCGGGCATCCGCGAGTTCCAATCGACCGCTTCGATGAACGGCCGGAACTTCCGCAGCAGCCCCGCCGCTTCGAAGCTCAGGGTGCCGGCGTCGAGGATCGCCGAGTTCTGGAAATCCTCGATCTCGGCCGGGAGTCCGGCTGAAACGGCTTTTTCAAAGATGGTAAGCGTGTCGATCATCGGACGATCTCCTGTTGTTGCCTTCACAGACGCTGCGGTCGGGTTTTTGCCGATCTCAGGCGAGACGCAGTTCGCGGCGCACGGCTTCGACTTCCTCGTCCTGGCCGGGCTTCGGTTCCACCGGATCGATGCCGGTGATCGCATGGAGCGGGTTGGTTCGCTTGGAGCCGATCACCGCGTCGTATTCGGCGGTCTTTTCCTTGATGAACGCCGTGGCCTTGGCGACGTCGAAATCCGCGCTGTCGATCAGGCCCTTGCCGTCCTTGTCCGCGATCTTGGCGCCGATGACGGCGGCGTACTTGTCGTCCTTCAGCAGCGCGGGCAGCGCCTTCGTGACCTCAGCGCGGCGGGCGAGGTCCTTGTTGGCCGCTTCCTGGGCTTCGAGCTTGCCCTTCAGTTCTGCGGCCTCGTCGGTCGCCTTCTTGGTCGCGGCCTCGGCGTCGATCGCCTTTTTCTCCGCGTCCTTGAGTTCCTGCTTCAAGCCGGCGATCTCGTCGGCCAGCGGCTTCGTCGCCTCTTGGGCGGCGTCCTTCTTGGCCTGTTCGACGACCTGCAGGTGCTGGGCGAAAACGGCCCCATGCTGCGCTTCGAGTTCCTTGAGGTCTTTCATGTCCACGGTCTCCGTGTTGAGTGCTTGATCGGTACTGTCCCGCTTAGACGCTGGGGGTGTGCCGCCGGGCATCACGGCATCGACAACCGAGGGGTTATCCACCGGGTCGATCGCGATGAGTTCCCAATCGGGATTGATGACGACGACGCCGTCATCGACGCCGTCCTTCAGCCCGTATTTGGTCTTCTCTTCCGGGGTCGGGAAGTGGGCCGATCCGTAGCCCCGGGTGCTGAAACCGATCCCCCGGCCGGCGTCGATCAAAGCCTGCAAATCGGCGCCGCAGGTGTGGCCGACGATGCTCTCGAAATCGCCCCGGACATCCCCGGCGGTCATCATTTCGAGGCCGCGCCAGATGATTGCCGCGTCCTTGAGGGGGTCGTAGCTGTGATCGAGACATCCCCCCATCATCCCGGCCGCCATCTTGGCCTTGGCCCGCTCCAGTTGGACGGCCCAAACGGCTTCGGGGTAAATCCGCCGATTCCCGTTGACCTTATTTGCCTGCCCGACCTTGACGCCCTCGTATCGCGGGTTCGTGCCGGCGGCTTCGGATTTGCCCGACCCCGACGCCTTGAAGACATCGACCGCCGATTCGATCAGCTCGTAGCGGTTGCCGGATTCGCACAGGATCCGGTTCTGTTCGCGGGCATCCAGTCGCCGCCACTGCTCCGGTTCGATCGATTCCTTGGCCGCGAAGGTCGCGCCGCACTCGGCGCATTTCATCATCCCGGGCTTCCCCGGAACCGCCGAGACTTCATCGCTGCCGCAGTCCGGACAGACCTGCTTGGCCGATGCCGATTCCCCCATCTGCTGCATCAGGTTCGCGCAAGCCGATGAGATCGCGGAAAGACCCTGCTGGCTGGCGCGGCTGTGGGCGGCGGCGACGCCACGGCGGAAAATCTTGATCTCGCCGCCGACTTTCTTGGCGAACGGGTATTTGTACCGCCCCTTGGTTTTGTCGCTGACGCTGCCGTCCTCGCCGAGATGGCACTTCGCGTAGGTCGTCCAGTCGTCGCCGTTGGGACCCAAGAGTGCGTCGCCGTCGGCACCGCTGAAACTCCAACTGCCCTTTTCGATCTTGCCGTCTTTGACGAGTTCGTGGGCGTAATCGACGCCGGCTTGATAAAGTTTGACAGCCATCTTGGCGTCCTCAGACGCCTTAAAGCGGTTCCCCCGTCGCGCTCGGCAACTCGAAAGTCCCCTGATTCGGAACCGTGAAGGTCACGTCAGAACCATTTCCAACGCCGTAGACGTAGATGCCGCCGCGATAGGCTTCGAACTGCAGCAGGTCGCCGGCGCCGACGGTTTCCTCGTTCAGATGGGTCGAATATCCGCCCGGCGATCCCGGCGGCGGTGTCGTCAGCCGCCAGCGGTACAGCGCGTCGGCGTCGCGGTTGGTGACGAAACAGGTGCATTTCAGGGGGTCGGGCGACGGCGTCACCGTCTTGGGCGTCATCGAAATGGTCTTCGTCCCAGCGTTGCTCGATACCACGACCGTCGCGCTGCCGAATTGGTAGCCCGTCGCCGCCGCCGTGATCGTGTAGGTCAGTGCATCGACGGTGTGGAATGTCGCGTTGCCGCTGCTGTCGGTGACTTCATCGTAGCCGGTGGCGCCGTTTTGAAGATGAACTTCTACGCCTTGGATCGCGGCGCTGCCGTCGTTGACCGTGATCACGACCGTCGCTGGCCCGGTCCCGGCACCGCCACTTCCGCCGCCGCTATTCAGTTTCGCGCCAGTCGTCCCGGCGGTGAGATGATCGGCCATCGCTTCGTCCCAAACGGCGTCGGCGACATCGGCCGCGCTGCTGCCGATCCAGGCGAGGTCGCCGCGATCGCGCAGGGCTTCCAGCGAATCGGTCGCCGGGTCGAACGTGCCGCCGACATCCGAGGGCGTCGTCGCGGTCTTGCTGAAGGCTGATTTCAGGAACCCGAGGATCGTGTTGACCCCGCTGCCCGTGAAACTGCCGACGCGGTTCATCAGGGTCGATAGGTTCGTCGAGATCGTCGCGATGGTTGTGTTGTCTGGCGCGGTATAGCCGCTGGTCGCGAGGCGCGTGCTGGTCGCGACATCGGTTCGAGTGAGGATCGTCCCGATGCTGGTGTTGTCGGGCGCGGTGTAGGAAGTCGTCGCCAGCCGACTGCCGACAGTCGCGTTGAGGTTCGTCGAAATCGTTCCCTGCGCCGTGATGGCATTCGGCGAATCCGCCGCGTTCGTCGCGATGAGATCGGTCTTCGCCTTGATCGCCGCCGTTGTCGCCGTCAATTCGGCATCCTGAATTTCCGTGGCATCGGAGACTGAGAACGGAACCGCTCCGACCGCCCATGTCGCATCGAAGATGGCTTCCTGCGCCGTATCGGTGCTGGCGACCGTAAAGGTGACCTTGTAGCGGCCCAGCGCGATCAGCGTCATGGTCGTGCTGCCGAGGCTCGAATCCAAACTGCTTCCGGCGGGATTTCGCGCATGGATCGTCGGTGCCGCGTCCGGCGCTTCAAGCTGGCCTTGCAGGTTGTAGACATTGAGGTCGATTTCATAACTCGTCGATCCCGCAGCCGGGCGCACCAGCCAATACGGGAGAACGAGGCGACCGCGCGCCGTGTTCGTCGTGATCGCGTTGACGGCGTTGAGGATCGTCGTCTGGCTCGCCGCCGTCCCGACCGCGTTGCCGCTGGCATCGACGACTCGCGCGCCGGTCCCGGTGATCGCACTGATCCCGCCGCCGAGGACCTTGCCGCCGACATCGCCGGAGACATTCCCGCTGATGGTCACGGCCCAAGTGTCGTCGGCTTCGTTGAACTGCTGGATCATCGTGTCCAGAGTCCCGTCTCTCGAAATCGGGTTGAATTTGACGCCACCGAAGCCCGCAATAAGGTGCATTCCATCGGACACGCCAGCGGTCCCGCCGGTAACAAACATCCCGTGTTTGCTGGTGCCGTTGGCGGTCGCGACGATGCCATGACCCGCAGTCGGCGTGATGTTCAATCCGTTGCCGGAGGTCGTCGTCACATAGAGGCCATCCCCGCTCGTCCCGCCTCCGATCCATCTCATGCCCGCGCCGGTTGCGCCGCCGTCCGCCTCCATGCCGTTCCCCGTTCCATTGCCGATGACGTGGAAGCCGTGATAGCCGGTCCCCTGCGCCTCTGCCCGCAAACCCGATCCGCTTGTCGCCCCGCCGATCAGATACATGCCGCGCCCGGTTGCGCCGCCCGTTGATTTGAAGCCGTTGCCCGTGCCATTACCCGACAGCACCATCGCGTTGCCGTTACCGCCGGAACTGGTGATCGTGAAGGCGTCGCCGGAAGCGTTGGAGATTGTCAATCCGGCGGTAGCCGACACGGCGCCAGCGAAAGTCACGTTCCCCGAACACGACAGTGAAGTGAGTGAGATGTTGGCGGCATAAGAAACGACGCCAGCATGACTGACCGTGCCCGAGAAAGTGGTGTTGCCAGCAATGGAGAGGGACGAACCCAACGAGACCGCGCCTGCGAGTGTCGTCGCGCCGGAGTTGTTCAGCGAAGAAAGCGTGACGCCCGCAAAGGTCGTATTGCCCGCGACCGAGAGGGACGACGAAAGCACGACGGCGCCAGCGTGGGTGGTGTTGCCGGTCACGTTGAGAGAGGTCATCGTGAAGGCGCCGATATGGTCGTATGTCTGCGGCCCGGTAACGTCACCAGCCGCAATCGTCGCAGCCGGTTTCAGGCTGCTGTTCAGCGCCGGGGCTTCGATCGCTCGAATCGCAAAGACGCTTCCGCTCGCCGGATTCGTAATCCAGTTCCAATCGACCGTCGCGGCCTTGGTGGTTCCGTTGTATGCCGTGCAGACGCGCGATTGCCCGGCGCCCGTTCCCGCCGTAACCGTGAGGATGCACCCCTTGTAGATGTCCGTGGTCGCCGATGCCGATGCGTCGAGCGTGATGCCGCTGTTCGTCCCGCCCTGCGCCTGACCGCTGCGGAGCGGATCGGACAAGGCGTTCCACACGAAACTGCCGGTGATAATCCCGCCGACCGTGGCGTAAACGAAAAGCTGCGAGTTGTCGCCCGAAACAAGCGTTGGAAGCGTGACCGTCAGCTTGTAGGTTCCAGTGACGAGACCACTGGCAACCGTAACGGCGTTGGCGCTGGCGGTGCCGTTGACGACCAGTGTTGCGGCTGGGGTGCTGTCGGCATTGACGAGCGCGCCAGTCCCGCTATTAACCGAGTGTTGGTGCGTGAGGGTTGCGCCGCCGACTGCGTTCATGTGATCAGCCTTCCTCTACCGATTGACGGACCACCGGCGAGCGTGCCTGTGGAAATCGCGTCGCTGTAGCCGAACGTCTTGCTGCTTTGGACGACTGACACCGCTGGCAAAGTCAAATACCCATTCACCCAATTCGTGCTCGTCGTGATCGTTCCCTTGTAGGTGAAGATCGGGATGCCACCGCTGGAGTCGATGTCGGTGGGGTCAACAAAGTCCAGGGACGAATCCGCGCCGCTGTTAAGTGTGAGTATCGCCTTTGTTCCCGGCGTGCTGGCAACCAGTGTCAGTCGGTTTGCAGAGCTGGTCTGAGGCGCAAACCAGGAATTAGTGATGGTGTAAGTGTTACTGGATTTCAGGCTAAGCGTAGCCGCTCCCGCTGTATTGGTCAGCGTCGATGCAGAAAACCCGCTCGTTCCAACAAAACTGGTGCTTCCAGTTGGCAACTGAAGCGTCCCGCTGATCGCCAGAGCGGAGTTGACCGTGGCGACCGTGCTCGCCGATAGTGATACGTTGTTCCATGTAACCCCGCTTGTGCTCAATGTGCCGTTGACGCCGAGGGCTAAAGTCGATCCAGTGGTAACGACAGTGCCCGATGAATAGGTCAAGGGACCGCCACGAAATGACACCGTTCCACTGAACGTGATGTTTCCGCCTGCAAGGGTCAGGGCGTTTCTGAGTTGCCCAGCACCGCTGATCGTTCCGGCAGTCGCGGTGATTACGGTGGTCCCACTGACCGTGGTTGTTGTTACCGTAATTCCTCCCCCAACGCTCAACGTTGAACTATTCAGCGTAACCGCCGTCGTCCCGTTGAACGTCAGCGCCCCGTTGACAATCCACGCCCCCGACAGGGTGTAGGTCTGCGACGTACCCGCGAGTTGAAGCCCACCCGTCAGCGTCTTGCCGCCGCTGGTGAGGGTCGCGGTTGTGTTGCAGATCAGGTCTGAGGTCCCAGCAGGTGCGGCCATAGTGCTCGCGAACGTAACCGTCCCGGCAACCGTCAAATTCGCATTGAATGTCAGCGTGTTGGTGTAGCCGGTGCAGACGATGGATGTGCAGGCCGAGGCAGCGTCGATGATGCAGGATGGTGAACCCGAGTCGAAAACCGCAGCATCGCCGTTGACCGCCTTCGTTGTATTGGCTGGTCCGCTGCTGGCGGTCGTGCTCCAGTTACCGTCTGTTGACCAGTTGGAGTTCACCCCGCCGTTCATGAAGAACTTGGTCGCCATCGACTACAGCCTCCACGGGTTCGCTTGTTGCGCGCGACCGGCCAGCGATTGAGAGACCGTGCCGACAGATTGGGTCGTGAAGTCCATTTCCCCGAGATCAGACGCCTCACAGCGGATCGGCGCGACTCAGCAGCGACGGCAGCGCGAAGCTATCGGCGGTGCCGGTGAAGAACGCGACCTCGGGTCCGCTGCCGTTTCTCCCGATATACCAAGCGGATTTCAGGAACTCGGCCTGCAATAAGCCGTCGGCGTCGCTGCGGACCTCTCGCGCCGCCAGCGAATAAGCGGCTGCGACATCAGTTGGCGGCTCGGACAGCCTAAAGGTCACGGGAACGCGCGGATCCGGCTCGCCATCCGACCCGATCGTCGTGAGACTCCCGGTCGTCATCCCCGGCGACGCCTCGGCGGCGAATCCCGGCTGGAACCAATGATTTTGTGCCCAATGTGATCGCATTACGAAACCGTGGAACTCGACCGCTGCCCCGTGCTGGTCCCGTAGGTGATCGCGGCTTTCTCGGTTACGCCATCGCGGCCCTTGAATGAGACCGTGTTGCCGCTGACCGTCGTTTTGCCCGCCAGAACCGCCAGCATCGCGGACAGCGCCGACAGCCAGCCGATCCCGTCAACAGCGCTCGCCGCGAACTGTTCGGTCGCGACGACGACCCCCTGAAATCGCCACTTGACGCGGCCGGACCACGAATCATCCCAACTCGATTCCAGCTTCGTATAGAAGCCGTCGCCGTCATCGGCGATCCCGCTGCCGCTTTGGGCGATCAGCGGAGCGCCAGCGTTATCCACGACCTCCACGGTGAGATCGGCGACGATCCCGGCGACGCCGTAGTTCAATTCAAGTAATCGCTGGCTCATCGCGCGCTCCCGTCAGTTTTATTGCGTCCCGTGAAGCGTTTTGAGGGACTGGTACAGCGCCAGAAAATCGGAGTCCGCGATGTGGGGCTGGAACGCCGCGAACCGCCGGAACTTTCCGGGCATGCAGATGGTCCCGCCGAACGACCCGTTGCCGCAGACCCAGCCCATCGTCAGGTTCGCCCCGGCCGCGACGCCCGCAACGAAGGTGCCGTCGAGGAACATCCGGAGGCTGCCGCCGAAATACTGCACACCGAAGCAGTGCCACGTATTCCTCGCCGCCGCAGCCGTGAAGGGGAACAATCCGCCGCCGCCGCTGTCCTGAAGCTCGCCGCCGATCAGGTTGTCGGAGAAGCGGTAGACGAAATCCATCGTGTTGCTGTCGTGCCTCCCCATCATCGCGCAGTAGCTCGACGACGCCGCCGACGTGTTGTTGAACACGAACAGCAGCGAACAATCCTGACTGTTCAGCGTCGTCAACGAGTTCAGGATGTATTTCGCCGTCGTGTTGGTGGGTCCAAAGTTCAGCGACGGCTTGCTGTCGGAGTCCGACGTGATCAGCGTCGCGCCGGTGGCGTCGTGGCCGTAGTTCCCGCTGCCGCTGGCGTCCGCGATGCTCTTGACGATCTGCCCGTTCGTCGCGGCCGACCCGCTGAGGTCCTGGCTGGTAAAGAGTCCGGTTCCGTTGGCGGCACTGAGGTCGCAGACACAGCCCGCCAAATCCTCCGGGGTGATCACCGTCTGAAGCAAATTCTGCCGGATCGCCGTGTTGATGACGAAGGCGCCGTCGTAGCTCATGAACTCGAAGGCGTCGATGGCTTGTGCGGTGGCCGTGTTGACTGGCGCCGATCCGCCCGGGAACAGATACTGCGCCGCGTAATGCAGCACGAAGCCGCCGGCATTCTTAACGAAAACGACGTGCGGGACACCGGGGGTAACCGAACCCATCGCCGACAGCGTTGAGGTTCCCTGAAGGTCGATCGACAGCACGGTCCCATCGACGGCGGGGTTCCACGCGATCGCGCCGGACCCGACGACCGATTTGATCGTGTTCTTGAGTCCCGGTGCCGTCAGCAACTTCGGCGTCGTCATGCTGCCGTCGTTTTCAATGATGGCGTTGCCCCCGACGTTCAGGGCGTTGACCTTGATGCGGCATCCGACCGATCCGAACTGATAATCGGTCCCGATCGTCGCGATCGGCACCATCGTGGGGGACGAGACCAGTGGATGAAATGGATCGTTCGGATCCTCCGCGAAGGTGTTGTAAAGCGCCATCTTGTCGAGGATCGGGGTGTTGCCGCCGGCCGTGAGATTCCTCGCGATGATCCGAGTGTTGTTGTTGGTGCCCTGAATCGGCGCGTTGTGGAGGAACTCGGTATCGGCGCCGAAGATGATGTCCGTGAGTTCCGCCGGGTTCGCGCAGTTGTCGAACCAGATCGCGATGACGCCCGACGTGACCCCGCTGGTGATCCCGAAGGTCGCCTTGTCGATCGTGACGGCACTGCTGTGGAATCGCATGCCGGGGCCGACGCCGAACGCTTCGCAGTTGGCGTTGCGGATGCCGACTCGGCTGTTGTAGGCGTAGACCAGCCCGCCGCTTTGCAGCACGTTCCCGTTGACGCCGCCGGTGCCGTCGAGGTTGTTCATCCCCTGACAATCATCGATCGAACACTGGATTTCGTTGCCATAGATCGCGTAGCGGTTCGTCGGGATCCGCAGCGCCGTGGTGGATTCGATTCGGCAAGCCGGCCGCCCGTGGCTCAAGTGGATGAAGTGATCGCTGCTGTCGCGCAGCCGGCAATCCCGAATCGTCATGCCGTAGCAGACATCGTCATTGATGCCCGGCATCCCGGCCTGGATCAGCGGGCCGCCGAACTCGAAGATTTCGCAGCGCTCGACGTTTACGCCGTTGGCGGCAATCGAGTCGCCGGCGCTCGCCCCGCCGGGATAGCCCACGATCGCGGCGGTCGGGAGCGCCGTCATGTTGACGAACCGGATGCCCGCGCCAGCCAGATAGACCCGCACGGTATCGCCCACCTGCAATCCGCTGGCGTCGCCCCAAACGACGGCCGTGTGGGTGCTGCCGGTCTGTGAAACCACCGTCCAGCGGTCGCCGAAGCGGATGAAACCCTGATTGACGACGTGGACCGGCTCGACGCATTCGTGGGTCGCGGTGTAGGTGTCCATCGCGGGAGAACCAGAGAACGTGATCGTCGTTTGGACGGTGCCGGAGTTGTACGAAACGGTCGCGACGGTCAACGATGCGGCGACATGCCGCAGCAGGATGTCGGCCATTCCCTGACCGCGAATCGAGAGGTCCTTGATGTTCAGGTATGAGATCGGCCTGCCCGTGCAGGTGATCGCATCCTTGTAGTTTTGCCGCGCCTTGATGAACGTCCGCATCGCGCCGGCGCCGCAGAGGGTCATGCCGTATTCGAGGTCGGTGATCGGATCGGTGAGGTAAGTCCCGGGCGGGAAGTAGACGATGCCGGTGCCGCTGCGGGCCGCGATGACGGCGGCGGCGATCGCGGCGATATCGTCGGCGATGCCGCTCCCGACGGCCCCGAAATCCTTCACGTTGATGCCGCGCCCGTAGCGGTTCCACCATTTGCCGTCGCCGCTGCGCCGCGCCAAGACGTGGCCGCTCGACAAGTTCGCGACGGCGAGATCGAGAAGTTCGACTAATTTTCGAAAGATTCGTATCGCGCCCATACGCTGCGATCAGACGCGGCGCTCAGGTCTTGCGGTATTTTCTCAGGACGTGGCCGATCCGCACGGCGAAACCGGGGAGTTCGTCAATATGGGGAGGCGGCAGGTGGCATGCGTGAACCCAATCGATCCCGATGAAGCCGACGATGCGCTTCCCGGACCCGATGGCGCACCGCGCGATTGCCACGGTATCGTCCATCGCGGTCAAATCCTTGAAATACGAATCCGGCAGTTCGGCGACGTTCCGGAACGAGGGTCCTTCTTCCAAGACCAGATCGTTTTCTTCCTGGATCAGCGTCGTCAAGATGTCCTGAAACCGATCCACATTCTTGCTGACGCCGGGGCGCGTCCACTGGTGGGTCCTCGACTTTTTCAGGACTTCCGACCCATCGACGAAGTAGTTGCCGTTGCGGTATTTGCATAGATAGGCGCGGTCGGCGTTCACGCGGGTTCCGGCTTCCGCCAGGATCAGCATGATCTCGGTCCACATCTTGGCGTCGCGGTTGAGATGAACGGCCGTGATGACCGGCCTGAGAACGCGGTGGAAGATCCCGATGCCGACGTAAAAGAAGATCGCAATGAGACCCTCTGCGGCGACGCGCGCGGTTTCATCGACGATTGGGATCATTTGGCCTCGCCCCCGCGATCACGCCGCGACCGCGACGGCCACTGCGGTTCGCAGCACCGCCTTGGCGATCGAGGTCATCGCCAGCCGCTCGCCGTCAGTGAAGTCCTGAAACGCGGTTCGCACGGTGCCGGCGAGGTCGTCTTCGAGGAAGCCCAGCGAGTCCAAAGCGCCTTCGTCGCCGGTTGCGGCGCGGTCCAGCAGCCGCTCGGCCATCGGCTCGACATCCTGAATCCAGCGCTGCAGGTTTTCCTTCGCCCCTTCGACGGCGCGGCCGCTTTGGGTGAGGAAATCCGACGCCACGGTCTGCAGTGAATCGATTGTGGCCTGTTTCTTGTCCATGTGTTCTCCGTTGGAGATCAGAATTGAGGCGCGACGCGACCGGCTAAGGCGACGCCGGCTTCGTCGTTGCGGCCGGGACTACCGGTTTCGTGAATAGCCCGCCGACGATCGGGAGTTCCGACGCCATATTGCCGAGATACGGCACACCGCCCGCTACGGTTCCATCGCCGGCCCTGCTTTTGGCGACAAGTTCATCGAATCGGGCATGGGCGCGCTGTTCGGCGGCGACGTCGTCGGCCGTGAGGACCGGCAGCTTGTCGCGCTGGCCGCTGGCGAGTTTCTGAGTCCAATCGTCCTGCAATTTCCACATCGTTCGGGAGGTCTCGACGAGACCCTCGCGGACGTTCGTGAGTTCGGCGCGGGGAGTGCAGCCCGTAACCATCAACGGGATCAACAGGGCGACGATCATCAGGACAGTGAAAAGCCGCTTCATCAGGGACCTCCGGGGGTTTGCTGTGTGGGATCAGACGTTGCTGGCGGCACCGGGGCTACCGGCGTGACGATCACGTTGGGGACCTGCAGCGCGACTTGGGCGATCGTGCTGTCCTGAACGGTCATGCGCTTCCCCATTTGGTCTATGGACTCTTTTTGCGCATCGACCCGCCCGTCCGTCTTCGCGGCCGTAACGGCGGCGTCCTCTGCCTTCGCTTTGACTTCCTTGATTTCTTTCCGTATCGAACGCAGGGCGTTGATCAGGAGCGCCAAGCCGGCCCCGGCCCCGCCGATGATGGCTATAGCACCGGCGATCGCGCCGATAAGCGCTACGGTGTTGGTGACCCATTGGCTCGTGCCATTGGCCGGTTGCGATGTGGCTGCCAGAAAAATGCCTGTCACGCCGTCAGCAGACGCCAGCGGGCGGTCGCATCATTTGATCGGGGGTCCGGCTACCATCCAGCCGAGAAGTCCGATCAGGACGAAGACGACCACGCCTCCCCAAACCCATCGGCGGTCGTTGGCCTGAAAACCAAGGAAACCTCCGAAGAGGCCGAGGATTACGTAGATGATCCAGAACCAGTTACCTGCTGTCATGATGATGCTGTCGCTTTCTCCCGCGCGGGACGATGGCCTCAGACGCCCGAACCGACCGGGAACCCCGCCGCCTGCCGCTTGATGAACGTTTTGCGGTCTTCGTTGAGGGGCGCGAAATTGCGGTGGTACAGCGCGTCGGTCCCGGTGTAATGGGTCCAAGCGTGAAGGATGATGACGCGGTCGATGAAGGCGAGTTTCCCGGCGGCGGAAGCAACAGCCTGTAATTCATCATCACAAAGCAAGGAGCGGTATGCGGGGTTGTAGACATACCCGAACCGCTGGTAGTACGTCCTCCCCATGATCGCGATCGTGCAGAGATCGCGCCGCCGGCCATCGTGATACCACAGGCAACCGTCGAGGTCGGGGAAGCGCCAAACCATGTCCGTCGCGATGGCGTCGTCGTACTCTTTTTCGACCGGGATGAGATCGTCGGCTGCAAGCAGCAGGACATCGAAGTCGCCAGCCAAATCCATGTCGGCGTTGATGGCCTCGACCTTGGTTTTGCTGTTGCCGAATCGATAGACGACATTGGGCATCGCGTCGAGTTCGGCCCTGATCTCCGGCGTGTTCATCGTCTTGTCGTCGAGATCGAAGCTGCACAGGAACCTGACGTCGTGCTTGCCACTGAGATATTCGCGGTAGCGCGATAGGGTCTGCAGGAAGAGTTGCGGCCTCGAACGAGACGGGAATTTGATAAGCAGTCGCATGGTCACATCCGAATCGCGCCAATGCCGGACCTGCATGGATTGTCTGCGTCGATGAAAAACTCCACCAAACCGGCCTTCGTGTCGCGAATCACCGTGTCCCAGAATCGTTTGACCCCGTCACACTCGCGCAGGCCACAGATGTCGTGGAACGCCATGATCTTCGGTTTCAGCTTCGCGGCGCTGGCGGCGTCGGCTTTGACGGCGTCGTAACTGTGATCCGCGTCGATCATGACGAGATCGACGGTCCCGACATGTTCCAGCCAAATATCGAACCACGGATTGAATTGGCTGGACCCCTGAAAGAAGTCCATCCCGCTCGCGAACAATCTCGGGAACCTGAGATCGGCCCCGTAGATTCGTTCCGGTTTCAGCATGTCGGCGACGTAGCAGGCCAACCCGCCGCTGCTGACACCGATCTCAAGATAACTCTTGATCTCGAATTGCTGGACCCACGCCATGAAGGCGCCGAGTTCGTTGGGGTTCTGCTCGATGCAGTCGCCGCCGGCATAGTCGCAGTCCGGTGGACACAGCGCCGGCAGGATGCCCCTGCGCTTGGCTTCGGCGGCGTACTGTTCGGCGGTCAACATCTTTCCGGCCTTTCGCCCATGTTCTCGCGGGCGCGTTGAAGGTGATAGGCGTATCCGTTGACGACGGCGAAGCGGCAACCCTTGGCTTCGACGCGCTCGCGGAATATCGAATCGTTGGGGTTCGGGAACGCCGGCTCAGTCGGGAACATGCCCATGTCGATGAACCACTGGCGGCGGAAGGCCGATGGCGAGTACCACGCGAAGCCGGTTTCGATCTCGGGGTGCCGGTTGGCTTCGTGGGCGCAGAAGGCTTCGAAGGCGTCGCGATCGAAGCTGGCGGCGGTTCTGCCGAAGTCGGCCGCAATGTTGCTGGACGCGACCCCAATGGCGCCGCACTCGATCAGCCGCAAGCCAAGCCAGTCGGCCCGGTCGATGTTGGCGCGGATCGCGACGTCCCAGCCGGGCGCGTAGAGGATGTCGGAGTTATCCCAAAGCAGGATGTCGTATTTCGCGACTGTCGCCAGCCAGTTCCATGTCGGGTAGACGTCTTTCGCTTCGGTGCCGCTGACGTAGAGAAGTTGGTAGTCGCAGCGCGTGTTGTCGTGCAGCATGCGCCGCTTGAGTTCCAGGACCGCGTTGTTCTCGGGACAGTCTTTGTGCGGCAGGATGAGGGAGATCATTTGTTGGTTCGCTCAATTCGGCGTTAGAACTGTCCACTCCGAGACCCGCAGATCGCGTCCTTCTCTGGCATCTTCGGACGCCGTCCAATAGACCCAACCATACGGCATCGTGACGTCGGCGTTGGAGAGAAACCCGCCCCACCAAGAGAACGTGCTGTTCGAGATCACCAGCATTTTTGCCGACGCCATGTAGCCCAAGGCCGCGATCTCGTCGAGCGGCAAGACCGTTCCCCCAATCGCAGCGGCGAAGGGGTCGTCGGGGCTGTCGGTCAAGGCGGTGATCTTGCTGAATCGGTAACGCGAGATCGCGCGCCAGTAGTATTCGATCGGCAGCGCGATGTCCCAGTGGACGAAGTCGCCGCGCCTCACATGGACGACCAGTTCGTCGGGGTCGGGTCGCTCGGTCGTGAATCTGTCGGGTTCCAGCCATTTGCGGACGGTTGATCGGTCGTAGTAACTCGCGCGCTGAAAATATCCCGATGGCCTGATCTGTCGCGGCGATTTATCTGTCGCGACGGTCTCGGGGTCGTCGCTGTTCCCGCAATAGACGATCGGTGATTCGTATCTTTCACCGTCGATGCGGGTGACGAGATGAGGCAGGCCGGGGATCTCGCCGATCTCCATCGCGAACCCCAATCGCTCCGCGAGGCCGCGCGCGTAGCAGTATTGGAACAGCTTGTTGCCGAGTCTTCCGGTGTAACTGCCGAGGACCACGCTTTCACTCTCCCATGATCTTGTTTCTGATGCGCCGGCACATCGCGAGTTCGTCCCCGATCCCCATGCGATCGATGATGTGTTCGATCACCGTGTCGGTCTCATCGAACATCGGCAAACCGGCGTTCTCGTCGCGGCGCATCCGGCGCAGTACCGATTCGATGAACCGCTCTTTGTCGCCAGCGAAGAAGATGCCCGATAGATCGTCGGTGAACCCCCACGTCCGGCTGTGCGCCGCCAACTTGCGGGCGCAGGCTTCGGCGCTGATGTAGCCGATCTCATAACTCCACGGCGCGTCGCTTTCCGGCTCGCATCGATCCGTCCACGCGCCGTCGCCGATGTACTTCACGCCGCTGTATCGGCCGATCAGATTGCAGCCCCATAAGCTGTGTATCGGCACGACGCCAAGTTTGAGATGTTTGACAGGGAAAGCCCGCGCTTCGTTGCTCCCCATCTCCCCGGAAAGGCGGCTGATCCGATCGCGGCAACCGGTGGATAGCAGCACGTCAGCGTGAAGCATCAGGGCAAAATCGACCGTGGAGTTCTGAAACACGTAATCGATGCACTTCTCCTGCGCTCTGGCGATATCGTCGGGTTTGGTTACGCGAAAGTTGAGATCGACGAACTGGGTCGGCAGCGATTTCGTCATGAAGCCGACCGCTGCATGGAACGCGCGGGAATTGGCGGCGTCGGCCCCGAAGAAGAATCGCTCGTCGGCGAAGTCCAGTTTTTCCGAGACGAATTGCAGCGGGTACTGGATCTCGTCCTGCCGATCGACGTAAACCGCAGCCGCCACGCTCATGACTCAGCCCTCGCCGCCCATGTCTCGATTGTGCTGTTCCTCAGCCATCCGCTCGTTCTCTTGCTCTTGGCGTTCGCGGTCCTCTCGTTCGGCAAGCTGACGACCGTACTCCTTTTCCTCGGCGCGGCGCATGTCCTCTTGGTACTGCGCGTCGGCCATCATTTCTTCTTCGCTCGGCTCACTCATTGGGTGTCCTCGTCCTCGTCAACCATTTCGGCCGTCACGCTGCAATGCTTGCACCGAAAAAACGGCTGATCCGCCGTCGCTTCGATGATCTCGCCGTCGTCGTCTTCGGCAAAGGCGACGTAGAAATGATGCTCGCCGTCGCAGTCGCCGCACTCATGCGCGCACTTCGCGGGTCCATTGATCTTTCCGGGTTTCGATCCGCAATCTTCCCAACTCACGGGTTTGCCTCCCAAGGTTCGGGTTCGAACTCCGCTTCTTCGCGATGGCACGGACATTCGCATTTCTCGTCCATTCCATCTTCGGCCAGTGTTCCGGGTTCGTCGGAATTGCGCCGCAGCCCCGGCGATCTTCGCAGCAGGCATTCTCTGGCGTCGCAGTTCTCGTGGCAGGCGCAGGACTTCTTGCTCATCGGATCAACTCCACGTCGTAGTACCGGTGCCGTCGCACCAGTTCCGGCAGCTTCGTCCGGTCAAACGCTTCGGCGTTCCACCAGTTGAACACCGTGGGATGCAGATCGATTCTGGCGTCGGCGAGAAACCGATCCTTCCACCATTCCGGACGCCATTCATCCTTGTGGCCGTGGCAGCTCATCTTGTACGCGACGATGGCCTCGGACTGCGCATAACCGAAATGGTAGATCGTCGCGCTGAGATCGGTTTCCTTGTGCGCCCGCTTCGGACAAAGCACGCGCACCGGACGCCAGACATCGCGGCAGCACTGGTGGAAGCTGCGCCAGAAATGCACGAACCCATCGACGCCGTAATGCGATGCGTCGCCGTCCACCGCCGTCTTGATCGCCGATTCGACCGTCGCGGGTTCCCAGACCTCATCGGAGTCGGCCACCAGCACGACATCGACATCCTGGATCATCGGGCGCACGGCGGCGCGGTGAACCGCTTCGTTGGGCCAGCGCCCGCTGTGCCACTGGACCTTGGGGTTGTCGAGACAGCAGGCTTTCAGTTCCTCTTCGCTATCCGGACAACTCAGCGCGCTGGCGTGTCCGTAGCTGGGTTCCGGGGTGTAGAGGACGATGAACTTGCCGACGAAGGGGTCGAGCGCGGCGACGACCTCGCGGAGATATTCCTTGCCGTAGTGGAGCGCGCACATGGCGGCGACGCGGGTCATACGGTTCCCCTCGGCTTGTCGGCGAGTGACGGGTTCAGGATCAGCAGTTTGACGCAGGCGTGCCGGAACTCCGCATCAGTGATCTCGCCGCGACTCAGCGCCTGCGCGATGGACTGGCACATCTCATTGTTCGCCGCCTTACGCGGGTTGATGCCGCATAAATGAAACGGTGCCCATGCGCGGTCGCGGTTCGGAATCTTGATGCGCTCGATCCGGGTCACGCCAGCCATCCCTTCCACGCTTCCCCCATCGCCGATTCGACGCAGTGCCGGAACGTCAGCGTCCGCGTCATCGTCGTGTAGTTATCCAGCCAATTTGAAGCCGATCTGATCTCTTCCAGTGAATGCGTGTGATACGGGAAGACATCCAGCGAATGCTCGGCCACCAGCGGCAGTTTCCAACAAGAGAACAAAGTAAATCTGAGTGGCTCGATGATGCGCAAATTATCTTGGTGCAGGCACAACCCAACCCGGCTCGACGCCAGCCGCCGATCGCGCTCCGGACCCCAGCCGTTCGGTGCCAGCGTGATGCCGTACCGCTTCTTCAACTCCGCGATGATGGCGCTGCGCCTGCCGTTGTTCGGATCGTTGTAACTGATGCTGATGGCATCGTAGCGTTTCGGCATCACCGGCTCGCCGCCAAGTCGTTCGTGGCCGCCGACGGGCAAATACTTGATCGGCTTCGCGCCACGCAGCCTGTCGGCGCAGGTCCGGTAAAGCTGCCGGTCGCTGACCCAGGATTCGTCGTAGCACTGCGGCAGGAAACGGTCGTCGAAGCCTTCGCTGGGGCGCTCCAGTTGCCAGAGGATCAGCCGGCATCGGCGCGGCTGCATCGCGATCTCTTTGGCGTTGCCATTGTTGATGTAGAGGACGTAATCGTTGTCGCTGTTGAGATCGATTTCGTTCTGCGCGACGGACGCGAAACCGGATAGATCGACGAGGGTCCAGAAGTCGGTGTAGCTGTCGTAGATTTTGGCTTCGTCGTTGTGGAGTCGGACGAAAATGGGGTCTTTCATGGCGTCGCCCCCCGCGTTTTCTGCCAATACTGGACCGCAGCTTCGGCGTCCTCTTTCGACAAGCCGAGAAACGCTTCGGTCAGCATCTTCGGTGCCGCGTAAACCATGTTGATTCCCTGCGCGTTGAACTCATCGAGGCATTCGAGATGCGCCAAGAGAATGCGCGGCGGGCGGCTTTCGGGGATCGGGATCATCGCGCTTCCCCCAATCCGCAGACGCGACGCAGATCCCACATCCGCGACTTCCATGTATGCCAGCGATGCACATTGTCGGAACCGTTCGTCGCGATCCGCCACCGCGTCGTATCGTCGTCCATGTACTGATCGATCGCCGCGACGAGATCGTCAAGATCGTTCCAGCAGATGTGGTGGAAGCCGTTGACGTGCTCCAGATCGACATCCGGGTAACTCTGGGTCAGGCAGAACGCGCCGCACCCCATCGCCCGCAGAATCCGATCGGAACTGAATCGCGGATAGCGGAAATGGTTCTGGACGATCGCGATCTTGCAGCTCCGGTAAATCTCGGCCTCGCCCAGCGGCGATTCGTTGAGGTTCGGACAGGCGAAATCCCAGCCGGTCCCGTAGACCGCGAAGTCGTCGCCGTAGCGCTTCCGCAGCGCCACCACCATCTCCCGGCGCGGCCCCGATCCGGGAAACAACTCGCCGTAGTTGTTCCCCATGAAAACGATCGAGGCCACGCCATCATCGCGACGCGGACCATCCGGCCGATAAATGGTCTCGTCGAATCCGATTTGCAGATAATCGGCGCGGCAACCGCGATTCACCATGACATCGACATCGTGGGTGTTGGTGAACAGCGTCGTCGTGAAATGCGGCGCCAACTCGAAATACCACTCCGGCGTCGGGGTCCGGACATCGCCGGTCCAGTTCACCCTGATGCCGGGAATCTTCGCGATCGTCGCGGCGTCGAGGATGCCGGCGGTCTGAATCTGGCAGAACGTGAGATCGGGTTTCCACTCCGACGCCAACTCGACCAAGCCGCTGCGGAGATATTCGACGCCGTGCAATTCCCTCTCCCGAATCCAGTCGACCCGCACGGTCTTGCCGAGACCGTCGATGGCGCGATCCAGCGCCAACTGCGTGATCCCGGCGTTCAATGAGACGTGCAGGACTCTCATGAAATCTCGACCCCCTCGTGCGGCTTCGGAACCGCCGTGAACCCATCGCGCTCGTAGGTCCTGATCGCGGACAGATGCAGATGAAAAGCCCGCACGGTCAGCGCCGGGTTCGAGACCGCATAGCCGGCAGCGCGGAGTTCGTGGATCAGTCGGTTGTCGCAGCCCGGCACACCCAAGCCGAAGTCCGCGACGATCGGACGGATCGGACCCCGGAACATCCAGGCATCCTGAGAAAACGCCTCGCGATGCAGTCTCGGCGGCCCGTTGAATTGCAGGTCCCATCGCGACAGCGCGAAACAGTCGCCGGGTTTCAGGAACCTGTCGGCGAAGCGCAGGCCGCTTTCTTCCAAGATGATGTCGGCGTTCGCGATGACGTTGAGATCGTCGGGGCCGCTGTGGGAGTTCGCGAGATCGAAGAGGTCGCGGAAGTCGGGGCGGCGGTCGGAGCGCGTCGCGGCCGTGATCTTGCCGCCGACGAATCGGTCGCTGTTGCACCACAAGAGGACGCGATCGATGACGGCGTTCGCGAGGTTGTTGGTGAGACAGTGTGCGATCTCCATCGCGCGCTCGGGGAACGGATCGGCGTACCAGTTGGTGATCAATGAAATCACTGGGGCCTCCGGATCAATCGCGGCGTCCGGCGTCCTGCCGTTTCGGTGCGATGCTTCAACTGCCGGTAGAGGTACAGGTAGATCGGTTCCTCGATCATCACTTCGGTTTTCAGCAGCGGACGCAATCCATCGGCATAGATGCGGTCTTCATGAAACGAGAGTTCCGGTCGGAAGCGGACCTGCTGGGCCAGTTCGAGGCGCACGGGGTTCAGGTGATTCGGGTATCGCAGGTAGAGACCATCGCGCTCCGTCCACTCCTGGTTCCGGATCGAATGGTGGAACGGTCGCTTGGCATCGGCGAGGTCGTTGATGACCATCCAGCCCCGGATGCCGACGACATCGGGTTTCGATTCGATCGCCGCGATGACCAGCTTCACGTACTCGGCGCTGACGAGATCGTCGTCATCGACGAACGAGACGTATTCGGCGCCGATCGACGCCGCTTGGTCTAAGAGTTCGTTGCGCTTGCAGCCGATCTTTTTGTCGCCGCTATCTGGATTCACGATGGCGACAACTTGACCATCGTATGCGTCCAACTGCGGACCCAACATTGCCAGAAGTCGTTTCAGTAACTCTTCGCGCATTTTGAGCGCCGGATTTTCTTTTGGTGCCACGAGGGTCGGGATGAGGATGGCGAGACGCGGCATTATTTCCGGGTATTTCTGGCGATGTCCCAAATCAAACAGAAGATCGCTACCAAAATGAGCGCAATCCCCAAAATGTCGCGATGAAGATGCCCGTCGTCGCCGTGGAAGACGATGCCAAGGCCGAAGCCCGCAATGATGCCATCCACCGTTATCATGAAGGGGCTTATCTTCATTTCGCCTCCACGACCCCTTGAAGTTCCCGCAGCGCGAAATAGCACCGGACGCAAGCCGAGACATCGGCCATCGCGTCATGCGCGCCGTCGAAATCCTTGCCGGTCAGATGCCGATGCGCCTCCGTCAGTTTGGGCCATTTATAATCCCCGCGCGATCCCGGCAGTTTGCAGACTGGCGTCGCTTCCAGCATCGTGCAGAAGCCCGGCAGATCAAACATCGACATCCCGATTCGCACGTATTCGGCGGTCACGACGCTGCGATCGAAGTCGAGATTGTGCGCGACCAAAAGACCGGCGCCACGCGCGATTTCCCCCAAGGTCCACATCGCCATCTTCAGCGTGATGCCGCAGTCTTCACAGAGTTCGGCGGTGATCCCATGCACGGCGGCGGCTTCCTCCGATATCTTCCAGCCGTCCGGACGGATCAACGTGGAGAACCGCGCCAGCACCTTTTTCTCATCAGAGATCAGCATCGCGGCCAACTGGACCATGTGGGGCTGCTTGGGGTCAGTCGCCGGCAGATTGAACCGCCATTTGTCGGTTGTTTCGGTGTCGATAAACAGGATCGGCTTCATCGCTTCTCCGTCATTCGTTCGATCTTCCGTTTCAGCATCGCGTTCTCTTGCCGCGCCAACAGAAGCTCCCTCGCGATGACGCGCAGCCGTTCCAAATAGGCGTCGCTCGCGATGATCTCTCTCAGTTCGGTGTCGGTGATGTCAGAAGTCGCTTCCACGGCACGAACGCTTTTACAGGATCGCCGACTTCCTGTTTCACAAAATTTCGCGCCGTCTCGATGATCCGCCTTCTCTGCCCCTCATGCCGGGCCAGAAAACTCGCCCACGTCGCCATTTGGGTCGAATCGTCCCCCAGCAGCCCATTGATCCCCGGCTGCACGATCTCGGGTATCGCGTAATTGCGCTCCGACACCACCGGGACGCCCGCCGCCATCGCCTCGACGATGACCCGGCAATACGATTCGCCCGCCGGACCCGGCTTGTAGAACAGCAGGTCCAGTGAATCCAGGAACTCGGCCGTCGATTCGGCGTCCTGCGGCAACAACTCGTAAACCGTGTCGGTTCGCGGCGGCTCCCGGAGTGCGGCGGCCGCGCGCCTGCCGAACCCCATGATCCGGACGATCTTTTTCTTGCCCTCCGGCACCGCGATGCGCTCGAAACCGTCCCAGAGATCGAACGGGAACTTCGCGGGGTCGTCGCGGCTGATCCTGCCGATCACGAAGCGGTCGGGTCGCGGCTCCCGGTATCGGTAGCGAATCCCCTGAAAACAGTCGTCGATGTCGAAGAACGGCGCGTATCCCTCGAACTCGCGCACCGGCGCGATCGGCTCCAACGCCTCCATGAGTTTGTGGCGCTGGTATTCCGAGACGAAGCCAAAGAGATCGATCCAGCCGGCGGCATGCGAGGCCAGCTCCATCCCGGTCGTCACGCTCATGCAATTCATCCAAATGACCTTGCGCGGCCTGCCGGCTTCGATCAGTTCGGGAAGGCGGGACAGAAATCTCCCGCAGTTCCACGACGCCACGATCTTGTCGCGGAAGATGTCGGGTCGGTATTCGTGAGTGCTACAGCCGATGCTGTCGGCATATTCGATGGCGTCGGCGTTGGCACCGAAGAGGTTGACGAGATGGACGGCGACGCCGTGACGACGGAGAAGATTGCAGCAATGCGCTGTCTCCGAGAGTGCGCCGCCGCACTTGCCGAGATGACCCGCGATCCAAAGTTCCATCAGCCGTTGCCTCTGATAGAAACGAAGGCCCCGCTGATCCCGCAGGTCCGAAGAATTGAAGCGTTGTTCGGCCCGTAGGCGATCAGCACTGATGGCGCGCCAGCGTTGGCCTCGGCGCGGGTTCCATCGACGCGATAGAAGTGAATTCGACCCTCAAGAAACAGCAGCGCGTCGGCGCGCTCCCAGATATGCCGATGAAACCACTCGGTTTCGGTGCGGGCAAACGTCAGTGCCATTCCATTGCCGTGACGCGCCAGCCGCGCGATCCACTTCTCCATCTCGGGGCCATAAGGGGAGTTCAGAAAGACCCTCCCGCTCCATTCCTGCGCCAGCCCGTCGTCTTCGATGGTGTAGTGCCTTTTCGCCGTATCCCACGGTCGGGAAATCGGCGAACACGGGTCGAGATCAAATTCGCCAAGCGCCTTCAAGATTATTGGTGGCGTCAACCATTCGTCGGTGCGGCCTTGAGTGCGATGGTGCCCGCCGATTCCTTTTCTCAGCGCAAAATCACTCATTCGATTCGCCTCAATATTCCGGCTATGGCTTTTTAGTCGGCGGAATTGTCGGAGGCAGACTTCGTATCTCTTCCGCCAACTGCTCAGCGAAGCGGCGGTCTGCCGCCGTGATGAAATTTCGCTTCATCAACCAGTTGGCGACCATGTCCGGCGTCATCAGGATCGTGCTATTTCGTCCGCTCGCCGCCACGACGATGTCGAGACACTGCGGTTCGATCGCTAGCTCGGCCATTGGCATGCGGTCGTGGTGCAGCGTGATCCTCGCACTGAGGACACCGCAGACGCGCTTGTCGGTCCCGGCCTCCCAAATCTCGATTTCGCCGGGATTCTTCTGAACGATTTTGATGTTGAGTTGATCCATCTTTCTCCTAAATCAGTATTCCGCCGATGCCCCGCGCGGCGCATTCCCGAGATGGAACCCGTGACAGAGAGAACAGCGATACACGCGAAGGGCGCTGGCCTTGACCCTTCGCCGCGAGTGCCGCTTCAACATTCTCGACGCCACACGCTCGGCCGCATGCCGGGTGTCGTAGCGCATCTTGGCCTCGCAAATGACGGAGATGTCCTCACTCATGACACCACCGCCCGGCATTCCGGACACGCCAGCTGCCACGGCCCATTCGCCTTCTTGGTCTCGCGCATTCTGGCGCCGCAGCGCGGACAGAGATTGCGATCACGCGCGGCATCGGGGTCTGGTGCGCCACGGCCCTTTCGCTTGTTTTCCTCGCGATCCATTTCCCGAATCATGTCGTCATGGACCCGGCGATACGTGCGCCCGCATTTCGTGAACCGCAGATGTCGGGAGTCGATGCTAAAGGTCGCGCCGTCCGGCGAGACCTGGACCATCAGGTGCGGCAGCGCGATCGCCAGTATCCGCAGCGGCAAACCGGCCAAACCGGGATATTCGTTGCGCTGGTGCCGGCGGCGCATCCACGGCGGCAGATCGGTATCGACCGCTTCGGGTTCCGGCTCGAAGACCAGAACGATGTCGCCGACGTTGAGATCGTCGATTCTCATGATCGTCACGGGAAAAACTGCGCCGCTTTGTCGATGGCCTCGCGAAAGGTCGCAGCCACGGCCGTCTCATCGATGTCATCCATCGTGGTGAGTTTCGTGACCTGATTTATGTCGATCCCGTCGCCGACGTTGTCCTCAGTGATCATCCAGCCGGCCCAATCGCCGCGATGTTTCTCGATCCAGTCGAGTCGTTCGGTGTCGGTCATCGGTCATTCCTCCGGAATCGCCGACGGATCGAAGCCCGGCTCGTTCGCCGCCAGCGCCAAGTCCTCCGGCGATCTCGGCTCGGCGAACGACCAGCGGATCACGACGCAGGCGGTCAGTTCCTTGCCGTCCGGCAGCTTCGCGCGCTTGTACCGGCCGACGATGAAGATGCTGCGGCCCTTGTCGAAGCGCTGGTAGATCGCCTCGGCCATCGGCCCATAGGCGACGATTTCGATGATGTTGAGTTCGGGACGGCCCGGGGGTTTGCCGGGAATCCACGTCGCCATCCGCACGGCGAACCGGCAGGCTTCGCGGCCCTTCCACACGATCTCCATCTTCGGCGGTCGCGTGACCGTGCCCCCGACCAGCATTTCGTTAATGGAGATCATGATTTGGCGTTGGCTGCGTTTCGATCGGCTTCAATACCGAGAAACTGTTTCGGGGGTCCGAGCGACTTCAGCATCTCGCGGAAAAACCTGTCGAAATCAGCGTGAACGATCTTGGGTGGGCTATAGGGCGGGATCTGAAATTCGATCCGGCTGAAGTCATTGCCGTTGAGATTGACGAAAGGTGGTCTCGAAACGATTCCCCCGGTCGCGAACTTTTTCGCCCCGAACAGCCGCGCCGGCGCCATCGCGACCCCCGCCGCGCCCGCCAGCATCGCTTTGATGAAACCGCGTCGATTCATGGTGCCTCCACGTATTCGTTGAAATCCGGCATCCGATCCCGCGCCATAACTTCCAGCGGATCGACCGATTCCGCGATTCGGCTGGCGCGGACTGCGGTTGCGGCGGCGGCGGCGGTCGGGTTTCTCATGCTGTCGTACTCAATCCACTGCACGGAACGAACGTAGTCGCCATAGAACTGTTGCAGGGTCACGACGCGCCCGTCGTCCAGTCTGGCAAACCGATCGCTCATGCCACTTCCCTGAGTTCCTTGATTTCCAACTGCCGCGCCGCCGCCTCGACATCGAAGTTCGGCACGACGTTATGGATGTCGAACCGCCCGATCTTATCCAACTGCGCGGCCGTCATTTTTGAGATCCGCCGCTCGTCCAGGATGAAGCGCAGATATTTCAGTTCCGACGCGATATTCGGCTGTTCCATCAGCTTCGCGATCATGTTGTCGGTTTCCGATGGCGTCAGCGATGGCCCGTCGCCGCCACTGCCGCCGCTCATGCTGCTGCCGCCTCCGCTCCCGACCGTGGCATCGACCTCGCCGAGATCGGCCAAAGCCTCATCGTCGATATTCATGACCGTTCGCAAAAACCACTTCGTATTCGGCTGCTTCCCGGTCTGCGCGAACGCCTTGGCGAGAAACAGCACCGTCTGGGCGTGGCTGTGCTGAATCTGGGCGCGGACCAATTCATCGCGCGTTCCCAAGGACGGTGGGAAGATGACATATTTCAGCGATCTCGGGTCGATCCCCATCAGCAGCAATTCGATCCAGTAGAGATGGTTCAGCCCTTGGATCAGCGCCAACTGCATCCGCCGCGCCTTCCTCGCGAACACGATGGTCAATTCCGTTCCCACCGACCGCATGGTGTCCTGCTCGTAGCCGAGATGCAGTTTCGGCGGTCCCAGCCCGGCCAGCAGCTTGTTGAAGAAGTGCTGGAAATCCGCGACCTGATCGAGATTCGCGTCCCCCTGCATCGGCGAGACATCCGATGGCGAGTCCTTGTTGCGCTTCGTGACGATCACGTCTTCGCTCGGCGGCGGCGTGATCCGCTGGTTCTGGAAATTCCTGCTGCTGTCGATCGTCCGGACCTTCGTATTGGCCTTCTTGTACGCTTCCTTGCGCTTCTGCCGTTCCTTCTCATCGGAAGTGTCGCCGACATCGATCGTGTGCTTGTAGCGCATCGACGCTCGTTCCAGCCGCCGGGTCATCATGCCCGATTCCATAGCCTCAACTTGAATCCACGATCGCAGGCACGACCACAGGATGCTGCGGCCATAGGTGTCGGCGCGGCTCTTGCGGTTCGCGAAATGGATCATCTTCCACGCCGGCCACGTCGTCGTCGGCTCGGTGTAGCCCGGGGGAAATCGACCGAACCATTTGTCCGGTGCCGCGTCGGGCAGAACCCGAATCTGCCGAATATCCATCGGCTGCAATTTCGCGACGTGGACGTCGCCGCCCTCACTCGCGAGACCGATCTGCTCGAACCACGACCCATATTTCGCCATGTCGCGGACGACGTGGTGCTTCATGATGTCGGGCAGCAGGTGGCGGTTCACGCGGTACGCGATGTCCGAAAGCATCGCCTGGACCTTGTCGTCCGGGACGACCGGCTGGGGTTCGAAGCCGCCGCCGTAGCGCGATTCCTCCCCGATCGTGCCGGTGCAAACCATGTCGGCCCAAACGGATAGCGCGGAATCGATCTCCGGGCGCGTCGCCTCCATGATGTCGTATTGGTCGAATCGCGAGAGTCTGGCCTGTTCCTGCCCGTGATGCCTGCCGTACCACGCCGACAGCTCCGACTCGATGTTCCCCGGCTCGATATTGCCATCCGACCCGATCAGTTGCGCCCACGTCGCGACGGCGGATTTTGGCAGTGCGGCATCTTTGCCGTCTCGGAACTCCCGCGCGGCCTTGACGGTGACGAAATGCTGATGGGCCTCGGACGCGATGCTTCCGCTCGCGACGTTGCCGGGGGTGTCGTCGAGGTTCTGAAGGTGGTGCCGGACGGTTTCGATGTGCCGCTGGAGTCGGGGGTCTGCCATGCTGCCGACAGCAGACGCCGCCGGAAGGTGCGGAATAGAAAAAGATGGCGTTTTCGGTGCCGCCAGCGGGGGTTTTTGGAGAGGCAAAAAATGAGGGGCGGGCGTTGCTTGGGGTCAGTTGACCACGTCTCAGTCCGAATGGAACCCGGGACAGTCGCCCGCCCCAATCGTTATACGGTGAACCGTGACAACTGCGCGCAAAAAAGAAGCCCGGGCTTGAAGAGGATGCCGTGCTCGCAGGCGCGCGGTTTTGCCGCAGTTCGGCTTTCGTTCAATTTCGGATTTGCGCGTGGGGATGTAGGATCGTCGTCGGGCATGATGCGTTCCCTAGAAACGTGTCGGCCAAGTGGCCGGGTTGGAGCGTCGAACTCCGATCCGGCTGCGTTTATTTCAACGACGCCTTGGGGTCGTGTCAATAACAAATTGGGGGGAATCGGGGTTATCGCGTTAAGATGGGTCATGCGGCACCCGCCTTCCGACCCCTAATCCAAGCATTCGGATACCACTCAAGCAGCCCAAACACCGCACACTCTTCGCCCGGTTGTTTCGGGAGCTTGTGGAATGTCTGCGAGTTTTTCGAGAGCGAGATATACAGGGAGCGCTTTGCGTTTGCCGTGCTCTTGGCTCTGAACCTGTATCCCCCCGCACACAAAACGTCGTAGATTTCGTTTACTGTTGTAGGGCCAGCCGCGCGGCGCATTTCCAGAAATTTTCGGATCGCCGCCGCGAGCGGCAGCCCATGAAATTCGTTGGGCCGAATCGTTGCCGAAGGTATGCCGATTTCGGCCTCAGGGTATGGCATATCGACACCATTCCGCTGGCAGAGTTGATTGATAAGACGCCTTGTTGTTCGCGCTTCGCCCTCCTGCAATTGCAGGTGGGACTTGAGAATAGATATTGCGATAGACAAAGATTCCTGCTCGGACACGAGTTTCCTCCCCCTCGCCGCGTCGCCGAAGATGTTGGGCATACCATGGGTCATCAGATTCGGTATCCGGTAATAGAATCAGTCGTCTTAACCGTGCCGTCCTTCACCAGCTTCTCCAACTCAAGCCGCATCCGCTTTGCGCTGGCTGGCGTGCGATTGATAGCTGGTCTTGGTCATGGTGCACGCCCCTCTCGCCCGCTCGCGGGGTTCTTCGCCTTGTGCATTTCCTCTGTGTTCTTTTGCGCTTCTTCACGGCAGGCGGGGCAAGCCGTTTGCTCTCGCTCGCCCTTGAACAGCGGGCGCGGCATCAGAAACAATCGCTCACAGAATGGGCATCGGACGGTTATGCGATCACCTTGCTCACGCGGGTTCACGACTTCGCTCCTTCCCGGAATCGGCGGCGAGGGCTTTGCAAATATCCTGCATGATGCTGCACAGCTTCACTGGGTTGCCCAGCGGAGTCGTTACCGTTTCTGGCACTTCTCCTTCTGGGTCCCCGTACATGACACAGATGAAGGCCCTAGCGTTCTTCAACGCCTCCTCCATCGCCGCCATGCGGGCGATTAACAAGTCCCGCGCTGCAGTTCGTTTTGCGACATGGTTCTAAGCCTCGAAGAAAACGCAGTCATCCCGTTCGATGTTATCGAAGATCCCGCGCTCCCCCTGCATGTTCGCCTCAATCGTGCTTTCCACGATCCCCATCTCCGGCATCCCATCGGTGATGTCCCAGCCGGACAAACCCGACATCTCGACGGCCGCGAACAACAGGTTCAGCGCATGCAGCGCGTGATCCGGACCCTGTTTCTCCCAGAACCAGCACTCGCGGCCCTTGTACTTGATCGGCGTCCGGATCGCGTTCCCGACTTCCAATTTGAACTGGCCGTTGGTGAGTTGCTTGAAATTCTGCGGCAGCACGATCCCGGCGCCGGTCTGGAAGGCGTGATGCACGACATCGAGGGTCATGGTGCGTTCCAGGGTCACGAGTTTTTCCGGTTCGTTCCGGATCATCTTGACGTTGCCGCCGGGAGAGGGGTTGTATTGCGCGCGCCAGACTTCGATGCCGTGGTTCTCGGCTTTTTCTTGAAGCCACTTTGCAGCCGAAGTCTCGGGTCTGGTATCTACGCAGCCATATCGAACACCGTATTGCCGCAGCAGGAATAGGACGTGATCTTGGGACTCGACCTTGCCGACAAAGACGGGTCGGACGACGGTCGCACCGGTGATCGATGATCGATGGCAATCCCCGATTACCAAATCCAAACTTCCAGGACGAACATCCGTGCCGCTCAGGCATGGCGGCTTCACCAATGCCGGCGGCAGTCCGTAGCAGCCTTCCTCGAAAGTCGGGATTGTCATCGCTGGTTCAGACGTGAATGGTAGCCGCCTCCACATGATGTCGCGCGCCGGCGTCATCGGGAGGCCACGGGCGACGCGCTCCATCATCAGTTCGCTGATTCGATCGGTTGAGACGTACCAAATTCGAGGTTCTGTCGGAGTCAGGTACTCCGTTCTGAGAAAGTCGATGAACTGGCGCTGATACGGCTGGAGGCCGGCACCGATTAGCCGTCTCTCCGTCGTGTTGGCCTTCGCGATCCGGCGAAAACCCGAAACCAGCGGCCATGCGGCAGCAACCAGAACCGATTGAAGTCCGCGAAGCATGAGTTTTCGTCGCGTCATTTCTTACTCCATCAAACGTGGATGCTTTCGCCAGCCTTCTCGGCGTCGGCCAAAACTCGGCGCGCCCAACTCTCGAAGTGGCGATTCACATACTCGGCGAATTTTTCGGCTGTCTGTTTCGGTTCGGCATTCCAAACCTGATTCATGACATCGACTTTGTCCATCCCGAGGCTGAGGACTCCAGCGGCACCGGTGGTGAAGGAGGAAAGCTCGGCTCGCATGCGGGCTGCTCGTCGATGGACGGACGCAAGTTCGATTCCATTCCGCGCAAGCGCCTCGGCCTGAGATTCAAGATGCTTCTGCATGTCGCGGACCAGCCACAGCAGATTTCGGTAGGTCTGGACCGACACGTCCAGTAGATGATCTCGCACCGGTTCCATCGCGCATTGGTTTGGGTTTTCCATGCGGTCATCCTAGCGAGGACCGGTGCTTCTCATTTCCGATGGCTCGGAGATCCAATCACAGAACCGCCGCCACAGCGATCGCGGCACCGCGCATCGGGCGCAGCGATGGTTCGGTTCGATCCAGCCGCAGCGCGGACAATAGGGTGAAATAACTGATCGTTTCCCGTGCGCTGTCGCGGGATTCCATTTCGTGTGCGCTGCCGCATCCGCCGAAATATTGTCGACCGTCATGAAATCTCTCGGCGGTGGTCCGTTGACGCCCATCGTGACCCTCTGCTTTGGCGCAGGCAGTGGAATAGCGCCCATTTAAGCCTCTGGTTTCTGTGATGCCGCGCCGACGCCGACGTACACCCATCGCTTTCCTGCGGCATCAAGTTTGTAAAAGTGCTTGCCGAAGCGAATCAGTGTGGACGTGCACAGCCGTTTCCTGATCGATTTCGGCGGCAATTCTTGCGGGGTCGCCGTCGCGCCGTCGTGGGGACCGCCGATCAATGGCAACGCTCTCATCATCGCTTCTTCCGCCATTTCGGGACGCCGTGGCCTGCCCTGACGACGCTGAGGCAGGTTCGGCACGTCGCCGGGTCTTCGCTGCGTTTCCAACTCCGCTCGTGACCGATCATCGTACCGCAAAGCGTCATCGACGGGCGCGCCAAGGCGACGAGATGGTTCGTCGTCCTGCCATCGTAAGTCGCGGCGACGCGGCCTTGCATCACCCGATGATATCGCGGGAAGTGGGGATCGTTCGCGGGAATCCGGCGTTACGGTGCCGGCGGCGTCTCGGCCGCTGGCGCGGGAACGGCTACCGGCGGGGGTGCTTGGAACGCGGCGTCGGCGGTATCGGCGATGCTGCCGAGTTGGGTGACCTCACCGGTGAGATCGGGCGTCGCGGTCGCGAGTTGCGCCTTCAGGTCCGCGATCGTCGCTTCCTGGGCCGCGATCTTGGCATTGGCGCGTTCGATGACGCCGCCGACGCTTTTGGCGACCCGATCGGTTGCGGCCGTGAGTTTATCGAGTTGTTCCGACATCTTTGCGATCCTTTCCAAGAGGGGGGCCAGCATCGACTCGCCGACGCGGTGCGCGACGTGACGAATCAGCTTGTTCAGTTGTTCCAAGGTCACAATCAGTTCCGACGCCGGCGCAGGACCGATCAGGTGGCATCGAGATCGCGCCATTCGATGTCGTTCGCCGGCTTCATCGCATAAGGCGCGACCCCGGCGGCGCGGCCGGTGCTGGCGTTCTCCATCATCGCTTCCGTGATGTTCGATCCGCTGGTGTTGTACGGAATCCCTAGCTTGTCGTTGATGAAGTCGCGCATCAGGTTCGGGTCGTGCAGGCACCCTTTGTACTCGCTGAACATCTCGCTCATGTTGATCGTCGGGTTGTAGAGGCTGGAAAGCTGGTAGCCGTGCCGACGCTTCCCCGGGTTCATCGCGCGCCACTCGCCCTCGCGATGCAGCCGGACCATCGGCATCGCGCAGTTGATGCAGATCGGGCGCGGCTCCATCGGTCCATCGGGATCCCAGTTCTCATCCCGGATCCGGACCTCCATGATCGCGCCATACTCGTTTTTCACTTCCTCGATGAAATGACTCCACCAGCCAAGAACCTGCCACTGCCCGCAGGTCGGACAGGGGATGTGCCACTGCCGCTGATCGCTGATCTTGAACTGCCAGTCGATGTTCTGGTTTTCCTCCGTCCCGACGCCGCGCGGGTTCCCCATGTCGAGGTTGAAGCGGTAATCCGATCCGGTGAGACGGTTCGACGCTTTCTTCAACAGCACGATGTCGCAAAGCTGATGCTCGTCGGTGGTCTTGCAGTCGCCGTGATGGCTGCTGAACTCGGCTTCGGCATTGGCGTTGATGAAGTTGATGAATCCGTCGCCGAAATGCTTGTAGTTCGCGGAATCAACTTCGGCGCCGCGCTGCTTCGCGGATTGCAGCATCCCCTTGTAGAACGGCACGCGCTCGAAAGTCGGGTCGATGACGCCGAGAACGATCTTGTTGCGCTTCGGCAATGAGTCGAAAATCCAGAAGACCCCAAGCCCCAAAGCGGCCTTGGCGGCGGCGTCGCATATCCCGAATTGCGTTTTGCCATACCCCGCACTGCCGCAGCACACAAGGTCCTGCGCTTCGCTCTTGTAGATTTCGACCAGGAACGGCCAAGCCTCGAAATCCAGCGGTTCGCCCTTGTCGGTGACGTGCTGTGTCGTCGCGATCATCCAGCGGAGATCCGCGACTTCCCGCATCTTCGCCGCGCGCTTCGCCTCCAATTTCATCTGCCGATCGAGGTCCTGCTTGTGGACCTGCTCGGCGAGGCTGATCGGGACAACCGGCTCTGCTGGCGGCGGTGGTTCGGCTGGAATCTTCTCGATGGCGGGGACGCGGCGGCCGGCTTTACTTTTGCGCTTCATCAGGCAGCGCAGACGCCGCCGGCTTCGCCGTCGCCTTGACCCTCGCCTCGGCGCGGACGGCCGACGTGATCGCCTTGGCCGTTCTCGCCGGCAGGGTCTTCATGTCGATCTGCCGCGCCGCATCTCTGACCGAAACCGAGACCCCGCCGCTTTTCTGGAACTTCTCGGTGAGTTGGCGAATCATCTGGCCGGCGAGGTCCCTGGCCTCGGTGGTTTGATCGAGTTGATGCAGTTCGATGATCAGCCGCTCCATCGCGATCAAGAGAGTGATCATCCCGGGTTCGATCTGGCGGGTCACGGTTTGGGATTTCTTCCGCCGCTGCATCACCGGTCTGCCGGCGTCGTCCATCGGGGTCGTCCCATCGCCGAACTTGACCTTGACGAAGTGGTAGGTCGTCACGACCTTGGGTTTCTCGATCGCCTTGTAGATCAACGCGCGGACCCCTTCGAGTCGGCGGATGACCAGCCGGCGCTCGACGTCGGCGCTGCCGTCGGGTCTCTCGTCCCAAAGCTGCGCGACCGCCGATTTCAGCAGCCCGACCGCGACGATCTTTCGGATCCGGTATTTCGCGCAGATGTCGGCGATCAGGGGGGCGCGACCGGCCCACTCGCCATCGCGCCTCGGATGCAGCGCGCGGTCGGTGATCTGGCCGACGATCCAGTCGATGCGCTCTGCGTTCGGGGTTGTCTCGGCGGTCTCGGTCATAGTGAAGGATCGACGCCCCAGTCGTTCGCCGTAAGGTCCGCTGGCGACGGCTCCCATTTCTTGCCGGTGTCAGACCAAACAACGTCCCCGTGGCGACCAACAATGCTCAATGCCGCCCACGAAGCGCGATAAATTTTCTTCCCGCCACAGAGTTGCCTGAACGCCCACGCCGCGCTGCCGACGACGGCGCTGTCGGCGACCTCCGGGTCGCGTCGGCCAGCAGGCTCGCGTCGGCACGGATCGTCGAAAGCGCGCCAGCCGATTCTGACGAGTTGCGATCCAGATATCCGGCTGCGGCTGCCAATCGCTTGCAGACTCGCCGCGTACCTTCGTCGGGATTCTTCGGCAACGTGAAGCGCATCGCAAAACTGAGTTTTATTTGACCCATCATTCTTGCAACTCTTTCTTCCCGTGCGCCGTCCTGGCCCCGCGCGGCGTCGATTCCGGCGCCGGGATCAGCACGACCGTCGTGATCATCTTGTTGCCTTCGACACGATTCGACGGCGGCGCGCCCGACACGACCCGCTCGGTGCCGCCGATATCGACGACCTCGCCGGAAGCCGGGATTCTGGCGGCATCGAACGCCGCGACCAGCTCGCTGCCTGTTTCATCGACGAATTTCATATACATCGGTTTTCCTTTCGAAGCGTTGAATAGTAGTCCGGGATATTTTACCCGGTAATCCCCATCTTTGTTTTGATCGCCTTCGGGACCGGCCTCTCCCCATCCACGCAATAGCCGGCGATAAAGCCGATCAGGAGAAGGCGTCGCTCGGTCGGGATCTTCCGGAACTGCCGCTGGTTGATCAGCGCGATTTCGTCGGCCGTGAGAACCTGATCCCGATCCGCGACGCTGGCGGTTCCTTGGAAGAACTCGAAGACCTCTTCGTCGAACTGTGGTGTTGGCATCCGCCCGGCCGCCCGCTTCGGCTTTCCGGTGACCTCGCGATAGACCGGATCGATCTTGGCCTCGCCGCTACGCAGTCTCTTCTTTGTTTCCTCCGGTGCCTTCTCTGCGATCACCTTGGCCTTGTGAACCGTCGCGCGGGATAGCTTCGCATGCTTCGCGGCGGTCCCCAAAGTGTCGATTTTGACGGAATTTCCCAATTTGTCTAACGGGAGACTTTTGCCGGCGTTCTTTTCGCGCATCCGCGATGACTTCAACATCGTCGCGTAAGCAGAGTCGAGTTCCGCCAACTGCAGCGCTACTTCGGCGCGACGAAAATCCGTGAGATTCCGTCGTCCCAACTGGGTTTTCAGGATCCAAGCCTTCGCGCTGTCGCGATCCGGCAGATCGATCAACTTGATCTTGTACGGGATGCCGTGGCGCCAGCAGAAGCAGTAGCGGTTGTGGCCGTCCAGCAGCAGCCGAAGATGCCGCCAAACCACGAGATCGTCGCGACAACCCTCTTTCTTCAGCGATTCCTCAAGCAGCCGAAGCTCGATCGGTGCCAGCGCCGAACCCATCGCCTGAAACTCGGGGTCGATCGAAACGTCGTCGTCGGGTATCGCGGTAACCATCGGCGGCGGAATATAGCGTGGGTTTCACATTCTGTTTCGAAAATCCAGAATCACCAAATAGCCGTGCCGGTTTCAGGTATGACTCTCGATCTCTCGGGCGGCGCATCCGGCCGATGCGCTGGCGCTGGCATCCCGCAGCAATCGCGTTCCTCCATTTCGCGGTTCTGCGGGTGCCAGCCGGAACCCGACAAATGGAGACCCGGGCAACCATGTCCACCTTCCCGACCCAAGGCTGGCGTCTGTGGCTCTTTGATGAGTCTCTCAGTTACCAGCTCTCCCCCATTCATCCCCCCACATCGCCGGTGCGACTCTGGCACTGGGCGACTCATCATCGGCACGTCCACTGCGCACCGGCGATCTGGCGGGATGAGAGAGGCGGGGAATGATCCCGCTATACAAAATCAAGAACTGGTCCACGATCTACGAGAACAACCGGACCCGTGAACTCAAGCGGCTCGATTGGGTGCCGATTCCGAACCGCCACGACGGCGAAGGTTACACCCTCGCGGCCGGCGAACCGGACGGTCCAGCACTGCTCGGCGCATGGCTCGTAATCATCCAGGTCGCATCGCGCTGCGACCCACGCGGCACCCTCCTGCGGGATACCGGAATTCCACACAATTGCGCAAGTATTGCGCGTCTTTCGCGCTTCCCCGAAGAGGTCATCAAGAGGGCGCTCGACTTCTTCTCCGGACCAGAAATGCAGTGGCTCGAAATCGAGTGGGTTCAGGAAGTTACGAAAAATGTCGCAACGGGGTGCGACAATCCCGCAGCCAAATGCGGAAATCCCGCATCAGGGTGCCCTGAATGGAATGGAATGGAATGGAATGGAAGGGAAGAGAAGAGAATAGAAGATTCCGTTGCTGCGCAACGGCCCGCTGCGCGAGGGAAGGGGAGGGGTCGGAAGAAGCCTTCGGTTGGGAACCCGAATCACAAACCGCTGGTTGAATTTTTCTGCCAGTCCTGGGAAGAGCGCTTCGGCGCGAAATACCACTTCCAAAACGGCAAGGATGCGGCAGCGGCGACGACGATCCTGAAGGCGACGGGGAACGATCTCGAAGCGTCGAGCCGGGTCGTCACCCGCTACCTCGGGGACGACGACAAATTCCTGAACGACAACGGCCACACACTTGCGCTTCTCGCCAGCCGGATCAACGCCTATCTCGCGAACCTTCCGGATGACGACGACGAACCGATGACCGAGGAACGCTGGAACGAGATCGTCGAAATTTCCAAGCAGCCCAAGACGCCGATGGAACTCGCGATCGAGCGCGGTGAAGGACTCGCCGCGTTCCTCCCACCCGAAAACATCGAGAACGGTCAGCCATGAACAACTTCGACAAAGAAGCGATGCGTCGCGATCGAACCGCACTGGTCCACGCGCTCAAGCAAGCCGGCGCCGTGTTCAAGGGGGAAGGCAAAGAATGCAAATGCCCGTTCCACCCCGACCGCCACGCTTCGGCCGGAATCTACCTCAGCGAAGGGATCTGGAAATTCAAGTGCCACAGTTGCCCCGACCAATTCGGCGGCGACGTTTTCGACGTTATCGCCAAGGCGCAGAACCGAAGCGTCGAAGAGGTCATGCGCGAGATCGCGAAGGACGCGCAACCGCGCCCGCTGAAACAAAAACCAAAGCGCGCCGCCGAACCCGACGCCCCAGCCGAGCCGGAACCGCCGCCGCGCGTCTTCGCGACGATCCAGGAACTCGCGGCGTCCTGTTGCCGCGCGCCCGATGTCGTCGAAGCGACCTACGTCTACTCGAATCCCGACACCAAGGCCGCCGAGATGGTCGTGATCCGAATCCGCCAGCCCGACGGCAAGCGGTTCAGCCAAGCGCGACCGGTCGAAGGCGGATTCTGCTTCGGCGCGCCGGAGAAGCCGTGGCCGATCTACAACCGATCGCGGTGCCGATCGGTCAACGAGATCGTCGTGGTCGAAGGCGAGAAAGCGGTTCACGCTTTGGCCGAAATCGGGATCGTCGCGACGACGTCTCCCGGCGGCGCCGGCAAAGCCGCCTACGCCGATTGGTCGCCGTTGGCGGGGAAGAAGTTGACCCTGTGGCCGGACAACGATTCGCCGGATGACAGGGGAATGGTGCGGGGGATGCAGCACATGCGCGACGTCGCCGCGATGTGCGAGGCGCTGGATCCGGCGCCGCAGATTTCTCTGCTGGACCCCGCGCACTTCGAATTGCCGCCGAAAGGCGACGCCGTCGAATACCTCGAAATCTTCGGCGGCGACACGATCGAATCGAAACGCATATCCGTCAACGCCGCGCTCGGCATGGCCGAATCTCTCGGCGCCAGCGGTGAAGTCCAGGAACTCATCGAGGACACGATCGCGGGCCGGAGAATCGCGGTGCCGTGGCCGTGGCGGAATCTCGGCAGAATCACCAAGGCGCTGATGCCCGGGACGGTCACGACGATTTGCGGAGACCCCGGGAGCACAAAATCGTTCCTTGCGATCGACGCCGCGCGGTACTGGCACATCGAGAGCAAGATCAAGATCGCGATCTACGAACTCGAAGAGGACCGCGCCTATCACCTGACGCGCCTTCTCGCGCAACTCAGCGAAACTTCCGGACTCGTCGATGCCGAGTGGGTTCGCGATCATCCCGACCTCGCGCGCGAATCCTACAACCGATTCCGCGCCGTCCTCGACAGCTTCGGTCGCCGGATGACGACGGCGCCGAATGTCCAGGTCAGCCTCGACGATCTCGCCGCGTGGGTGGAGAAGCAGGCTTCCAGCAGGTCCCGAATCATCGTCATCGATCCGATCACAGCGGCATCGACGAACGAGAAACCGTGGATCGCCGATCTCAAATTCCTGATGGCCGTCAAGGCATCGGCGGTCCAGCACGGCTGCAGCGTGATCCTGATCACCCATCCGCGCAAGGGCAGCGGCAGCAAGCGGGGCATCGGTCTCGACGACATGGCCGGCGGCAGCGCCTACGCCCGATTCACACAAACGGTGATCTGGATCGGTTGCCACGAACAGCCCAAGCAGGTCCGCGTCATCGACGAAGGCGTCACCCGAACCGACACGGTCAACCGCGTGATCAAGATCAAGAAAGCGCGCAACGGCCGAGGCGCCGGCAGCGAGATCGGTTTCAACTTCGACCACGACACCCTGCGGTTCACCGAAGCCGGGATCATCAAAAAACCGGTGAAGAAACCGGCCGCCGATTCGGCACCACCCGACGACGACCGTTGGTCCGATGCCGCGCCGCCACAGGATCCCAACCTCCCGTTCGTGAACTGAAAAACCGGAGAACCGAAAATGACAACCCCCGAAAAAATGTTGCGCGACTGCGCGGACGCGACCCTGCGGCACCTTGACGGCACCGCGACCGAGGACGTCATCCGCACCAAGGCGACCGCGATGATCCAAACCGGCCAGTTGGTTCTCGACGAACTCGACGCCGGCCGCTTCGATGACGATCTCGCCAAAGCGATCCGCGACAACGCCGACGCCGCGATGATGGCGCTCCAGCCGCCAGCGCCAGCAGAGTTCCCCGACTGCGGCGGCGAAGTCAAACCATCACGGCGATCCGCCGCAACGGCATGGGCGCGAGATGTCGCCGAAGCCGAAGCGTTCCTGACTTCCATCTGGCCGTGAATCCGACCCTCCCGAACCCGTCAGGCCGTGAGACACCCCATGCAACGCGCCGGTGGTGCAATCCGGAAAGCACGCTCGCTGTTCCAAGCGAGAGATGGCGGTTCGATCCCGACCTCGGCGCTTCAGCTTCGTTTTTGCGAGATCGACCTTCCGTTGGCGAAATCGCTGAATCGTTCCTGGCACAGCCGCTTCCCGGACAACGGTGGCGGCGGCTCCCGAATCTGCTACGCCGCCGAATTCGACTTCGCGTGGTTCGCCTCGGCGATCTGGACGAACCCGAGTTCCCCGAAATTGCCGCAGCGGTCCTGGATGATGCTGAAGCGATTCGCGATCGCCGACGTCAGGCCAGCCAACACCGCCAGCCGAATGATGGGCTGGATGATCCGAGATATCGCGCGGCGATTCCCGATCGTCCAAATGCTCGTGAGTTACAGCGACCCCGCCGTCCACGCCGGCTCGATCTACTCGGCGACCGGATGGACCCGAGACACCGAGACCAGCCGCGCGGGATCGATGTGGCGGAACCGATGCCGCGACCATGCCGCCAACGATCCCTGCCGTGACGTCGTCCGATGGCTTTACCCGATTTGGATCGGACCCTTCACGAGATCGGAATCCGCAATCGCCAGACCTCCTGAACCCGTCACCAACCGATCACCCGATTTCCAAAGCCCAGCGCAGAACCTGCGCCGATCCCAGAGTTGACGCGATTTCACAAAACCGTTGTGATTTTCAACTTTTGAAACCCCGCGATCTCGGACCCCCGATTTCCCAATAGGACGAACGCTGGCGCTTCCGGACCTACCGTGACTCATCCGTGACCGTCAACCCGCCTCTCCGTTGCAGCCAGTTGCGCCGCGACCCCTTCCAACGCCGTAGCATCACCCCCACTTCCACCCCGATCGCCGACGAGACCATTCCGGTGACCCGGCGAGATGGCTGGATCTTACCCAGATTCACGTCCATGCGACCTCCGATCTCACCATCTTGCCGGCGCGGGCGAAATGGTCCCGACCCACCAATTCGCCGCGATGCCTTCGGTCCCCAGCGCAATCCGCCGATCGTCCACCCAGCCGCCAGCGACCCGAAACCCATCCCCACCGGTCCCAAACCTCTACCACCAAAAATCGTCGTAAATCATGATCTTAAACGCGACTTACGCCGATTCCCATCCCGTCCATCTCGCCACGATCCCCCAATCCCCGACCCGCGATCTCCGCATCCCACCACTCCACCGAACCCTTGGAACCCGAATCCGTCCCCGCCGATCCCCAACCCAAAACCTTCAACGACCCACCTGAAACTGCCTCCCAAATCCCCCAACCACCATTTTCCGAACCACCGGTGGCGAAGACGTGCGGGGTGATAGGTGCCTTCGCAAACTTGATGCCTCTCGTACAGTGTCTTTCGGTTTTCGCTAACCCCGGTTTTCGTGCTTTTGATAAGATGCCTTTTCATAAGCATACCCTTATCGCACAATGACTTACAGATATCGCGGTCTGCCGATATATGACTGTGGATAACCTGGTGATTCGCTGGGGTCAGACCCATCTAAATCGGTGTGTGCAAAGCAAGTTTGCATAAATGGCGTATAATCTCCTACAGGTTTAGTAGGCTATTCCCGATAGGGGGTCATGGTCATGGAGCTGGGGGAGGGTGTCGGGATGGTCATTGCGGGCATGGGATGGGGCGGGAGAATCGGCAGGCGTTTAGATCGGGGGATGGGAGGGAGCGTTACCGGCGCGCGTAACGTTCATAGGCGCGGGCATGAAAGTTAAGGAAGCTTGACACACTGAGATAGGCAACCGTGACGCCCGTTGCTATGCGGGGCGCTGCTGTACTTCTGGATGGATTGACCTGATGCAGCTTAGGTTGAAGCTTCGTAGGTGACAGCAGCAGCGCGGCCGCCTTGTTTGTCCGACTAGTACGGGGCGCTGTTTGTTCATGCAGGCGTTATAGACGTTGGGGGAGGGGTTGGGCGCTGGCGTTGATCCTGGTTCGCGGGAGGGGCAAGGATGGGGGTTGTGGTGGGGGAGCTGGTCCGCTGGCATCGGTGGAAACGGGCATAGAAAAAAATCACGTTAAAGACACGGTATTTCGCTTGACGATGCTAATAGCACGAATTACAGTTTGATCGGGGGTAGACAATTCAACGGCCGCAAGTCGGCAGGATGATTGCAATGGATCCAGTAGCATGTTTCAGGCGGCACTTGGAAGCGCGGACCGATGAGGGAATTGAATCGGATGAGGCGCGCAGCGCTGCAGACGATTACAACCAATGGGTTAGGCGCGGGGGGTTTTGTGCTACGGTTAAGCTGGTCAATCCAGTGAATGAGGATGAGCGCGCGGCGCGGTATGAGCTGGTGGAACTACGGGGGAACAGGGTTCTTATTCGGCTGATTTGCGATATGCGGATCCGCCCGACGGAAGTTGTGGCAATCGGCGAAATTACACTTTAACGGCCGCATTTGCGGCAGGATGGAATAGCTATGAAACTGACAGAACCTATCGTTTTCATTCGTTTGGCGTTTGGACTGCCCGGGCGCACCAGACAGCTAACAAGGGGCGCAGAGGCGGCCGCAGATGAATGCGGCGCGCGGCGCGAGCGTATCAACGCTGTCGCGAAACTTTTCAGCAGTGAAGCATTCTCGGCGATTGTGACGGCCGACAATGCGGCTAAGTCGGCGCTGCTGAAGCTGGCGATTCAAATCCCCACAGACTTTCGGGGCGCTTACATTCTCCCCCGGGCGCTGTTAGATCGGGCAGAGGGGTTGTTGAATGGGGCGCGAGCTGAGCGCGATAGTCTGGTCGCTAAGTTTATCGGCGGGGGATTTTATGACATTGAGCGCGATCGGGCGCAGCGCGAATTAGGTCAAGCGTTCAATCCCGCAGACTATCCGCCGGCCGACAAGCTGGCCGAACAGTTTTCAATGGCATGGCGATATTTCGCGCTTGACGTACCGGAAGACCTGCCCGCAGAAGTGAGAGAGCGTGAAACGGCGAAACTGCAGGCGGAAATAAACCAAGTCGCGCAGGATTGTCGGCAAGCGCTGCGGGAGGGGTTGGCGGAGCTGGTGGGGCATCTGGTGGACCGATTGACGCCAGCTCCAGACGGCCGCAAGAAAAAACTCGCGGCCACTACGGTAGAGGGACTGCGGGAGTTTTTGGACACGTTGAGCGCTCGCGATATCACTGGCGATAGTGATATCAGGCGCATCGGCGAACAGGCGCGAGCGGTTTTAGCTGGCATCAGCGTTGATGATTTGCGCGACAGCAGAGGCGCAGCGGACAGGATCCGCGCGGGATTGTCGGAAGTCGGCAAACAAATCGGCGCGCTGGTCAAAACTGAGGGTGCGCGACGGTTTGATTTTTCGGAAGATGAGGCGCCGGACGGCAACAATGCCAGCGCGGCCGCATAGGACCGATTCTCAAACGGCCGATTTGATCGGCAGAGGAAAGACACAATGTTGACACTAAAACCTTATCGGCGCGCCGCAGTCCCTTTGCTGGCAATCGCGACAGCCGATCCGCAAAGCGTTGTCCGGTTGGCGATACGTGAAGCGCGCAACGGATCAACAGCGCCGGTACTTATCTGGGACGTCGTGCACGGAATTCGCGCGGGCAATCCTGAGGCGCAGGGGTTGGCCGATGAATTGAACGGGGGACAGGATCCGAGTATCGCGACAGGCAGTCCGATTGAAGCGCTGCGCGCTGTTGAGAAGCTGGGACAGCGCGACGAGCCAACAATTTCGGTCTTTCTCGGACTGGCTGATATCCTGGCCGATGCGCAGGCGGGAGTACCGGCGCGACAGGCGCTGTGGAATTTGCGCGATATCCTTCCCAGCTCAGGCGCGCTCTTTTGCTTCACGGTCCCTCTGGGTTGGCGCAACCCCTTCCCCAACGATATCGCGGCAGCCGATGAGGCGCTACCGGACCGTGCGGCGCTGCTGGAGCTGGTCGGCAAGCTGGCGAAAGATGCTGGGATAGCGGCGCCGGACGATGAGACGGCCGGCCGATGCGCGGACGCGCTAACCGGTTTGAGCGGTTTTGCGGCCGAACAGGCGCTAGCGCTGTCAATCGGCAAGGGGCGGATTGACGTGTCGGCATTGTGGGAGCGCAAACGGCAGCAAGTCGCGCAAACGGCCGGACTGTCGATTTACGGTGGAAAAGAGAAGTTTTCCGATATCGGCGGGATTGAACAAGGTAAAGCGCTGTTCGGCCGGATACTCGCGGGCAATCGTAAACCTGGCGCTGTCGTTTTCATCGATGAGATTGAAAAGGCGCTGGCTGGAGCTGGGGGAAGTGATACTTCCGGTGTCTCACAGGGGCTATTGGGTTATCTGCTGACTTACATGCAGGATAACAGCGCGACAGGCGCGATATTCCTAGGGCATCCGGGCGCAGCTAAGTCAGCGCTCGCAAAGGCAATCGGAAACGAGGGGGAAATACCTACGCTGCAGCTAGACTTGGGCGGGATTAAGGGAAGTCTGGTGGGAGAATCTGAGGCGCGCATGCGCGAAGCGCTTTCAGTAGTGACGGCCGTATCGGGCGGCCGGCCGTTGTTCATCGCGACTTGCAATGGCATCGCGTCACTTCCCCCGGAATTGCGGCGCCGGTTTACCATTGGGACGTTGTTTTTCGACCTACCGACAGTCGATGAGCGCGCGGCTATCTGGCCGATCTATCTGCGCAAGTACAAGCTGGCCGATCAACCGATACCAGCTTGTGACGGTTGGACTGGCGCGGACATTCAGCAGTGTGCCGACATTGCGGATAGGCTGAATTGCACACTTATTGAGGCGGCGCGGTTCGTGGTGCCCGGTTGGGTCTCAGCGCGCGATAGCATTGAGCGGCGCCGGACTGAGGCGAATGGTAAATACTTGTCGGCCAACGATCCGGGCATCTACCGGGCGCCGATGGTTGCGGCCACCGGCGGCCGGAAGATTCAAACGGAAAGCGAGGGTAAGTAAATGCCATGCGATAGCATCACTACGCAAGCGCTGTCAGAAAAGCTTAAAAACGCGATGCCCGCGCTTATCAAATCCGCGATGCAATCGGAGGGGTTTCGCATCACGGTCGATACCGCGACGCGCATTGTTGGCGTCAATTCCATTCATACTTGGAGCTGGGAAGCTGGTAAAGGAATTCGGACAGAGGCGCGGACCTACGATAGCCGCGCGGCAGAGGCGGCGCAGTCCCAGCTTGTCCAGTCCTATTCACGCGCTGCAGTTTCATGGGCAGCGCAGCGCGCTGGCTGGACTGTCCAGCAGACAGCGCCGAACAAATTGACCATTCAGAAAAGGTAGGGACCAATGGCCGACACAATGCAAATCACGATTTTGGAAGATGGAACTATTAAGGTGGAAACTGACAAAATCAGTATGGTGAATCACCAGACAGCAGAAGCGTTTATGCGCAATGTCGCGCTAGCTGCAGGCGGCCAACAGACACGGCAGCATAAGCGCGGTTTGCTTGGCGCGATGCAACATGCTTTTCAACATGCTGCCGGATCGGCACACAAACATTAACGGCCGCGCTTGCGGCAGAGGAATAGGACAATGCTTTACATACTCGCGCATCCTGGTCATTTGACGGGGGAGGGTTGGCACGATTCTACCGCTATCGTCGCGCTACTGTTGATCGGTGGAGCTGGTGCGGCCGGACACGTTTTCAGAGTCGCGAAACTGGTCTACTGGCGATTGACGCGCGGCCGCAGATAGCCGCGCTGCCGACAGCGCGCCCGGTTAATCGCATCGGGCGCGCGATCGGCCGCGCTGTTGTGGCGCCGGCGGAATATCCCTAACGGCCGATGCAATCGGCAAGGTGACGCTATGAACAGGATGGAACAGATTGCCCGATCAGCCGCGATACTCGCGCGCCATGAGAGCTGGCAGCGCAGACTTGGCAGGATGGTAGAGCGCGCCGCGCTTGAGGGTTGGCGCGCAATGATGCAGACAGCCGGACTGTCGCGATTTTATTTCATCTATACGGCCGCGCACAATGGAAGCTGGGGCGAGCTGGCGATACTTCGCGACGGCGAGGATATGCCGACGGATTATCAGCTAGTGGACGGCGAACCGATATCGCCGATGCTAACGCGCGAGCAAATCGCCAAGCGCCTACGCGAATCCTGCAGGCGCCTGCCGTTGATCGGCGCCGATTGAGACGCCGCCGCCGCGAGCGCTATACGCCGCGCTTCCACGAGCGCGCTTTACGCCGAACCGAAACACTCACGCCGAACCATCGGCAGAGGAAAAGACAATGACACCGATTGATGCTATCGAGGGACTGCCCGAACTACTCAAGCGCCTAACCGCGATTCAATCGCATCTCGCCGCCGAAGCTGACGAGCTGGCCGAGCTGTGGGCCGGTATCGGCAATGCCGGCGGCCAGCGCGACGATCACGCCGCCGTTTTGCTATCGCGACTGCGCCCACATCTCGCCGCGCTCGCGACGTTCGCGAAAACATGCGAGCGGCAGATTGACGGGTTTGTTGCCGATCCATTCGGTACGCGACAATCCGCCGACGCCGCCGCGCCCCTGGCTGGCGAGGAAACTTTCGCCGCCGCCGAAGCGCCCGAGCCTTTCCCATTCGAGAATCAATAACCCCACAAACGGCCGCGCACGAGCGGCAGGAAATACCACAATGACCGAATACCAGACTTACGGAATTGACGCCGCCGGGATTGTGACGCACGGTGGAGTAACCAAAGCCAAGCGAATGACGCCGCGCCTCGCGCGCCGGATACAGCGCGAATGGGAGAAGTGGCGGATCCAGTATCTCGCCGATCATCCTGGCGATTATCCCCTGCGCCATTGCCCGCCGACGGTAGCGCTGCGAGCGCATCCGCTGGGCCGGCCGCAGGAATGCCGGGAGTATCGATTTAGGGTCACAAAATAATCACGTTTTTTCTCTTGACAGCCGATATATCGTGTATTACCTTTACGCCAACAACTCAACGACCGCGACAGCGGTAAGGATGGATCAAATGGTGCGACAGATAACCCTCAACGTTTACAAGTTTTCGGAGCTTTCCGAAAAGGCGAAAGACCGCGCGAAACAGGACTACGCCGCGAGCGAGGGGTACGTGCACGCCGATGATGCCTTTGCGAGCCTCAAGGCGCTTGCCGAGCATTTCGGCGGGTCAATCGCGGACTACGATATCGACTACTTCAACAGCAGCTATTCATCGGCCAAGTTTAATATGCCGGAAGACCTGGACGCCAAAGAGATTCACGCCAAGCTGAAGCAACTGGGGAGCTACAACCGGAAGACATTGAAGGGCGACGGCGACTGCAAGCTAACCGGATACTGCGCCGACGAAGACGCCATTGACGGGTTCAGGCTCGCGTTCATCCGGCAGCGCGAGCGCGATATCAACAAGCTGATGGAGTCGGCTTTCCGATTCTGGCTGAAGGC